AGAAAATGTTTTAGGTAAGATTTTAATGAGAGTTAGAGAAGAATTAAAAGAAGTATAATATGTAGGACTTTTATGACATCATAAAAGTCCTTTTTGTTTTTTTATAAAAAATATTATATAATATTTATATAAGATGAAGAAAGAAAAAGAAAATAAAAAACTTGGGTAAAAGAGAAAAGTTGATTTTTTAAAAAAAATATAATATAATAAATATATAAAGTAAAGATTTTAAAAAGTCCTTCTTTTATGGGAGTGTAGCTCAGTTGGTTAGAGCACGCGGCTGTTTACTTGACCTTATCATTTTCTTATAAAAAAAATGAAATGAATAGTAAACAAAAAGGTAATATTACCGAGCTTGAAACAATGTTAGCATTTATGAAATTTGGTTATAATGTTCTTACTCCTTATGGAGATTGTGAGCGTTATGATTTTGTGGTTGATGTAAATGGTAAATTTATTAGAATTCAAGCTAAAACATCGCGAACTGAAGATGATGGAGCTTCTTTTGTTTTTTCAGGTAGAAGTTCTCACAGGAAAGACGGAAAGATAGTTCATCATCAATATACTAACGAAGAAATTGATTACTTCGTAACTACTTTTAATGGAAAATGTTATTTAATTCCAGTGGAAGAGTGCGGAGCAGATAAAAGACTTCGTATTCTTCCACCTAAAAACAATCAAGTAAGAGGTATTACTTGGGCGAAAGATTATGAGTTGGAGGAAGTAGTAAGAAAATGGTAAGCTGATGTGTAAGCAACCGCGGTTTGTCGTGAGTTCGAGTCTCTCCTCTCCCGCCATTGGGGCGTTAACATGGATTTTATAAGTTTAAACTACCACCGATCGAAAGAGTATGTGGCTTGCGGAAAACGCCCGACTAAATATAAGGAAGCGAAGTAAAACTTATTGTGAAGTAGTGGCTGTACTCACATTAATTAAGGCTATGGGTTCTGGGAATCCAAAAGAGTAAAAGTTGGTTCGAGTCCTAACGGTTGACGAAGTTCGAATCTTCGCGATGTGGGTTATAAAACTCTTTATTTGCTGGTGTAGTCGAATTGGCATAGACGAATGATTTAGGATCATTAATCTGAAGGTTCGAGTCCTTTCTCCAGCACCAATCCCTCCCTGGGAATGCGTCGAAGGCTTGCGAACTTTGAACGCAGGTGGTTGGCGACTCCATCTATATATAAATAAGTCGCATTCCGGGCTTCGGGACTGCATGGCGTGGTCGTCTGTTTTGCACACAGAAAATCAGGTGAGTTCGATTCTCACGAGGTCCACCATTATATGGTTATATGGTGTAAAGAGTAAGCACGGCGGTTAAGTAAACCGCAAGTTTGGGAGCATTGCCCAATATAACCGATTATATGATTGGTGATAAAAGCAGCCAGAAATATTATCTTATTAATTAAAAACTAATACAATATACTAAATGATATAATAGATAAGGTATATTAATGAAACTTATATACAATAAGATAATATATACAAAATGCTAATAGTGATTTTGGTTTCAGCGCTAAGAAAGTTTTTCCCACTAAGAAGAGAAAATTTGAGCAGTTAGCGTAGTCTTGATAATTATATCTTAAATAATTATCCCTTTTTGGCTCATAACCTTTTTTTGGATAAAAAATTATATTATATTTACCGTGATGCCGCGGAGGGACGGCCGCCCTAAAGTGCGATTTAGATTAGAAAGAAGTTGGAAGATCTTCTTAAAACTTTCATTAGATGATTAAAAAGAAGTTTTGAGGATTCTTCTTAAAAATCCTCTTAGTTATGCTTTGATGGCGGAATTGGCAGACGCGATCGGCTCAAACCCGATTATCCGAACGGATGGTGAGAGTTCAAGTCTCTCTCGAAGCACCAGTCACCTCCTTTAATTAGTAGGTTAGTGTAGAAATGGTAAGCATTTGTGAATATTGACGGCGGTGGAGTGGCGACCATCGTTAACAAATATCGCTTCTTGGTTAGTCTTTTAATCTTTTGACATTTTATAAAAAATAAGTTATAATATTTATAGAAAGTTAAGAAAGGAAGATTTAAATTATGTATAATGATTACTATGAAAGCTATGCTTGTGAGATTCAGAGTGATGAATATGCTGCTTATCAGGATCTTTCCCTTTATGAAGATGAGGATGAATACCGTGAATAAAAGTTATATGAAAAAAAACAAGGAAGAGCTTAATGAGTATCTTCAATTGTTTCGGCGCAGAGGATTTAAAGTTCCTGCGAAGAAAGGTAAAGGCTCGTTTAAGCGAAAACAAAAGCACAAAAATCAAGATTATGATAGATGTGCTTAATATGACCTCGTCTTCTAAAAGGATTAGGAAATTAGACTCTCAATCTAATAATGTCAGTTCGATTCTGGCCGAGGCCACCATAAATTCTTTATATGAGAGAATTTAGCTTATCTTTGGTATTATGCCCTGATAGATGGCTTTGTAATCTATTAAATATGCTCCTGTCGACAAGTGGGCTTAAGTCACTAGCCTTTCACGCTAGAGTCGTTGGGTTCGAATCCCACCAGGAGTACCATATGGCCCAGTAGTGAAGTTGGAATATCACGTAGCCCTGTCACGGCTAAGATCGCGGGTTCAAGCCCCGCCTGGGTCGCCATACGTTGGCATTATTCTTATGTCTATGTAAGTGCGCAGGTGGTCGCACAAAAGCCTCTACAAAAGTTGGCCATTTGATGAGGTCTATTAAGAATTTTGGGACGATGGGTTAGAAAGTCCAATAGATATAATGGTCGCGAATATTATATCTATCCCATTTTCGGTCAATAGCTTAATTGGCAGAGCATTGTTCTCATAAGACAAGGGATATTAGTTCGATTCTAATTTGACCGACCATTGCGGAAGAGTGAAACGGATTTATCATGCCAGGCTCATAACCTGCGCGATATTGGGTTCGACTCCCATTTCCGCAAGGAGCATAAAATGTCACCACACACCTTCACGATGGTATGCTCTGTTTAAACTAACGGTGGGACTAAAATTTTGGTTGCGTTTAGATAATTTAGCAACCAAAAACTCCATAAAATAATGGAGGATGATAAAAATATGGCATACATTTATAAAATTATCAATGATGTAAATTAGAAAATTTACATTGGAAAAACTGAGTTTTTTATTGAGAAACGTTTTAAAGAACATTGTAAAGATGCTTTTAGAGAACGCAATGAAAAACGTCCATTATATTCGGCAATGCGAAAATATGGAGTAGAACATTTTCATATTGAGCTAATTGAAGAAACTGATAATCCAGAAGAAAGAGAAATTTATTGGATTGAAAAATTAAATGCTTATTAGAATGGATATAATGCCACTAAAGGTGGCGATGGCAAATTAATTTATAACCATAAAGAAATTTTAAAAGCATTAAAAATAAATCCTCGTCCAATAGAAATAGCTGAACTATTTCATTGTAGTCCAGATTTAGTTTATTCAATAGCAAAAGAAAATTGTATTTAGATAATTAATCGAGCAAATGAAAATTTAAGAAAAGAAAAATCTAAAGCAATTAAACAATATGATAAAAATGGAGATTTACTCAACTCCTTTGAATCAGTAGCTGAAGCTGGATAGTGGTGTTATAAAAATAAAAAATGTTTAAATTATAGTTCTGGAGTTAGAAGTCATATAGCAGAATGCGCGAATGGTAAACGAAAATCTGCTTATGGCTATATCTGGAAATATATTTAAGGCGTAACGCCGTAAGCCCTCTTTTAAGAGGTATCACAGTAATAAAGACACACACAGCAATCATTTTCTATTGAAAGTATTTTAACTCATTGGTAGAGTATTTGTCTGTTAAACAAATTGTAGTTGGTTCAATTCCAACAAATATTTCATTTGTGTCTTGTAAATTAAAATAATCCAAAAGGAGATATCTAAATGAAGTTTAAGTTTAAGCCCGGCGACAAGGTTTATTCTAAGAAGTACGGTAAGGGCTTTTGCCATCAGGTTGATGAACAGGATAAGGATTTTACTTATGATTTCCATTTTAAGGATGGCACAATCATTTGGATGTCCCGATATGATGGTGAGCGTTATGTAAAGTTCCGCAGACCGAAGAATGCGGAACCCGCGAACGCATAATTTATCTTTCCTTTCTTTTTGAATAATTAAGGCGCTAACAGCAAACTTTAAAACATCAATGTACGAAATACATATGCTTAAGATTGTTTATAGCGTCTTGTTCTATTTATATTGTTGATGTAGTACGATAAATAAAATATCACATTCTTTTAGTCAATTTTAAAGGAAGAATGACTACGTGGAGAATCGGGAATCGTAGCAATATAAATATTATGGGTGGATAGCTCAGCTGGTAGAGCGTAGGATTGAAGATCCTAGCGTCGGCAGTTCGATTCTGTCTCCGCCCACCAAAAGACCAACAAATGAGGAACCTCTTTGCTGCTCGAGGCTGTTGGGATGCCTGTTAGAAAGGCTACTCTTCTATATATTTAAATATATAGAAACAAAAGACTATACAATAGAGAGAGTCTTTTACATCTAGTTCATTTTCTTACTTATCTTTCTGTTTGATTTCCCCTTTCGTTTGATATATAGATTGTTGTTTTCTCTCACTTCCATAGAAATGAATTGTTTTTCTACTCTCTATTTTGTTTCATAAAATTAAATAAAAAAGGAGGATTGTCTGATATGTTTAAAGATGTTGATGATTTGATCTTTGGCGATGAGTGCGAATTTTGTCCTAGCGAACGATAAGTGCGGTCGCCTACCTAATGCTACCATAGGCTGGTTCCAAGTCCAGAAAAGCAGAGGAGATAGAATATGAAAAATATTTTAAGTTATAAAAATCCTTGTTTTAGCGGTCAAGAAATTCTTGATTGGGCTAATTACCAAGTAAATAATAAAACTTCTCATTATAAACAGGGATTGAGAGTTTTAAATTTATTTGGCAATATTAAACCTGATAGAAAGTATTATATTTTTAGTAATTATCGCACTTGGCGTAGTTATTGTGGATATAGTATTAAACCTAAGCTAATCATATATAGGTGTAAATAAATAGAATAATTGAGGCGTTGGGTGAGGGTGTGGTATGGTTTAAACGAGGATATCATCTGTTTAAGCAGTAAATTATTCTATTTATATATTATGAAGGAGTGGCAGAGCTGGTTGAATGCGGCACCCTGCTAAGGTGTTGGCCTCATTTGGGGCCCGGAGGTTCGAATCCTCTCTCCTTCGCCATTAAATTTTAAATTAAGAGGATTAAGTATGAATATTGTAAACGCTGGTTCTCGCTATCAGATTTATGGTGAGGACGTTAAGACTTATAAGCGACTTCCGCTTATGTCTTTTGAAGTCTGCTTTAGTAAGATGGCAGGTTTTTATCTTTCTTCTCGTCCAGATCTTGCGGTCAATGAGGAAAAAATTTATGGTAATCACGAAGTTAAAGTCAATAAGGTGCTTAATTCTTTTAAGTATTCAGACCGTAATCTTGGTGTTATTTTAAGTGGTCAGAAAGGTATTGGCAAGTCATTGTTTGCTCGTATTCTTTCTCATCACGCTATTGAAAACGGATATCCTGTTCTCTTGGCTAATACTTATATGCCCGGTATCGCAGATTTTATTTCCAGTATCGAGCAAGAAGTCGTAATTATTTTTGATGAGTTTGAAAAGAATTTCTCTAATAACTCTGACGACCATGCGGGCCCCTCTCCGCAGGAAGAAATGCTTTCTCTTTTTGATGGTCTTGATAATGGTAAGAAGCTTTTTGTCATTACTTGTAATGAAGTTGATCGACTTAGCACTTATCTTTTGAATAGACCTGGTCGTTTCCATTATCATTTTAAGATTACTTTCCCAACTGAGGAAGAGATCGTTGAGTATTTGACTGATAAGGTTAAGCCTAAATACGCAGATGGTATTAAGGATATTGTGAATTTTTCTCGTACTGTTAATATGACTTATGATTATCTTCGAGCAATTGCTTTTGAACTTAATCAGGGTTATGGTGTGGCAGAAACTCTTGAAGACCTTAATATCTCTCAGACTTCCAATGTTCGTTTTAATATCACTATTACTACGGTAAATGGTGATGTATATAATACCTATGGTGCTTCAGTTAATTTGTTTAATAATTCTAATACCAATTATCAAAGATGGTATGATGGTTATGCCTCGGATAGTAAGACTATTCGTTATGCATTAACTCCTGATTCAATTAAGATTGAAAAGGGTATGATTACGGCCGATCCGAAAAAGGTTGAAGTCTATATTGATCCTGATGACTTTTGGACGATCAGCAATGAGGAAAAGCGTGAGGAAGCTATTAAAAAGGCTAAAAATGAGCGCGTGATTAAGTCTGTTGTTTTAACTAAGGTCGCAAACACTATTGAACAGTATCTTTATTAACGCGACGGCCGATGTAAAGTGAATATACTTTACATCGGCCCCTTTTGACTTTATAAAAAAAATATTATATAATAAATATATGAAAATAAGAAAATGCTTTTGTGATGGAATTGGTATACATGCTAGACTAAGAATCTAGTGGGCGTAAAGTTCATGTGAGTTCGAGTCTCACCAAAAGCACCATGTGGCTGTAGCTCAGTTGGTAGAGCGTCTGATTGTGGCTCAGAAGGTCGCGAGTTCAAATCTTCGCCAGTCACCCCAATAGTAAGTAGGTGAAATTATGAATTATACCGTAGATTAGTTAATCGCTGAATGGAAAGATTAGATTGCTTCTATGAAGTATTATAATTATAGTCCAGAGATTATTGATAAAAATAAGTAGATTCTTACTTATTTCCAAGAGTTAAAGGAGTATAAAAATGGAAATCGAACGTAAGTTTGATATTAAAAATATCCCTTCTTGGATGAAGGAAAAAAGTGTTCGTCATAAGAAAATTGAACAAATTTATCTTATGATTGACTTTGATAATGATGGTAAAGTGCTTGAAGAAATTCGAGTGCGGAAGGCTATTAACCTTAAAACCAATCAAGTTGATTATAAGATGACTTATAAATATGGTGATGGTCTTTCTCGTGAAGAAATTGAAACGCCAATTTCCGCAGATTTCTATGAAATGATTAAGAAAACTCGACACGAAGGTTATAATCCTATTATCAAGGATTATTATATGGTCGAAGATATTTATAATCTTAATCGTTTGATTGAGGTTAGCGAAGTTGATGGAAAATTTTGTTATGCAGAAGTTGAATTTCCTGACGAAAAGACTGCTAATGAATATGTTTGGCCTTATCCTGAAATTTTAGGGCCAAAAGGTGAAATGACAAATCAGCCTAATGAACGGATGTCAGTTTATTGGTTGAAGTCGCGGGTTTCTTAAATTAATCATTAGAAAAATTTTGGACTTAAACCCTTAGTTTAAAAGTAGGTATATTTATATATAATAGAAGAAAAATAAAAGGAGTGTTATATAAATATGCCTAATGCTTTAGATATTACTGGTCAAAGATTTGGAAGATTAGTTGCTCTTAAAAAAGCACCAAGTCGTAATGGAAGTACTTATTGGTTATGCCAATGTGATTGTGGAAATTAGAAAGAAATAAAAACTGGCAATTTAACAAGAGGAGCTACAAAGTCGTGCGGATGTATTTGTAATACTACAGGAAAAGTTAAAGAAAAATATTGTTTAAATTGCGGTAAAGAATTACATAAAGGATAGTATAAATATTGTTCTAATGCTTGTTAGTAGGAATATAAAAGAAAAGAATATATTGAAAAAGTTGCTAATGGAGAAGAAAGTGGTTTAAAGAAAAGTGGAAATGCTACTAAAATTTCTGATTCTATTAGAACTTATCTTTTCAAAAAATATAATAATAAATGTTAGAAGTGTGGTTGGGGAGAAATTAATCCAACAACTGGGAAATGTCCTTTAGAGATTCATCATAAAGATGGCGATAGAACTCACAATGATTTGAATAATTTAGAATTATTGTGCCCTAATTGTCATTCTTTGACTCCCAATTATAAGTATCTAAATAGTCAAAGATTTAAAAATAAGACTGAAGAGATATAAATGGTATGGGGGTATGGCCAAATCGGTAAGGCTCTCAACTTATAATTGAGGAATTGATGGTTCGATCCCATCTACCCCTACCATTGTCATGGTATTTCCTTTCTTAACTAAATAAAGACTCATACAGCAACTTTTTTGCTTGCAATAAGCGCTTAATGTGGGATTAAGAAGAATAAAGAGTCTTGTAGATAAATTTACGGCTATCGCCTAATTGAATATGGCACCAGCCCTCTAAGCTGTCATAATCTGGGTTTAAGTCCCAGTAGCCGTACCAATCGAGGGTATATTTCATTAATAAGAATCATTGAAACCTTAAAAATATTAAGGAAGGTGATTTGATGAAGATATATTCTCCAAGTAATTATTCATATGTAAAAATTATTGAAATTCCAAAAGAAGAAATTAGTAAGTTAGATATGGCGTTATGTGCTCAACCGCGTTAGACTTTAAAGCAATACTATGATAGTTGTGCGGTTAAACCTACTATTTTAACTAATGGTGGTTTCTTTAGCATGGATAATGGTGGCACTTGTTTTAATTATATGGACAATGGTATAATCATTAATTCCACTTCTTCTTATAAAGAAGGTTTTGGTATCATTAATGGTGAATTGAAATACGGTATAATTGGAACAGAAAAGTTTGAAGATTTTGTTAGCGGTTATCCAGTATTAATTAAGGCTGGTAAAAAAACTCAAATTACTTATGCTAAAGAGTTAAATTATAAAGCCCGTAGAACAGTATTAGCATATAATAAATTTAATATTTATTTAATCGCTATTGAAAAGCCAGGTATGGCATTTACAGAAATGTAGAATTTACTTTTAGCATTAAAAGTTGATTATGCAATTAACCTTGATGGCGGTGGTAGCACAAAAGTTCTTCATAATGGAACTTGTATCACTAAAGATTGGGGCAATCGCGCAGTTGATAATGTAATGGCTATTTACCTTAAACCGCAAATTATTTATCGTGTTCAACTTGGTGCTTTTGGATCTAAATCTAATGCTGACGCTTTCTTATTGAAAATTAAAGCATTACCTGATGCTATTGGAGCAGGTTATAAAAATGCTTATATTCGTAAGATTGGTAAGTATTATAAAGTTCAAGTTGGTGCTTTTTCTGTTAAAGCAAATGCTATAAAAGTAATTAACGATTTAAAATCAAAAGGTTATAATGCGTTTTTAACTACTTAATAAAACTTTTTGACATTTATAAAAAAATATTATATAATAAATATATAAATTAAAGACTAAAACAGCAATTTTTATCATAAGGGAACTATGTGTTAAAGGTTCAAGTCCTTTGCTCCCGGCCATCGGGAGTTAGCTCAATTGGTAGAGCAATAGTATTGATAATTTAGTCTTGTTTATAGTTCGGTAGCTCAGCTGGCTAGAGTATGCGACTGATAATCGCAGGGTCGTGAGTTCAAGTCTCACCCGGACTACCATGGGCAGTTAATAACAAATACGATTCTGCCTAAAGGCCATACCCACTCCTATATGTGGGGAACAAAGATCGGATGTGTGGTGCAGGACCTTAACTGTATTTTTAAATGTAATTTAATTAATAGGATACTTGATTGTGATTTAAAAAATCGTCTTGATTGAGAGGTATAAATAATGAAATTTCAATTAAGGTATTTTCATTGTCCTGTTTGCCATTTACAAATGACCGCTCCTAAAGTTAAGAATTTTAAAAGATTTTCTTACAAAGGAAAGAAGCATCGAAAAACAATGTATTGCGTTCATTGTAAAAAGGAACAAAATTTTATTTTAGATGAAATTGATTTAGTTTAAAATAAAAATATAGTTTATTTCCAGGTGTAGTTCAGTTGATAGAACGCTTCATTTGGGATGAAGAGGCCGAGCGTTTGAGTCGCTCCACTTGGACCATAAGACACATACAGCAATTCTTTCATTAGAAAGGTATACGGGTTCAAATCCTGTAAACTCCAACTGGGGTTTTGGCGAAATTGGTTAACGCACATAACTTGAAATTATGTTTTCTAACGTGTCTAGTTTGAAATAACTTTTTTGATTTTTTATAAAAAATATAATATAATATATATAGAAAGTTAAGAAAGGAATTGATAAAAAATGAAAAAGACTTCTGTTGATTTTGGTTGCTATTATAATTCCATTGACAACAAAGAGCTTGTAAAAGCAATTACTCGTGCTTCCAATCCTAATGCGGAAGATATTATTCTGTATTGTAAGATTGATGATGGCGGTTTTGCTTCTGCTCCTATGTATATGCTTGAAAAGGATTTTGTAGCAACTTTCATTAATTGAGTTGCTTATACGGGATTAGCGCAGCTGGTAGCGCATCTGACTTACATTCAGGAGGTCGTGGGTTCGAGTCCCTCATCCCGTACCACCGAACGCAGGATTGGTTCGATTCCAATAATCAGCTGTAATTAGTGTAATGGTTGAGCACAGCGTTCGTGTTTTAAATATATCAAAGACACCACAAACTGCGAATTTTCTTTTCTATAATAGAAGATAACAGAGATATTGTTTTATCAATAACTTTTGATTACCTGTCGAAGGTGTAGTCTGTTTGGGGTAAGAGAGAATTAATCGACAAATAGATGAAATAAATTGATTGAAATTCTTTGGTGTCTTGTTTTATACGGTCGTTGCCAAATCGGTAAGGCACAGGACTTTCTCAAAATCAGTTAAATGGGTTGTATAATATGACGGGGTTAAGTAGTATTATATAAGTTCTGTTAGTAGGCTTCCGGTCCTATAAAACCGAGAATGTTGGTGCAAGTCCAACTTTTGAGCCCTGACTCCTGCATCTGCTGGTTCGAGTCCAGCCGGCCGTGCCACCAGAGTTCTGCTAAGTTATATATTTAATTAAGAATTTGCTACTCTGAAAGAATATATAATGAATAAAAAATTGGGTCTAGATGACGCAGATAACCCTCTCTGGACCATAAATTCAATTTAAGGAGAAAAATTATGATTTGTCGCACTAAAGAGCATTATGAAAATCGCATTGCGAAGTTGTATTCCCATGGTGAAGTTATGAATCAGCGTCTCATTAATAAGATGAAGCGAAAACTCCGTAAGTTGAATTAATAAAAAAATTCAATTTCGAGGTCGAATCTTTATAATTATCTTCTTTTAATTTTTATATATAATAGAAAAAGAAAGAAGGTAGTTTAATGAGTTGTGGAATTTATAAAATTACAAATAAAGTAAATAATCATTCTTATATTGGATAGTCTATCAATATTGAAAGTAGATGGACTAAAGAAAAAAGCAGAGCATTTAATCCTAATTCTCAAGAATATGAAAAAACTTTATGTAGAGCTTTTAGAAAATATGGATTAGATAGTTTTACTTGGGAGATTTTAGAAGAATGTTCTCAAAAAGAATTAGACCAAAAGGAAAAGTATTATATTTAGTTATTTGATACTTATTTTAATGGTTATAATGAAACAACTGGCGGACAAGATAGTTGTAATAGCTAGTCTAAAATTTCTAAACAACAATTATTAGAGATTTATGATTTATTACAAAATTCTAATATTTCTCAAGGAAATATAGCAAAATAGTTTAATGTAGGGCAAGATGTTATTTCTACAATAAATCACGGTAAAAGTCGTCGATTAGAAGGATATACTTATCCTTTAAGAAATAACCGTAGAAAAAAACGATACTGTTGTGATTGTGGAAAAGAATTATCTGATAACAAAAGTATTCGTTGTAGTGCTTGTAATCATTTAAAAGATAGAAAAGTAGCTCGACCAGATAGAAATGAATTAAAAAATTTAATTCGTGGATAGACTTTTACTTCTTTAGGTAAAAAGTTTGGAGTTAATGATAATACTATCCGTAAATGGTGTAGAGGATATAGTCTTCCCTCAACAAAAAGAGATATTAATTCTTACTCTGATGAAGAGTGGAATTTAATATAATTATTGCCCCGTAGTGTAACGGTTAACACGGCGGTCTCTAAAACCGTTTTCCCTTTGAAGGAGTCGTTCTGGGTTCAAATCCCAGCGGGGCTGCGGTGCTAAAAACAAAACCTCCTCGCGGTAGCACTGGGTAATGCTAATTTGTTTATAAAGATAATAAAGGCAATATGTATAAAAGTCATTGATAAGTCCTTTTATACGATAGGAAGTAGGATTAGAAGCGTCCATCTTTTAAAGAGCGAAATGCGGCGATCGGGTATTTCCTTGGTCCAGTAGACACACTATCGGAGGTTGTGGGTTAACCTAATTAAAATCCTCAAATAAAAAAATGTTTGATATTTATTTAAATTATTGTGAAGAAACTTTTGGTGGTTCTCATAAGTTTACTAAAAATGGTCTTGGTTATGATGTTTTAAATATCCATAATAATCGAGATGATTTTAAAATTGTACTCGCGGATAAAGCGCGGTTTGGAGAATATACTTTATTTCATCGTGCTTATGGAGCTAGACTTGATGGTTCTTATGAATGGCATGTCCAATTAAAATCTAAATATTTAGATTTTTTAATTTATTGCGCTTTTGCACATGATTTTAATAAATATAATGACATTCCTTATAATCGAGAAGATTATTTGCGATTTACTAAAGATTATAGAAAATATATTTCGGAGATTAACGTGATAAGGTAGACACCCCGGTCTGTAAAACCGGTGCGCTTAGTCGCTCGAGTGGGTTCAATTCCCTCATCTCCGACCAAAGTATTTGGCAGTATACTTTATAGTAATCGCAAAAACTGCTTATCGTACCTGAGTAAGTGGCAAGGTCGTAGATGGCGACGGCGTTGTTTATTTAAAACGATAGGTTTCTTTTCCTAACAGGCTGAAGAAAAGACGTTAACCACAACGAAAGAGTGATTAAGAATAGGTAAGGAATATTTATATTAAAGGTGATTTGACACTATTGTTAATTTTAATGCTGATGATCGGTGCGGAATAAGTAAGATTTCCTATTTAAATCTAACCAAATTGAATACTGAAAACAAACCGAGAAAATGCTCTTAAATGGAGTTAGATTGTTCTTTGATGGTGGAAGGAAGCGTAAGGCAACCTACGGGTTAGCGTTTACGGAGTAAAAGAACATGATGACAAAATTTAAGAGCATTTTTGTTTGCTTAAATAAGAGCGGTTAATGTGGTCCGACCGGCATCAAACGCAAGGACCGAAACCGCGATTTAAAAATGGTTTTAGAAATTTTTAAGATAAAAGGAGGAAATTAAATGGCTAGCTATACCATATCCAGTCTTAGTGAAACTGGGGCTATTTTTGAAGCAACGGATCTTAGTTCTGATAATGTTCAAAGACAAATGGCAGTAACTATAAATGGAAATACTGTATGGGGTGATGCAACTACTGGTACACCTTGGGTATATGTCCTTGGGCTGAGCCCGGGAACTACTTATGATTATACTGTTTGGTTATACTATTATACTGGAGGCCAATGGAATACAGGAGGAATTTGGGATGGCACTCTTACTACCCCAGGATCAAGTGGCGGTGGTGGAGGAGGTGGGGGATCAGGCTCCATCGATCCATTGTATGCTTGCTATGATGTCACAACTGGAAGTTATATAAATGGTTGGATGCAAGGTAGCTTTGGTATGACTGCTCCTTCTTATGGTAGTAGTTATACTTATTTAGGATATTGTCCTGGTAATTCAGAATAGGAATGTTTAAATTATTATATTAGTAATGGTACTACATGGAGTCAAGATTCCACTTATATAGTAGGAGATTGTAGTTATGTTATATTCTTTTATAGACAAAATTTATCCTATGCTTATATAACATATTATTATAATGGAGGATCTGGTAGTTATAATAATGGATAGCAATATATTTTTTCAAGCACAACTCAGCCTTGGGACATATATTTAGATACACCTTCACTCTCTGGGTATAATTTTTTAGGATGGACAACAGATAATTCATCAGCTTATGTAAGTAGTCCTGTGCAAGCATATAATGGTTCAACTTATACATTATATGCTATGTGGTAGCGTATTTATTACTATACTTATATAACCTATCATTATAACGGAGGATCTGGTAGTTATAGTGAAGGATAGCAAGTAAGCTATTCAAGTGTTAATTCTAGTCGAACTATTACTTTAGACACTCCAACAAAAGCAAATTATACTTTCTTAGGTTGGGGAACTAGTTCTTCTTCAGCTGATATTGGCACGCAATTATAGGTATCATCAACAAGTCCTGTGTATAAAACTCTTTATGCCGTTTGGCGTAGAAATACAATTACTGTAACTTATAATGCAAATGGCGGTTCTGGCGGTCCAGGATCATAGACGGTTAACACCAATTCTTCTTTCAATATAAATGGATCTAATTATCCCACTCGCAATAATTATATTTTTAAAGGATGGTCTACATCGTCTTCGGCAAAAACTGCAACTTATAAAAAAGGAGCAACACCTTCAATTTCTACTGGTACATCTAATATAACTTACTACGCGGTTTGGTGGCCCGCGTTTACTTGGAAAGATTATTCCAGAAGTGAAGCAAATACTTTCGCAGGATATATAAATACTTATTTAAACAGTTCAATTACTACTATAAATGATACTAATCCCCTACGTTTAGTAGTTTGGTTTAACGCTATAACAACTGCTTTAGGAAATAATATTAAAGTAGCATCAGGTGATGCTAGTTTTAAAACATAGTTAGATACTTTATTAACCGCATACAACAATTATTAAAATTAATTGGCCTACTGAGATTTTCAGTAGGCCAATTTTTTATATTCATAAAGAATATTTTTTTATATTATTTAGAATGATGTAATAAAAGAGGAGGCAATAAGATGTATACTTTAACACATCAAAATGGTAAAGTTAATTATGGATTAAAAAAATTCATAGTTGATTCTGTTGAAGATATTGAAAAAATTCCAACAATTTCGTTGCTCCCTGGCAGTACTGCTTTTATTCCTAAATCATCAAAATTATATATTTATCAAGATAATAATACTTGGGTTGAATAGAAATCCAATAGTAATAATAGCAGTGGCGGTGGAAGTACCGAACCTTCTAATCCTGATAATACATACATTTGGGATGGCGGTAGTATTGATTAAGGAGGTGCGTTTAATTGGCTGATGTTTATATGAAATCAAAGTTCTATTTTAAACGCGGAAAGGCAGCTTCTTGGATTGAGAAAAATATTCTCTTAGGACCTGGCGAGCCTGGTTTTGAAATAGATACTGGTCGATTAAAGGTTGGCGATGGTATTCATTAGTGGAATAATCTTCCTTATCTTGCAGAAAATGAGATAAAGAATGAAATAAATAAATATTTTAGTGATGTCGCTTATTTTATTGGATAGAAAGAATCTTTACCTGAAGATCCAAATACTAAAGAAGGTACAATGTGCTTAGTTGGTGAAGATTTTTATATTTATGATGGTGAAAAATGGAGATTATTACAAGGTAAATCTTCTCAAGGAACTGTTGAAGTTATAAAAATTAAAGGTGAAGACCAAGGACTACCTGCTGATGAAGTAGAAATTAATGGAACAAAATATTCTACTATTGAAGAAGCAATTCAAAATGCTTCTAATAATGATACTATAATTTTGTAGAAAACAGTTAAAAATATTGATATTCCAAAAGGAAAAAATATTAATATTGATTTAAATAATATTAGTATCTTAAATAATGAAGACAATCCAGTTAAAATTAATAATAACGCTTCTTTAATTATTTCGGGAGAAGGATGCGTTGAATGTAATAAACATGGTAAAGCATCTATTGAGAATAATGGAAATACAACTATTATAAATGGTGAGTATAAACGTTCTATTGATGAAAAAGGTAATGGATATTATGTAATAGTAAATCATGGTGAAATGTCTATTTATGATGGAATATTCTCCTCTCCGGGCGGGTTATCTAGTATGATTGAGAATGGATATTACGATTATCTTTCTCAATACCATTTAGGCGAGTCCGCGGAATATCCTAAATTAATTATTAATGGTGGTACTTTTATTAATGCTTATACTACTATTAAAAATGATGATGCTGGTATTTGTGAAATTAATGGTGGTAATTTTTATGGTATGCTTTATAACGTTGGTAAAAGTTTAACTATAAATGATGGTTATTTCTATACTGATGATGGTTATGAAGTTATCCAATGTAAAAAGAATAATGATGATATTAATGCTGGTATTTTAATTATTAATGGAGGAATTTTTGAAACTACTTGTGATAAAATCCTTTCTAGTATAAATAATGCCGAAATTATTATTAAAGGTGGAAAATTTAATAAACCTCTTCCCGAAGAATTTATTGCTTCTGGATATAAACAAAAATTAGTAAATAATTATTATAATATAATAAAGGAGGGATAATATGGCGTTTAATGTTGTCTATGCAGATAAAAATAAAATTAAATCCAGCATCAAACAAGGTATTATTCCAAAAGAAAGTCTAATTTTAACAACTGATGAAAATTAGTCAGAGGCTTATTATTATGATGATGAAGGTAATTTAAAATATATTACCAAAAAGACTTCTTTTGATTCTATAATTGAAGCTCGCTCTTGGATCGCAAAATATGATTATAAGGGTGAAGTAATTTCAATTTTTTAGAATAAACAATGGACTCCCTATTTGGTTAATGAAGATAATAGTATTACTGAAATTGGTAAAACTTCTTAGTATTCATTAATAAATGGCGGAAATGCTTAATTTTTTTTTATTAAGGAGGAAATTTTAATATGGCTGGAAATACTTTAAAAACCCGTATTCAACTCCGCAATGATGAAGCAGCCACTTGGGTTGAAAAAAACCCTGTGCTGTTAAAAGGTGAAATGGGTATTGAAGTTGACACTGGTAAAATTAAGATTGGTGATGGTACTAAAGCTTGGAATGAACTTAATTACTCCGGTGTCGATGAGAATGCTATTAAATCTATTATTAATAGCAATCGTGATAAAGTTTCTGTCTTAACTCTAACTGAAGATAAGACTGATGCCGATATGCTGGCAACAATTGCCACTCCTGTTCAGGGAGATATGGCTGTTATTGAGAATGCGTTTGTTGAGGGTAAAACTTCTCGTACTGCGTATTTCTATGATGGTGCTAATTGGGCCGCTTTTGATGGCAATTATAGCGCTGACAATGTATATTTTGATGAAGACATTACTTACACAGTTAGTTTTGGTACACTTGCCAAACCTGCTTCTAGCGCAAAATTTGCCGCGACTGGTAAAAATGTAACTGAAGTTTTTAAAACTCTGATGGCCACTGAGCAAAAACCATCTAAGACTGAACCCGCTGTCTCCTTCAGCGCAGAAAATGGTTTTGGCACTTTTGAGATTGGCACTAAGAAGAATTTAACTTATACAGCAGCTCTCTCTACTGGTAATTATACCTATGGTCCTGCTACTGGTATCACTGCTCAGACTTGGGAAGTTAATTGTACTGGTGTTGCTGATAGTAAGTCCACTGCAACTGGTTCTTTTGAGAATATTGTTGCTGAGGCCACTTCCAAGAAGATTACTGCCAAGGCTACTTATAATGAGGGTGCGGTTCCTAAAACTAATCTTGGTAATCCTTATCCTGAAGGTAAGATTAAAGCTGGTAGCGCTACTGCAAATTCAAAAACTCTAACTGGTGTCCGTTATATGTTTTGGGGCCCTATGTCCAGTGTTGATATGGCTCTGAACTCTGCTAATATCCGCGCGCTTGTGCATAAACAGGCTAGTGGCACTGGTACTCTTGGTACATTCGGTGCTGGTGCTGGTGCAAAGAAAGTTGTTGTTGCCGTTCCTGCTGGCCGCAAGATTACTAAGGTTCTTATGCCTAGCGCACTCAATGCTGATGTTACTGCTCTATTCGTAAAACAAGGTACTCAAGTTGATGTTGAAGGTGCTAATGGTTATACTGCGGCTAAATATGATGTATATGTTTATCAGCCTGCTTCTATTGATGCTGGCGAGACTTATGCTGTCACCATCGGCTAATTTGAAGGAGGTAAATATATAATATGGCTGTTATTATGAATGATGCTGCTTATATGGGTTTCCCACTTTCTATTAAACGTGGTAATCCTGCTCCTGTTGATACCACCGCGGTATGGTATAATAAAGCAGAACTCGAAACTTATGCAAAATCTGGCGCTACCGCCTATGTTGGTCAGATTTTAACTTTAGTTGCTGATAATAAATGCGAAGCTTATATGATTAGCAATGAAGCTGGTACTCTTGTTAAACTTGCTTCTACCACTGCTTCTGGCGATCTTGCTTCTGATGTTTCTACTCTTCAAGGCCAAGTTGCTTCTCTTATTGAAAAAGTTGGCTCTGCTACTCAGGGCGAAACTGCTGCTACTGGTTTATATGCTCTAATTGAAGCTGCCCAGAAGCAAGCAGATAAAGGTGTCGCCGATGCTAAGACTGCCGATGATAAAGCTGTTGCGGCATAGACTGATATAGATGCTCTTGAAGCTGTTGTCGGTGCTGATGACACTGCTGGTCTTCGTAAACGTATTAAAACTAATGAAAATGCTATTGATGTTTTGAATGGTACGGGTGAAGGTTCAGTTACTAAAGCTGTTAATGATGCTATTAACGATTTTGCTACCAAAGCTACTGAAAATGGTACTATTGACACCTTTAAAGAATTAGTTGATTGGGTCGCGAACCATCCCGATATTGTTAATGGTTTAACTGGTGATATTAATAAATTAAAAGCTATTCTTAAAGGATTTGGCACTGCTGAAGGTCAATCTCCTGAAGTAAAAGCTTATATTGATAGCGCTATTAAAGCTCTCAAGATTGGCGATTATGCTAAGGCTGCGGATTTAACTGCTCTTGCCGGACGTGTTGAAACTCTTGAGAAGCTTCCTGCTGTTAACATTACTGCCGAAGACATTGCTAAATGGAATGCAAAGCAAGATGCTGGTAATTTTGTTGATAAATCTACTTATGATGCTAAGATGGCAGCTCTTGACAAAGCTGATAGGGATAATACGACTGCTATTGCGGGTGTAAAAAAGACGGCTGATGCTGCTGTTGTTGCTAACAAAGACATTGTCGCCGGAACAGCTACAAAGATTACTTATGATGCCAAAGGTCTTGTAACTAAAGGCGAAAATCTTGCTGTTTCCGATATTCCTACTCTTGGCATTTCCAAAATTGATGGTCTTCAGGATGCTCTTGACAGTAAACAAAATAATTTAACTTTTGATGGCGAATATAATGCTGGTACTAATAAAGTTGCTACAGTAAGTACAGTTAATACCGCAGTTGATAATTTACGTCATACTCTTGGCGGCGAAGATGGCCAGACTGATGTTGATACTAAAGATAGTGAAACTATCCATGGTGCAAAGATTTATGCAGATGAAGTGGGTAAGACAGTTAAAGCTTATGCTGATGGCTTAGTTGGTGATACTTCTGCTATTGGTAAGAAAGTCGCTGCTCTTGAAGATAAAGTTGATGTTAATAGTGTAAGTGGTGCAATTGCTACAGCTAAGTCTGAAGCTATTACAACTGCTGGCACTAATGCTGATACTAAAGTTGCTACTGCTAAGACCGCTATCCTTGGCAAAGGACATACTGGTACTGTAAAAGAAGCTTATGAGCTTGCTGCTTCCAAGGTTACTATGGCTCAAGTCGAAGCTAAGGGCTATGCTGTTAAGACTGAGGTTGACACTGCTGTTGCTGATGCAAAGAAGGCTGGCACTGATGCTCAGACTGCTGTTAATACATTAAGTGATAAGGTTGGCACCATCCCAGCAGATAAAACAATCGTTCAGATGATTGCTGATGCTCAAAAGGCTGCTACTTATGATGATAGTGTTGTTAAAGCAAGTATTAAGACCAATACAGATGCTATTGCTAAATTAAATGGTATTGATACTGTTGAAGGCTCTGTAGCTAAGACTGTTAAAGATGCCGTTGCTGCTGAACAAACACGTGCAGAAGGTAAAGAACAAGCAAATGCTACTGCTATTGCTGGTGTTAAATCTCGTGTTGATGCCTTCCTTGCAGCCGCAGAAGTCGGCGACGCCGCAGTTGATACTTTAAAGGAAATTCAAACTTATATCACCACACATGGTTCTGCTGCAGACCAAATGGTTAAAGATATCGCGGCTAATAAGAAAGCAGTCGAAGATGAAGCTACTCGTGCTAAAACTGCTGAAGGTACCAATGCCACTGCTATTAGTGATGAAGCTACTCGTGCTAAAGCAGCTGAAAAAGCTAATGCTGATGCAATCGCTGCTGAGACCACTCGCGCTGAAACTGCTGAAAAAGCTAATGCTGATGCAATCGCTGAATTAAAGAAAGCTGATTATGCAGGAATTACTTCTGAGAAAATCGCCCAGTGGGATGCTGCACAGCCTAATGTAATTGAAAAGATTCAAGTTAATGGTACTGAAATCGCAATTAGCGAAAAGACTGTTAATATTCCTCTTGCTACCGCAGCTCGCGCAGGTTTGATTATTAGCTCTAATGCTGAAAATGCTATTAGCGTTTCTGATACTGGCGTAGCTACTGTTAATAATATAAATGTTAATAAATTAGTTCAAACCACTGGCGATGAACTTATTCTTAATGGGGGAAACGCTTGATTAAATAAATAATAAATAAAGAGGGGATTTATTTCCCCTCTTTATTTCGTATATAAATACTTTTAAATATGGAGGTTCTTAAAAATGGCTAATACAACATTTAATACTCGTATTAAATTAAAGTATGACACTCTGGCCAATTGGACTACTAATGAAGCAAAAGTTTTATTAGCTGGTGAAGTTGGTCTTTGTTATGTGCCTTCTGTGACTTCTGGAACTACTACAACTGCTCCTACTGTCTTATTTAAAGTCGGCGATGGTAAAACAGCTTGGGGAAAATTACCTTGGGGTTCTGGTCTTGCCGCGGACGTTTATGATTGGGCTAAAACTGCTACAAAACCATCTTATGATTATAGTGAGATTAAAAATACTCCCACTATGACTGTAGATACTAATACCACTTATAAATTGGTTCAAGATGGTACTGATAAACATAAATTTACTTTACAAAGTAAAGAAAAGAATAGTGAAAATTGGGTTTCAGTATCTACTATTACTATTCCAGATAATAACAATAACCAAACTATTACTGTTGGATCTACTTCCTTTGGAACAAATGATGCTGTAAAGTTAGTCGCTGGTGATGGAATTACTATTACTCCTGATTCAACTGGGAAGACAATCACAATTACCGCTGGTAAAGTTGCTAATGCAACTCATGCCGATACTGCAACTAATGCTACAAGTGCTGGTAAAGTGGCTAATGCTTTAACTCTTCAAATTGGTGGTACTACTAAAGCTACATTTGATGGTTCTTCTGCAAAAACCTTTAATATTACCGCAGGAGACCTTGGTCTTAGTTCTGCAATGCATTTTATTGGTGCTGCTACTGTTGCTATTACCGAAGATTCTAAAGTTGATCCAAAAATCACTGGTTATACTTTTGCTAATGCTCAAAAGGGCGATGTAGTTCTTTATAATCATTTAGAATTTGTATGGGATGGCACTAAGTGGGAAAAACTTGGCGATGATAGCTCTTACGCTTTAAAGACTATTACTGCTACTGCTACTGATGATGATGTAGTAGTTTTAACTGGCACTTCTGGGTCCAATGGCGTTACTTTTGATGCTAAGCACGCTAAGAAAGGTCCGACTGGTGGTGCAACTAAGGGCGCAACCGCGAACGTAAGTGTCTCTGGCTATGGTGCTTCTGGTTCTATCAAAGTTCCAAAAGTTGTAGTTGATGAATATGGTCATACTACTGGTTTAACTGAACAAACATTAACTATTACAATGCCAAATCAGCAAACTCTTCCTGTTGCTGGAAGTGTTGCTCCTAAAAATCTTGGAACAGCTACAGTTGGTACTTCTGCTAAGTATGCTCGTGAAGACCACGTTCATAAGATGCCCACTTTAGATGAAATTGGTATTAATACCAATGCTAATTATGTTATCTTTGATTGTGGAACTTCTACAGTAAATATCTAATTAAAGGCTCTCTTAATTGAGAGCCTTTTTCTTTTTTGGTCGAATTCAATATATTAATGTTTCCAAAAAATTAATATATAATGTAGATAGAAATTTAAGTTTGAAATTGATAACTTAAAATTTACAAATATATATATTCTTGGTTTTACTCTTTTGGAAATGATTATTGAGAAAACTATTTTTTTAAATGGTGTTACTTCTAATTATACAAAAGAGGTAACACCATTTTTTTTATTTCTTAAAAGAAAGGAGATAATCAATGAAAATATTATTACAAAATAAAAATATTGTTCTTGCTAATAATAGTTTAATTTCTATTAATAGTGATAATATCACGGAGAATGGTAATTTAGTAAGAATTACAATTCCTGAGACCCCTAAAAAAGGTTCTATTATAAATATGAACTTAGATGGAACCGAGAGATAGTATAGAGTATTGAATGTTAATGGAAATGTTTGTAAAGTATTAGGAATGTTTGATGATTTAACGAGTAAATATAACAGTACAAGTATGACTACTACTTTTTGAAGCACTACGGCTCAGAAATATGAAGGTTCTACTTTAGATACATATTTGAATACGACTTGATATAATACACTATCAAGTGAAGCAAAGAATGCTATTGTACCAGAAAATGTGGTTCAGTATTGTTATAAATACTATGGCAAACCCGATACACCTAATACTCCAACTTACACATATTAGTATCAATATAACTGGTCTAATTCAAACTATGAAAATGCTGACGATGTAGGTAATGTTGTAGTAGGTAATAGAAATATATTTGTCTTAGATTTAAAAGATATTTTTGATTATATTGGTAAAGTATGTATTACATCTGATGAACTAATGATAATGTTCTGGAATAGTACAACTAAAGTATCTAAATATCTACAGTTGCGATCCTCTATTTCCGCCCTTTCTGACTATGCTTGGGTTGTGATTGGCGGCGGTGGTAATTTGAGCAGTGATAGTGCTACTCTTATTCATGTCGTGCGGCCCGCGCTTAATCTTGATATGTCCAAAATCCAGTATACACTTGTATCTTAAGGAGAATTCTTAATATGAAAAGTTTATTAAAAATAAATAATTCTTTAGTGCGCGCGAAAGTTGCTCCTGACCCTCCTATTGCTCCAAAAGAAACATGGGTGATTAATGATACTTATTCTTCTGCCATTGAATTTACTGTTTCTTCGTTAAATTTTATCTCAAATGGGAAGAATTTTACTTCAATAGCAATTCGAATTGCCCCTGTGGGTTCAGCTTATATCAAGTACAATAATACAACAGTAAATAATATTATGGTTAATACTCTAGATACAGGTATAAGGGGACAGCGTCTTGGATCAATTCTACTTACCGCACTATCACATTTTTAGAGCCCCCAACTGGTGACCTGCTCACCTGGCTCCAAGCTAATGCGGTAAAACAATAAAAATTTTTAAAGAAAGGAAAATACTATGGCTAATAAAACATACCAAGGTCGTATACTCCAAAAACATGATAGTTCTGCGAATTGGGCGAAAGCGACTAATTTTATTCCTTTAAAAGGCGAAATTATCATCTATGATGATTTAAAGAAAATAAAAATTGGCGATGGAACAACTAAGGTTAATGATTTAGATTTTAGTTCAAGTAATGGACTCCCTGAAGGCGGAACCGCAGGTGATATTTTAGTAAAAGACACTGACGGCGGAAAATGGGAAACTCCGGTTGAAGCTACTCTTGTTTCTCTTCCAACAGGTATTTTAAAGAGTGATGGTATTACTATTAGTAAGGCAATCGCCGGCACTGATTATGCGACTGCGCCTAATAAATATACTTTTACAGTGACCAGTGCAACGCAATCAGTTTTTACTATTCCATTTGATTTTGAAGATAGTGGTGCTTTAACAGTATTTTATAATGGTGTTATGATGAAAGAAACTGAGAACTATACAATTTCTGGTAAAACAATTTCTTTAGTAGGCTTTAATGCTGAAAAAGATGATTATATCACTGTTATGGGCATCGAAGGAGTAGCTTCTATTAATGTTGATGAAAAAGTTGCAATAATTCAAGAAGCGGTTTCAAAAGCAGAAACTACTATTGACACAAAAGTTAATAAAGCTTTATCTACTATTGATAATAAACTTTCTACTATACCTGATGATGTAACTCAAGCTATTTATAAAAATAAATCTAATATAATGACTGCAAATGGTAAAATTACTATGGATAATTCATATACACCAAGTGCGAATGGAGATATAGCAACAAAGAAATATGTAGATAATGCAACCCCAGCAACATTTACCGCCTCTAAAGCTGGTACAGTACCTGCTTCAGGTGGAGGAACTGCAAAATATCTACGAGCAGATGGTACATGGAATGTTGTCCCAACAACTCCTGTGATAGGAACATCTACTTCATATGCTATTTATATTGGAACAACAGCTCCTGCTTCAGGTACAACGCCACTCCTTTGGATTGATACTACTTCTTCTACTGGATTTCTTAAATATAGAAGCTCTAATACCAGTGCCTGGACCGCCGTCCCTGTCGCTTGGAGCTAATAAGGAGGTATAATATGTCTAAACCTAGAATTTTTTTACAAATGGCTGAAAATGGAGGAGTATTTGTCGGGACTTATGGAAGTACTCCCTATTCTGAAATTGTAGAGCATTTTAAAAAAGGAGATATAATTTGTATTAAAAAAAGTACTATTGATAATGAAGCAGGTGGCGCTGAAACTGTAATCACTTATCAATTAAATGAAGTATCTAAAGATCATAGCAATTATACTTTTTATTTTAAGTCTTTTGGTGCAATAGATTCCCCTTCAATTGATTCATCCAATACTTGGTCTACTGGAAATTTTAATAATTATGTGCCAAAATCTGGAATAACTATGACAGGTCCTCTTATTGCTCAATCTAATACAAATTATACCACACCTCAAGTCCGCAATATTATAATGTCCACTTCTGCTCCAACAGCTGCTGACGGTAAAAATGGAGATATTTGGATTCAATATAGTGAATAAAAGGAGGGGTAATTTTGGCAGCTCCTGAAGTTAGTAAACCAATAGTAAGTCCTAAAGCAGGACATTATACTCTTGTAAATATGTTAAATAATCCTAGCTTTGAAAATATGGGATGGGTAGCTAATTCCTCATGTACTGTGGCATTTGATTCTTCTAAAAAAAAGAAGTGGAAGTTATTCTTTAAAAGTGACTTCCACTTCATCAAGTGAGTCTCTAATTGTAACTACTGATTCATATAAAATAACTAAAAACCATATTTATTATGTACGTGTTTATATATATTAGAATACCGCTGGTGATGTTGGAGCTATGCAATGTTATTGGCCAATAGCAGAACCTTTAATGGGCACATGTAATACCAATAATTCTTTTATTAAAAAATGGCAAATGATGAGCTGGTATAATACTCGTTCTAATTGGTCTACAGGCGGAAATTATCAATTTCGTTTTGACTTTGAAAATATGGCATCAGGAAAGGTTGCTTGGATTGATGATGCAATGCTCATAGATTTAACCGAATGTTTTGGGTCAGGTAATGAACCTGATAAAACTTGGTGTGATTCTAATATTCCATACTTTGAAAAAACATATATTTATGGTACTAAATTAAGTATTAAAACTTCTACATGGAAAGATCTTTCTAGCGGTTTAATTAAAATACCTACGATTCCACAAACCTACACTCCCCTTGAATATATTGAAGGAACTGGCACACAATATATTAATACAGGCATAACACCTACTCAAAATACTTCTTTTTCTTTTGGTGTCTATATGAAGGAAATAACTGGTGCTTGTATTATAGGATGTAATACTGGCAATGATAATAATGACTTTCGTATCTTTAATTATAATAGATAGATATATTGGGATATACAAACAAGTCGATTAATTGGCGTGACAAATAGTTTTCCAATTAACCAAAAATTTGAATTTGAAGTAGGAAATAATTATGTTAAAAAAAATGAAACAACTGTTTTAACGGGAACAACTATTTCGTCTTTCACTGGTGATTGTCCAATACAAATATTGCGCGACAACCCAACCAGTTCATCTACTTGCGCGAAAGGTAAAGTATATTATTTAAAAATATATAATAGTGGAACGCTTGTTAGAAATATGCTTCCTTGTAAAAATATATCAGGAATTTTAGGATTATATGATATAGTTAATAATATATTTTATACTAATGCAGGAACAGGTACCTTTACGGCTGGTCCAATAGCAACTGCGTCTTGGGTAAAAATAGGAAATTTATAAGGAGTAGATCTATTGTGGAACATCATATTAAGATTTTTTTCTTTTTAGATCAAGAAGATTTTGGTGATAAACGTAATTGTTCTTTAACGAGTATAACATCTATTTGTTATACTCGTTTTAGGAATCCTTCTATTAAAGAAATTTATAATATAGTTGAATCTATTGGGAAAAAATATTATTATAGTGATAAACGAGGAACTAATCCTTTACTTATTAAAAATATTTTTAATAAATCTTTAGAATATTTTTCTAAACAAAAATGTCAAACTCATTCAAATTATTTAAAAGAATTTGGATATAATTTTACTACAATTAAAAATTTAATTGATATGAATAAACCTGTTATTTTATCTTTCTGGAAATGTGAAAAATATTCTAATCATACAATTACAATAATTGGATATGATGATAAAACACAAGATTTAATAATTGCGGATAATTGGTCCAAAAGACCATAGAAAATCAATTATAAAAATATTTCAACAATTTCCTCAATAAACTACTTTTAAAAATTTTTTGACATTTTTAAAAAAATAATATATAATATATATAGAAAGTTGAGAGAGAAAGATTTCAAAAATTTTTTTTCTTATACTTTTTCTTTCGGCAACGAACTCTTTAATTGATAAGTTAAAGAGATTGGGAGAAAGAACGCGGGAACTGCGTTAGTGCCGATATGCTGATGTGGCGCAATTGGTAGCGCAATTGATTTGTAACCAATAGGTTGCAGGTTCGACTCCTGTCATCAGCTCCATTAATCAAAAAGATTAAAATAAATGTGTAAAAGGTGTAAAATTATGAATTATTCTCTGGACAAGTATAAGTTTTATGAGTACAATGATCCCAAGGGTAAGAAGACTGTGAGCGCGGTTTCTACATATGCCGGTCGGACAGTCAAGGGCTATGCTAAGTGTGACCCTCGTGATAGCTTTAATGTTGAAAATGGCAAGAAGCTTGCGGCCGCGCGTTGTAATGCGAAGGTTTCCGCAAAGCGTATGAAGCGCGCTGAGTATAAGATGAAGGAAGCTCAGGCTCTTCTTGATCAGGCTCAGGCTCATTACGATAAAATGGTGAATTATTTCAACGATGCTTCTCGTGATAAGTCTTTTGCCGAGAATGAGGTAAATTGTCTCCTTAAGGAGATGTAATAAATAAGGAGAAGATTTTCTTCTCCTTTATATGCGGGCGTGGTAGAGTTTGGCTTATTACACCGGTCTTGAAAACCGGCGAGGGGCAACCCTCCAGAGGTTCGAATCCTCTCGCCCGCGCCATATGCGGCCGTGCGATAATTGGTAGTCGGCTCGCCTGGAAAGCGAGTGTCGGCGTTCATAGCGTCGATTGTAGGTTCGAGTCCTACCGACCGCGCCAACTAATTTAATAAGGAGGACATTATATGAAATCTAATTCTCGTGCTTATAATCGTGATGTTTCCAAAAGAAAAGCGTTGAGAAAGCGTAGAATCACCAAAGAAGTGTATGGTGATCTTACTCATCCTTATTATGATAATTTACATCAATATTCAAAAAATAAAATCCATTGTTCATGTCCTATGTGCTCAGCCAAGAGTAAGAATAGAGGAAGAAGACGTGGAAAAGCGTGGAATTATTCTCCTACTTATAATTGGAAGATTGCAGATTTGCGCAAATTTAATAAGATGGATATAAGTTGTGAGGACGCGGGCGTGTAAAGTAAAAATACTTTACACCAATTTCCGCAATTTTTTGACATTTTTAAAAATTTAATATATAATATATATAGAAAATGAAAAAGAAAAGAAGAAAAATGCGACCACAACCACCTTGGTATTTTTCTTTTGACACTGATAATTGTTATCGTTGTAAAAATAAAAATGGTTGTAGTGGTTGTAAATTCTTAAAAAGGTATGTTTATACCAAACAAAAGAAAATTTGACATTTTATAAAAAATATTATATAATATTTATATAAAATGAAGAAAGACCTTATCAGCAAATATAAGAATAAAATCTTTACCAAACTTCAAGGATGTTATTTGAGGTCTTGTAAATATTATCTAAAGCCCGCGAGAGAAAAAATAGACGGACTGAGCGTCAGTAATTCTGGCTGGAACTTGAAGAGGAAGTTGTTGGCTGACATTAAAGCTGATATCTGCGAGAATGCAAAGTGAAATATATTTATAAAGCAGTTTGTAATTGCTTTATTAATGTAACTTTAAATTTTTAGCGTGTCTCTCAACGCTATACGAGAGTGGATTAAGATCCCGGGCGGTTACCGCGTTGAAAAAGAGAGTCGAATTTGGTAGTTTTAGAAAACAAAAACTATATATGCCGAACATACTTTCATGCGTCGGGGAAGACGAAGAGAAAGCGCAGGGGTGCGTCTGCGGTTAACAACGCAAGATTTGCGGGCGTGGCGGAACTGGCAGACGCCTGGGACTTTTGACTTAGCAAACATTAAAATGGAGTGCCTAAGAGGAAACTCTTAGAGTAGAAGTTGGCTAAAACGGCGAATGGCTAAGAGAACGCCGTGCTAAGTTTTGGAGCACATTCTAAAAAATTGGACGACACTCATTAAAATATCTCTTTTAATTTTTAAATAATAATGAAAGAGAGGTAATATAAATGAGAACTGATATTTTAGAACGCAAAGAAGAAATTGAGCAATGGATTGCTGAAGGCAAAACTAAAGCTCAAATGGCAAGAGAATTGGGTTGTAATCCTAAGACAATTAATCCAGTATTAAAAAAGCTTGGTCTTGAATATGCCGGAAATCGAGGTTGTAAAGGGTTGTCAAAACCTAATGGGCATGAATTATCTTTGTTAGAATACTTAGAAAAAAGTATTGATATACAAAGTAATAAAGTAAGAAAAAAACTTCTTGATGAAGGTTATAAAGAATATAAATGTGAATGTTGTGGGTTAACCGAATGGTTAGGAGAACCAATTCCTTTAGAACTTCATCATAAAGACGGAAATCATTTTCATAATGAATTAGATAATTTCCAATTATTATGTCCAAATTGTCATGCAAAAACTTCTTCTTATCGTGGAAAAAATTGTTCCAAATAAATGTGTAGAGAGTATATACCAACTATCTAAGTGCAAGTCGTGCATATGATAAAGACGTATTCCAGACTACAACACAAAGATGTGGCTATGGTGACATAGAGTAGTAAGAAAATCCCATGAGGTAAACCCTCGTACGAGTTCGATTCTCGTCGCCCGCACCATTAAATAATAATAGCTAACGGCAGTTGCCTCTAATGAAAATTAGATAGACGGGTCGGGGTTGACATAGACAGGTCAACAGGTAGTACAGCAGTAGGTAACAAATCTGCAAGTCGAAATAAGTTGGGAAAACCAAATGATACGGCTTAGTCCTTCGTAAGAAGTTGAAGAGAGATTTTAGGTAAAAGATAACAACTTTTAACTGCTCTTCGTAATTGACCATGAAACCGGGTCATAGCTACCATATTATTATTTAAGTTAATCTAAAAGGAGTGAGTCCAATGGGTTCTCGAATGGTTATCTTTTAACATCTTTTAAAGGAGGTTAAAAGAATGAGTAGAAGTAGAAAAAAGACACCTTATAGTGGCGATCGCAAAGACCGCGGATATAAGAGATACGCAAATAAAAAAGTTCGTCAAAAATTAAAAAATTCTGAAGAAATTTATAATTACAAAGAGTATAAAAAACTCTTTTGTTCTTATGATATTTGCGATTATTATACCATAGAAGGTGATTTTGAAACTTTTTATAAAAATGAAATTTCACGTTGGTATCGTTGGCGAGTATATCCTTATTTAAATTATGAATTTCCTACTCGTGAAAAAGCATATCAAGATTATATGCGGTATTACATTAGGAAATAAGAAAATTTGACATTTTTAAAAATTTAATATATAATAAATATATAAAACGTACAAAATTTTTTTCAATTCTTATTCTCTTTATTGATTGTTTAGCATTTTCAACAATATAAAGAAAATGCTTACGCAGGTGTAGTACAATGGCTAGTGCATCGGCCTTCCAAGCCGAGAATGAGGGTTCGATCCCCTTCACTTGCTCCATAGTTATTAATTCGGTCTATGATAAATCGCGATGCCTGATTAATTAACTACATAGAGCCATACAGCAAATTCTTTTTACTGGGTTTCCAGTGCTATTAACTTATTTTAAGTTTCTACTAAAAAGGATTGATGTAAAATCAAATGCTTGTAGGTCTATGAGTATGATATAATAAGTAATATAAATGGCTTGGCTCTAGAATTTAAAGTCGTTTATATGAAAATTATATTAGAAAATAGACGATTTGTTCTCTTTGGAGGATTGTTTGAAAAAACTAAAAATTAAGAGAGCAGATAAATTATAAATAACTATTAAAGACGCATCCAGCTATTAATCTTTTTGCTTGTAATGAAATTAAAAAGAAGAGCGTCTTGTCTCACGCGGTTGTAGCTCAGGGGTAGAGCAGTAGCCTTGATGAAATAGTATAATGAAATACATTTCTTATGAAAAGATATGAGTTCAAATCTCATTTTCATCGCCATTAAGCTATTGGCCGAGGGTTCGAATCCCTCCAACCGCACCATAAGTTGAAAATAATATTATTTATTGTGCAATAACATAGGTTAAGTTGATAAACTAATTTAATTATGAATTTAATTAGTTTATCAACTTTATTTTTTTATAAAGGAGAATAGTAATATGATAAATACAAATGATTTTTTAAATTTTTTAGATACTCTTTCTGCCGGTTTTGATATTCGTGGTGATGTAGTAGATACTACAGAATTAATCAATAATAAACATTTTATTACTATTGATACTTGTTATACTAATGATACTGGACATTATGAAACTGGTATTAAAATAGATAATGATGAATGGATTATTGTTGAAAGCTATCCTAATAGAGCATCTGCTGTAATTGGTCATGACGAATGGATTAAAAGATGTAATACACTTCCTATTGAATTATTAAACATTCAAGATGGTGAAATTTATATTTATGAGTAATTAATTTACTCATATGGCAAGGTACTCAAGTGTAAAATTTTTTTGGATGAATTCCTTTTGAGTATTTAATATTTTTTTATATATCTTGAAAGGAATGATTGATATGCCAAAATTTTTAGATTTAACAGATAAGACATTTGGTGATTTAAAAGTTTTATCAAGAGCACCAAATAAAGGTAAAAATGTCTATTGGACTTGTTAGTGTAAATGTGGTACTATAAAAGAAATTAGAAGTAGCAGTTTAACAAGTGGAATTACTACTTCTTGTGGACATTGTAAAAATCCAAATATTAGTATTACAAAAAAGAAAAAAAATTGTCCTATTTGTAATAAAATATTTGAAACAAATATAAATAATAGAAAATATTGTTATGAATGTTCTCCAAGTAAAGATTCTGGAAAATTTCGCAAAAGAGCAATTAAACATTAGTTAATTCTTTATAAAGGTAATAAATGTGAAATATGCGGATATGATAAATGTGAAGGAGCTTTAGAATTTCATCATTTAAATCCAGAAGAAAAAGATTTCCAAATAGCAGATATAGATTTATCTAAAAATTTGAATATGGATAGTCTAAAAAAAGAAGTAGATAAATGTCAATTAGTTTGCGCTAATTGTCATAGAGAAATACACTATTTACAATAAAATAGTGTTATGGCAAGGTATCCAAGTGGCTTAAGGAGACGGTCTGCAAAGCCGGTATTCGTGAGTTCGAATCTCACCCTTGCCTCCAATATTTTTTATATAAAGTATTATGTTCAATATTTTTATAAAAATCTTAATTGATTTTTATAAAAACATTGAACATAATATATAAGAAAAAAATTGACTTTAGCTAAAATTTTTTGTATAATATAAAGAAGAGGAGAAAATATGGAATTTCAACAGTTGTTTGCCGATCAATTTAAAGCAGTTGCAGAAAAAAAATATGGTCCTGCCACAACTCGCTCTCCCAAATTGTTAGAACCAATTCATTCTAAAATTGCTGAACTGGTAGAAAAAGAAGGTTTTTCCACTCGAAGTCTGTGCAATTCAGAATATGAGTTTATTGAGGCTTATGGCTCTAAGAAAGTTGATATTGCCATTTTTAATGGTGATAAATTCGTAGGAGCTATCAATTTTAAGGGAATTCGCTCTGAATATAATAAAAATGCAAATAATTATTATGAAAATATGAAGGGTGAATCTGATTTATTTATAAATGCCGGTATCCCTATTATGCAAATAATTTTTATTCCCACTAAGGTTCATCATAAAAAGAATAATGGTGAAGTAGTTTTTGAGACTCCTACTCAAAAAAGCAAGGATAATTATAAAAACTTTTTAGCCTATAAATCTGCTTACTGGGATTTATTAACTTTTATCCCATATTATTTTGAAGTGGATTATGATAACTTTACTGCACAATATTGTGAAGATAATATCTCTCCTTGTTTAACTGATGCAATTATGCAATTTATAGGAGGTTTAAAAGAAAATGTTTGATAAAGTAAAAAACTATGGTCAAGTTATGACCCCAGATACTATTGTCAATCATATGATTGATATTTTAAATTTAACCCAAAAAGAAATTGATACATCTCTATTTTTAGATAATAGTTGTGGTGATGGAGCATTTATTACGGGACTTTTAAATAAAGGTATTCCAAAAGAACATATTTTTGCTATTGACATTGATGCTGATATCATCGAAAAAGTGCAAAATATATTACCATCAGATAATGTAATTTTAGGTTCAGCTTTTAAACAGACTGAATGGTTTGGTAAATTTGATTATGTTATTGGAAATCCGCCATATGTGCGCATCCATAATCTAATGCCAGAGACAAAACAAGAAATTGAACAATATTCTTATTGTTTTGGTATGTATGATTTATATTATGCCTTTTATGAAGTTGGTCAAAAATTTTTAAAACCAACTGGAAGTCTACTATATATTTCTCCGCTTTCTTTTATTCAAAATACTAGTGGTAAAAAAATGAGAGAAGATATTGAAAAAAATAATTTACTTTGGTATTTTGAAGATCTCACAAAAGAGCAATTATTTGATGGATTTTCCACATATACTGGTATTGTTGGATTATCAAAAGTAAAAACAAGTATTCAAATCCCTTGGAACAATACCAGAGAGAAAATTGGATTATCTTATGAAAGTCTGCAAAATGGTATCGCAACATTAGCAGACCGAATTTTTATTAAAGATAATTTTAATGATTTGGAGGATACTTTTATCCACCCCATTATTAAAGCTGGTACTCAGGAATGGAAAGAGTGTATTGTTCCACCTCACACAGAAGAAGAATTGAAATCAGCACCTAAGACTTATGCTTATATGTTGGCTAATAAAGAGCGTCTAGAAAATCGTTCTATTTCTGGTAATACAAAATGGTTTGAATTTGGTCGTTCTCAAGGTTTAGTTAATATGAATAAAGAAAAATTAGTTATTTCAACAACAATTATCCCCGATAAAATTTCTTATGTGAGAGTGGGTCCAGAGGTTTTTGTATATTCTGGTTTATATGCAACTGCTGATGATTTAGATAAATTAGAAGCAGAATTAAATAGCCCAGAACTCTTAGAGTATCTAGTTGAAAACGGAAAACCTATGAGGGGCGGTTATTATCAAATTACTAGCACAATGTTAAAAAATTATTAATCGTCTTTTATAAAAATCTTAATTGATTTTTTTTAAAAAATAATATATAATAAATATATAAAGTTAAGAAATAAAAAAAATAATTCTCTTGTCCAAGAGAAATCAAAGTGAAAAAGGAGAAACAAATATGAATACTTTTTTGAATGGCATGAAGAATGAGACTAATTATACTCTCACGGAGAATGGCGCGCTTACTCATAAGACCACAACCAGTGATCTTTTGGATATGTTCGCGCTCGGTGCTTCTATGCGTAAGCGTAGTGATGAGGATGTTCTTCTTATGTTCCAGAAGGCATACCGTGAGAATCCTCTTTATGCCTTGAAGTGTCTGTTTTATATCCGCGATGTGCGCGGTGGTCAGGGTGAGCGTCGCTTCTTCCGCGTCTGTATGAAGTGGCTTGCGAACAACGAATCCGAGGTTGTTATTCGCAATTTGAAGAATGTCCCCGAGTTTGGTCGCTGGGACGATCTTTATGTCTTTGATGGTACGGTCATTGAGGATGAAGCATATACTCTCATTAAGGAGCAGTTGGCTCTTGATGTTCAGTGTAAGACTCCTTCTCTTTTGGCTAAGTGGCTGAAGAGCGAGAACACCAGTTCCGCGAAGTCTCAGTATCTCGGCATGAAGACTCGTAAGCATCTTAATATGACCCCTCGTCAGTATCGTAAGACTCTCTCTATTCTTCGTAAGCGCATTAACGTTCTTGAGCGTTTGATGTCTGCGGGCGAGTGGGATAAGATTGAGTTCGATAAGATTCCTTCTCGCGCAGGTCTTATCTATAAGAATGCTTTTGCGCGTCATGACATTGAGCGTCAGAAGGCCGGCGCCCGCACTTATGAGAATTTTGCTAAGGATGAAACCACTACGGTTAATGCCAAGGCCCTTTATCCTTATGAGTGTGTTGCTAAGGCTATGAACCTTATGGGTTATGGCGGTTATGGTTGGTATGGTTACGATCATGCTATCCCTATGGATAATACTGATCGTCTTATGATTAATAAGTATTGGACGAATCTCGCTGATTACTTTGCCGGTAAGACTTTTAATGGTATGGCTCTCGTTGATACTTCCGGTTCTATGACTGGTAGTAAAGCTTCTGCTCCTATCAATGTAGCTATTTCTATTGGTATGTATTGTGCAGATAAGGCTAAGGGCCCGTTCGCTAATCATTTTATGACTTTCGAGTCTGCTCCTCACTTCATGGAAGTTGAAGGTGTTGATTTCTGCGATAAGGTAAAGCGTATTAGTTCTGCTCCTTGGGGTGGTTCTACCAACATCGAATCTGCCTTTGACCTTATGCTCAAGACTGCCATTAAGAATGGTTGCTCTCAGGATGAGATTCCCGAAAACCTGATTATCATTAGCGATATGGAATTTAATTCCTGCGTTCGTTGTGGTAGTTATGGTACTGTCGGTAATACTCTGATGGAGAAGATTGAAAAGAAATGGAACGCTTATGGATATAATTGTCCAAAAATTATTTTCTGGAACGTAGACGCCAGACAGAATAACATTCCAATGACCGTAAAAAATGGCATCTCTTTTGTTAGTGGTTTCTCTCCCTCTATTTTCGAACAGATTCTGAGCGGAAAGACCGCTATGGATTTGATGTATGAGGTTCTCAATAAAGAAAGATACGCCTGCATCAAGTAAATAATAAGACCGGCAATTGGTAAATTTTTCCAATTGCCGGTCTTCGGTCAAATTTTATTAAACGTTCCAAAAGACTCTTTATATATTTATGGGAGGAGGATTTGGAATGTCAAAACTCATAGATTTAACAGGCAATAAATATGGAAGGCTTACCGTTTTAGAAAAAGATACAAATAGAATAACCAAAAGTGGTAGTTATTGGATTTGTTAGTGTGAATGTGGTAAGATTAAAAGTATAAAAAGCTCATCTTTAAGACGTGGTGAAATTCAAAGTTGTGGTTGTCTTCGTAATGAGCTTACATATAAAGGTAATGAAAATCATAGAGATCATTTAGAGGGGCAAAGGTTTGGTAAATTAACTGTATTAGAAAGAGATAATACAAAACCACATGGAGTAGTATATTGGATTTGTCAATGTGATTGTGGAAAAATAATTTCCGTTAGAGGGCAAAGTCTAAAAAGAAAAGATGGAAATCAAACTGTTTCTTGTGGTTGCTATCATCGCTCAATAGGAGCGACAAATATTTTATCTATATTATCAGAAAATAATATAGATTTTATTGATGAATATTCTTTTAATGATTTGCCAAAAAGCCGATATGATTTTGCTATATTAAAAGATAATAATGTAGTTCGTTTAATTGAATTCGATGGCGAACAACATTTTATGGAAATTCCTGCTTGGGGAAAATTAGAAATTACACAAAAACGAGATAAAGTAAAAAATGATTATGCTTTAACTCATAACATTCCCTTAGTGAGAATTCCTTACTGGGAACGCGATAATATTACTTTAGATATGATTATGGGAGATCAATATCTAATTAAGTAATTTTAATGGGTTAGATATTTAATTAAATATCTAACCCATTTTTTCTTTATTGATTTTTATAAAAAAATAATATATAATATTTATAGAAAATAAAAAGAAAGGTAAATTTTAAAAATATGAGTGAAAATATGATGCAGAAAGACCTTGTTCTTTCTATCAATGAATACGCTTATGTCCTTGATCGCACTAAGGGTAATGTTCTTTGTCATGTCGGACCTACTAAGACTTCTCTTTCTCAGTCTGATGAACTTGTGCGTTTTGAGCCCAAGAGTAAGAAGTTCCGTCCTTGTGGTTATAATGAGGCAATCTCCCTTTTTGCGTCTGCTCCTGAGAATTGGTATCTCGTTTTGAAGAACCCCACAAAGAGCGGTCGTCGTCCTACGGCCGGCACATCCAATAATCTTCCCGAAGATATTGAAATTGGTCGTAAAATTAATATCCCCGGTCCTGTTTCTTTTGCTCTCTATCCGGGTCAGATGGCTAAGGTCGTTAAGGGTCATGCGCTTCGCACTAACCAGTATCTTCTTGCCCGTGTTTATGACGCGGCGAGAGCTTCTGTAGAGGGCGGTCAAGTAATTGATGCTGATGGTAATGTTGTCGTTCCTGAAAAGAAAGATTATGTAAATGGTCAGATTCTTGTAATCAAGGGCACTGATATTTCTTTCTATATTCCTCCTACTGGAATTGAAGTCATTCCTCTCCAGAACGATGATGCTCTTGGATATATTCGTGATGCAGTCACCCTTGAGCGCCTTGAGTATTGTATCCTTAAAGATGAGGATGGTAATAAGCGTTATGTTCACGGTCCCGAGGTTGTATTCCCTGAGCCTACTGAAAGTTTTGTGACCTCTCCCAAGGGCGGATTTATTTTCCGCGCCATTGAGCTGTCTAAGATTTCTGGTATTTATGTTAAGGTAATTGCTGAATATGCTGATGATGACGGCACTGTTCATCCTGTTGGTGAAGAACTGTTTATTACTGGCGATAACCAGATGATTTATTATCCTCGTCCTGAGCATGCAATTATCAATTACGATGAAAAGATTCTTCATCATGCGATTGCTATCCCTGACGGCGAAGGTATTTATGTAATGAATCGCATGAATGGCGAAATTAAGACAGTTCGCGGTCCCGCGATGTATCTTCCTGATCCTCGTGTGGAAGTTGTTGTTAAGCGTAAGCTGAGCCAGCGTGAGTGCAATCTGTGGTATCCTGGTAATCAGACTGCTCTTGCTTATAATGCTGGTCTTACCGAAAAGTCTCTTGAAAAGGCTATTGCTAAGAGCGTTAAGGCGGCCACCGCAAATCTTGATAGTTCTACCGCAACTGCTTATAGTGTTACCAATAGTGTAAATAATATCAATCGTGAATTTCAGACCCTTGCTTACCTTGAGAGTAATGCTGGTATTTCTCGCGGAACCTCCTACACTAAGCCTCGCACCATTACTCTTGATAATAAGTATGATGGTGTTGTAAGTCTTAATGTTTGGACTGGTTATGCAGTTAATGTCGTTTCTAAGAACGGCACTCGTAAGGTTGTCCGCGGTCCGCAGACTATTCTCCTCGATTACGATCAGACTCTTGAGGAACTTCAGCTGAGTGCGGGTAAGCCTAAGACCACTGATAAGGTTGAGCATACTGTGTTCCTTCGTTATGAGAATAACAAGGTTTCTGACATTATCTCCGTTGAGACTAAGGATTTTGTTGAGTGCTCTGTGAAGGTCTCTTACTGCGTTAACTTTGATCCTGCCTATATGGATAGTTGGTTCTCTGTTGACAATTATGTTAAGTATCTTTGCGATCGTATTCGTTCTCTTCTGAAGCGCGAAGTTAAGAAGCATACTATTGAGGACTTCTATCAGAATTACAGTGATATTGTTCGTAATATTGCTATTGATTATTCTGAAAATACGACTTCTGAAAAGGCTTCTAATAAGCATGAGGGACGTTTCTTCCGCGAAAATGGTATGTTTGTAAAGGATTGCGAGGTTCTTTCTCTTACTGTTGAGAGTGAGATTGCAGAAATCCTTGAAAGCCATCAGCGTGATATGGTTGAAAAGAGCCTTGAACTTTCCGATGCGGAAGCCCGTGTTAAGGTTGCTGAGGCCCTGTTTGATGCGGAAAAGAAGGAAAATGAGCTGGCTAGCACCAAGCTTATTAATCGCATGAATCTTCAGGGTGAGGAAGCCCGTCGTAAGCTTGAAATTCAGGCTGAAGTCAATCGTAAGCAGGAAGCTGAAAAACAGGCTGCTAAGCAGGCAGAAAAGGATATGCAGGTTCTTATTGATGCGATCCATGAGGCAGAAATGGCTCGTAAGCAAAAGGAAACTGATGCTAATATCGCAGAAAAGCAGGCCCTTGCTGATATTGAAAAGGCAAAGCAGGAAGCTTACGCAAAGACTGTTGCTGATGTTATGAAGTCTATCCAGCCCGATCTTGTGGCGGCCATTCAGGCTCAGAGTGATAGTAAGGTATTCAATAGCATCGCTACTGGTATTGCTCCTTACGCAATTGGTAATGGTGAATCCGCTGCTGAATTTGTTGATCGTCTCCTTCATGGCACTACCCTTGAAGGTATTGTCAATAAGTTCGCTCCCAATAGCAACAATAACTGATTAATTTCAGTTTAATATAAGGCGAGGTATATTTTACCTCGCCTTTTTCTTTTTATTGATTTTTTTATATAAATATATTATAATATATTTATAAAGTTAAAGGAGATAATATTTATGGAAAAGAAAGAAATTGTTATTGATACTCTTAAAAAGTATAAGTGTGTTTCCGCGTCTCAGCTCTCTGGGTGGATTAAAAAGACTCATGATGTAGATATGTCTCCTTCGTCAGTAAGTGGTGTTCTTCGCGGACTTGTTTCTCATGGATTAGTTGGTAAATCTAATTGCGGAAATGGAAAAACTGTTTATTGGGTGATTGAGTAATGGTTGAAATAATTAAATATGGCCCAGAAGTTCAAAAAGAAATTACGTGTTCTAAATGTAAATCAGAACTACGATTTTTAAATAGCGATATTTAGAGTATGGAGGATATTTGTCCTTGGGACAATGATCATGGCTATTGGGCTAAATATATCAAGTGTCCTGCTTGTGGAGAAACAGTTATTATTTGGGAGAGGAGCTATTAATCATGACCAATGATGGAATGACTGAACTTTGGGAATTAGCTAATGACTCATTTGATGATTTAAAAAACACTTGTAAAAAAAGATGTAAAACTTGTCGTCATAGTGATTCTTTTGGTTTTATTCACGCGAAATGGCCTTGTCTTACTTGTTATGGCAATCCTATTTATCCCCATTTAGAAGGATATCCCGATCATTATGAGAAATTAGTTAATTTTGGAGAATAATTATGATTGAAATGCCTATTGGATGGCTATCTCCAACAGGAGAAATGGTTAAATGTGATACTTTTGAACATATCACAGTAGCTTTTAGTCTTGCTGATAAATATAATTTTAATTATAAAGATTTTAAACCCGATGAAGTTCTAATTGAAAATCAATGGATACATATCACTCGTGGTTTATTTCTTGACCATGATTATCATGTTTATTATAATTTATCTAAAGGCCCAACAGTAGAACAAATATATTTTTTAAAACCTTATTTTGAAAATGAGGATTGTCCTTTAGATGAACTTGAAAGAGAAATGTTTTTAGAAAGGATCGAAATGCTATGAATCCAAAAGAAGAGCAAGATTTGAGGGCGGAGATCGCGGACGCGGTTGAAGATAAATGTCTTTATATGGGTGTTTGTCCTAATACTTTAAATACAATTTTATCAATTATTGACCCTAAAAATCATAAAAGAAAAAAGAGTCAATGTGATACTTGTTGGAATAAAAGATGTAAATCTTATGAAGGAGCGTGATTGCTATGTTTTTATGGGTAGATGATGTGCGGACTCCGCCTTCCGATCATTGGATTTGGGCTAAAAGTGTCAAAGAAGCTAAAGCCGTCATAAATTGCTATGAGCGCAATATGACCGATGAATGTATTTATATCAATCTTGACCATGATGCGGGAGATTACTTTGAAGACGGTGGAGATTATATTGAGATTTTAAAATGGCTTGAAGAGTCTAAAATTCCCGATACTACTTATCTCTTTGGTTTACATACTCAAAATCCTGTTGGTCGGATGAATATGAAAGCAATTATTGAGCATAATAATTGGAGGCTGATTTAATGATTAAAACTTGGGCACAATTATATGATAGATTAGGACGACAGCCATTATTCAAAACGAGAGAATCTCGTATTATTCTTAAAAATGAAGATGGGACTTTTACTCCTTTAGTTCTTGTTTTTGACAAAAATGGAGCTAATTGGTGGTTTGAAAAAAGGTGATATTATGAGCTGTATTCATTTGATTAAGGTAGATAAAACTCCTTGGCATGGTGATGTGTTTGACCATCCTATTTATGAATTTTATTGTTCATATAATCCTGGAGATAATATTAAACTACCTCATCAATATATCTGTAAAAATTGTAAATATTTTGAAAGGGACTTAGAAAATGATTATTTGCGCGGCAATTAAAGATAAAGAAACTGGAGCCATTTTTGGCGGAATTCGACATGGTTCTATTTACTCCGCAATGAAAGATGCTGGTATCCCTAAAAGATTTAGCGGAGTCGTTGAAGGTTTTCTTGACCAAAATGGACATTTTTATAATAGAAAAGAAGCATTTGAAATTGCTATTAATTGTGGACAGTTAAGTGCTACAACTCGACAGCTAAAACGTGAAAAATGCGAATTGGAGTTATATAGCGAAGATTTATACTAAGGAGGGATATAAATGAATAGAGAAGAGAATATTACTAAAAGATTAAATGAACATTGGGAAGAGTCTCTTGAATATTTTGATGTATCTCGTATTTTAGGTCTTTTTCTCCAAGGTAGTCAAAATTATGGTTTAGACTATGAGAATAGTGATGTAGATACTAAACTTATTGTTCTTCCTACTCTTGATGAAATTGCTTTTAATAAAAAGCCAGTAAGCACAACCCATGTTCGTGCTAATGAAGAGCACATTGATTTCAAGGATTTTAGACTATATATTGGAACATTTAAAAAGCAAAATCTAAATTTTCTTGAAATTCTTTTTACTCCATTTCAAATTGTAAATTCTACTTATCGTCCCTATTGGGATAAACTTGTAGAAAATAGAGAAGCAATCACTCATTATAATCCTTACCAAGCCGTCAAATCTATGAAAGGTATCGCTATGGAGAAATATCATGCTATGGAGCATGAATATCCCAGCAAAGTTGATGTGCTTGCTAAATTTGGATACGACCCCAAACAGCTTCATCATCTACTTAGAGTAGAAGAATACCTTGGTCGTTATATCGACGGTGAACCTTATGAAGATTGTCTTCATCCTCATCGTCTTGAGTATCTTATTGATGTAAAAAGAGGATACTACGATCTTGAGATGGCACGTATTATCGCAAATACTGCAATGGATAACATCATTAGAATTTCTGATAATTTTTGTAGTAAAGTAGAAAATAAGCCTGATCCAAAAGTGGAAGCAATGCTTGATGAAGTTCAATATGAAGCAATTAAGCAGTCTCTTATTTTGGAATTGAAAGAAAGCTGATTATGATTGAAATTATTGAAGCCCCTAAATATAAATGCACTTGTCCCACTTGTGGGGCTAAACTCATTTTTGATGGCAAAGATATCAAATCTGTTTCTTGTGATGATTATGTTATGAAAATGACAATTATTACAAGATATATTATGTGTCCTAAATGCGATGACATGATTACTCTTAAAGAAGAAGGGAGAGAATGGGATTGATTAAAAAGTTCTTTTTGACTGGCGATACTCATGGACGGGTGGCCGAACGCTTAGAAACCTTAAAATCTAAATATCCTGATCTTAAGCCTGCGGAAACCGCGCTAATTATTCTCGGTGATGCTGGATTCAATTTTTATCTTAATAAATCTGATTATAAGAATAAAAAGCAAGTAAATGATATGGGATATATTGTTTACTGTCTTCGTGGAAATCATGAAGAGCGTCCTGAGAATATCTCTGGAATGACTATTATGGTAGATCATGACATTCATGGTGAAGTATATGTAGAATCCATGTTTAGCAATATCCGTTATCTCATGGATGGCAATGTTTATGATTTTGGTATTTTTAAAACTCTCTGTATCGGTGGAGCATATTCTGTTGATAAGTGGTATCGTCTTCAAAATTTTCGTCAATCTAATGGCTGGTGCGGATGGTTTGCTGAAGAGCAACTATTTCCTGATGAAATGAATTACATTACTAAGAAAGTAAGAAATAATTACTTTGATTTTGTCTTTACTCATACTTGTCCTCGCTATTGGGAACCTACCGATCTTTTTATTAATGGGATCGACCAATCTGCTGTTGATAAATCTATGGAAGATTGGCTTGATAAATTAAAAGATCAAATTAATTTTACAGTTTGGTGTTTCGGCCATTATCATGCAGACCGCACTGAGGATGAAGGGGTAGAACAATATTTTTACGATATTGAAGAATTAACAAGTATTTGGGATAGAACTTTAGATCATATCCCTCGGAATTTAGAATAAAATGTAGAAATGTGTTATTCAATTATATTGTCAAAATCGGCTAAAAAGTTTTATGATAAAGCCAATGAAAAAACCAAAAGAAATTTAGAAAGAACATTTTTAACCTTATCGCCAGAAGTAGATGAAAAGGTTAAAAATGTTGATAAAAAACGTGATCAATCAAATACTTATCGCAGACGATTAGGCCATTATCGAGTTGTTTATCAAAAACAAGGAGATATTCTTTTAATAACCCATTTGGATACAAAAACTAATTTCAAGTATAAAAAAACTGGTTGCTTTTAACTTTATTGATTTCATATAAAAAATATAATATAATATTTATAGAAAGTTAAGAAAGGAAGAAAAAATTATGCCAGGAAGGTCTAGAACAACCACTCGTCCAGAAGTTAATGCGGATTATAAGTTTAGAATTTTGGATGTATTAAATAATACAGATGATTCTATGACTCTTGATGAAATCCGCATGAATGATATGATTTTGCGCCCATTGTCCAATCAGAAAATTAGTCGTTTAATTAGCGATCTTATTGATTTTGGTTTAGTCCAAAAGGGTAAATCTAAAAGTCTTGGTCGAATGATGTATAAAGCAACATCAAAAATGCGGGAACAGGGGTATGAAGTTGATGACCCCGTAGATTTTGAGTATGGTTATGCCACTCAAAATTGGGAATTGGAAGAGGAAAAAAGAGTTAAAGAAAGGATTGATTAATTATGTCTTATAATGCGTATGTTTGTAAGATTAAGAATTTGCGGAAGCATCCGAATGCCGACCGACTGATGTTAGGTGAATGTTTCGGTAATACTGTATGTGTTGATACTTCTTATGAAGTTGATGAACTCGGTATTTATTTTCCCACCGATGGTCAGGTAAGTCCTGAATTTGCTGAAAATAATAACCTTTTGCGCAAGAAAGATGAAAATGGTAAGAGCATTGGTGGTTATATGGACCCCATGAAGCGCAATATTACCACTATTCGTCTGCGCGGAGAGAAGAGCGATGGTCTCTTCCTCCATCTTAATTGCGTTTCTTATACTGGCGCCCTTCTTAATGAGTTGACCGAAGGCTTCGCATTTACTACTCTGAATGGACATGAGATTTGTAAGAAGTATATTCCTGCACGTCAGAATCGTCAGGGTAATGTGAATGAGGGGAACCATGTGCGCAAGAAGAAAGCTCCTATTGCCCCTCTGTTTATTGAGCATGCTGATACGGAGCAGTTGGCTTATAATCTTAACGCTTTTAAGCCGAATGACCTTATTGAAATTACTTTGAAGATGCATGGCACTTCTCAGCGCACCGGTTATCTTCCTATGCTTAAGGGTTATAAGAAAACTCTTTTGGATAGAATTATGCGTCGTGATGGCACTCCCATTTATGAATATGGATATGTATCTGGCACTCGTCGCACTGTGCTGAATGACTGGGAGGGCGGCTTCTATGGTTCTAATATGTTCCGCAAGAAGCACGCAGATTTCTTTGAGGGTAAGCTCCATAAGGGTGAGGAAGTCTATTATGAGGTTGTTGGTTTTACCGATGAGGGTATGCCTATTATGTCCTCTGCTTCTAATAGAAAGCTGAATGATAAGGATTTCCTTAAGAAGTATGGCGAAACTACTACTTTTTCTTATGGTTGTTCTTGCACTGGTTATTATACCTATGGTGATGGTAGCTATGATGTGCTTCCCAAGTCTGATTTCTATGTCTATCGTATGACTATGACCAATGAAGATGGGGATGTTGTTGAATATACTCCTGATTTCATGCGCTATCGTTGCGAGCAGATGGGCTGTAAGTGTGTTCCTGTCCTGTGGAGAGGTTTTCTTGATGACACCACTGATTGGAATGACGCAGGTATGACTGCTGGTGAGCAAGTTAAAGAAATCGCTGAGCGGTATTATGATGGTCCTGATCCGATTGGTAAGACTCATGTCCGTGAAGGCGTTGTAATTCGTATTCTTAATCGTCCAAAGTTCTGTGCTTATAAGCATAAGAATTTTGCCTTTAAGTGTCTTGAAGGCTTGGTAAAAGCAGAAGAGACCGCGCCCGATATGGAAGAGGCTGAAGAGGTGCAAAATGACGAAACTTGATGAATTGATGGAACATTTATCGTTAGATGCAGAGTGGGCTTCCGCTAATGAGTGGGAAGCCCCTATCTGCCTTTATGACGATATTCTTGATGCTCTTACTATTTTAAGAGTTATAGCGATTCTTAAAAGAATCGGAACATTAGACCAAATTGAATATGTCTTGGAGGATTATCTATGATTGATAATGAAGCTGTAAGTCAAGCTAAAACTGATACATATGAAATTAGAGAACGAATTCCTATCGCTCTTTGGGACAAAGTAAGTGAAGATCTAACACGAGATCAATGTTATTCTTATTGGCAATATTGCCTTGAATGTGTCCAACAGATGGCTGACGCTTGGGAAGAAGTTAATGGTGAAAATCTTATTTGGGTTCCGGGCCATTATGAAAAGAAAGAAGAATCCAAGAGCGAAGATGTTCCAATTACTGAAGTAGTTAAGAAATGTGAGTGTTATCATTTAAGAGATGATAAAACCGCAGAATGTTGGGGCACTAAGGAGCGCGAAATTTGTTCCTGCGGTGGCGATTCAAGATTTTGTAATTTTTATCATACCGGAGATAGAATTAGTGGTTAAAAATCTTACCTATTATAAAAATAAAAGTCTATTAGATTTATCCCCTAAAATTGTAATTTGTCATCAGGTAAATTGTCAAGGTGTTATGGGTGCAGGCCTTGCCAAACAAATCCGTATTCGTTGACCTGAAGTCTATGTAGATTATAAAAAAACTATTGAAAACGCGGAAGCGCAAATCGCAGGATTAGAAAATCCGCCTGATGACATTTTACTTGGCGCGGTTGCTTGCACTACTACAGTAGATGGTCATAGAGTAGCAAGTTTATTTGCTCAATATGATTATGGATATGGCCCGTGTAGATATACTAATTATGAAGCATTTGCTAGCTGTTTAGAAAATTTAAATAAATTAGTTCCTGGCTATGTTCCAATTGCTTTTCCTTATAAAATTGGGTGTGGTCTTGGTGGAGGAGATTGGGATATTATTCAATTAATGATTAGAAAAATTCTCCATCATGAAGATGTTTATATCTGTCAGTTGGAGGATTGAAATGAGCGTTGTCGCTGCTAAAGTTTATGATGATAGAATTGTAATGAGTGCTGATAGTATTCTTACTAATGGCTATGAGAAGGAGCCTAATGTTAATTTTGCTAAAATTGCTAAGATTAACGACATAATTCTTGGCGGAGTTGGTTATGGTGATGAACAAAGTCTAATGTGGCTTTATATGGAGAATCATCAGCCAGTTGAAGCTAATGAACGAGAAATTCTTAATTACATTATTGAATTTTCAAAATGGAAAAATACTCTTATTGGTGATGGATTTCTAAGAAATGAATTTCTTATTGCCTATAAAGGACATCTTTTCCATATTTGTAAGTTTATGGTAAGAGAGATTAAAGACTATTTTGCTATTGGAGCAGGCGCTCCTTATGCAACAACCGCGTTATACTTGAAACATGATCCAGAAGAATCAGTAAAGGTTGCGTGTGATATTTGCTGTTTTGTAAGCGAGCCAATTAAAACTTTTATTCAAGAAAAAGGAGATAAGGAGTAATTCTTATCTCCTTTTTGATTTTTTTAAAAAATTATTATATAATATTTATATAAAAAGAAAGGTGATATTATTATGAATTATATTGTTTCTAAAGAAAGACTTCTTGAACTTCTTAAAGCTGAAAATGAGCTTAACGTTCTTGAAGGGGATGGCGTTGATAACTGGACATGGTATATGGAAGGCCGAAGACAGTATCTTAAAGAAGGCGCCGAAATGTATGGTGTCAATATTGATGACAATGAAGATTTTGATTTTGAAGATTTAGCCGAATTGGATCTTCAGAACTTTGAGGAAATTTAAATGATTAATAAATTTGAAGGAGATTTTGCTTTTTTAAGCAACTTTTTTTACTCTCCAATTACAATAGAAGGAAAAAGATATCTCACGGTAGAAAACTATTTTCAGGCAATGAAAGCAGCGAACCCCGGGGATGCAGAAGAAATTAGATTGGCTCCTACTCCTGGCAAATCCAAGAGATTAGGAAGACATTGTGTAATTCGTAAAGACTGGGAAGACATTAAAGAAGATGTTATGTATAAAGGCGTAAAAGCTAAATTTACACAAAACCCAACTTTGCGGACTGCCCTTGAGAAAACCGGAGAAGCTTGGCTTGAAGAAGGAAATACTTGGTGCGATAATACTTGGGGAGTCTGTCGTTGTATTAAATGTCAAGACAAAATGGCATATAACAAATTAGGGAAAATTTTAATGAGGGTGAGAAAAGAATTAAGGGAATCAGATTAAAAACTGATCCCCTAATAATTCTTCAATTTTAATAGTATCTCTTTTATAATAAGGAATTCTTACTAAAGGGATACTATTATTTTTCGCATAATTATTTTTTAATTCATCTCTTGCTTGGACTTCTTTTAATAAATCTGTTTTATTAAAATACTCAACTGTTTTAGTGTGTTGTGGGCCATCAAATTCAATTAAACGAATAACATTGTTTTCTTTATCAAGTATAGCAAAATCAAATCTTAAAAAACCGTTGTTTTGAGTTTTTAAGCTCTAATTTGTATACTGAGAAATATAATTTATGTTATTATCAGTTAATAATTTGTTAATATTTAACTCCCCAATAGAATTTTTACATCCACAAGATTTTTGACCTCTTGATATTAATTTACCTCTTTCTACGGTAATAATATTACCACAAGAACATTGACAATCATACATAGTTGTAGTTTTATGCCCATTAACTTGAGCTTCTTTATTTCTACGAATTACGTATAACTCTCCAAATGTTTTTCCTGTTAAATCTTGTAGATGAGCTTTGCTTAATAATTCAGATTTCATACAACCGCAAGATTTAATAATGCCTCTATTAATATCAGTAGTTGTCGCTGTAAACATTTTACCACATTTACATTGACAATTCCACCAAACATTTTTACCTTTTTTTTCAATATTTCGATTTATAACTTTAAAATTTTCACATTGTTTATTTGTTAAATCAATTTTCAAATAAACCACATCCTTTCAATATTATTTTAAAATTATTTAGTATTGATTTTCTCAGTTAGCCCAATAATTATCATTTTTATTTAAAGAAAGGGAAATTAAATGTATTATTTGTTTTTAGCTTTGTTTTGGGCTTGTTTTGCCATTTGATGTTTTTGCTTTATTCAATGGATTCAATGCACTTTTATTAAAAAGTATAAAGACACTGATAAAATGTTATATTGGAATATTTGGATTTTAGCAAGTTGCTTAGAGCTAAATATTTGCAATCTATTTATGAAACTTACAAGAGTGGGATAATTTCTCACTCTTGATTTTTTATAAAAATATATTATAATATATATATAAATTAAAAAAGGATTGATATTTTATGAATAAAACATACGCGGTTAGTGATATTCATGGCATGAAACCTCTTTGGGATCAAATTATGAAATATCTTGATTCTAATGATATTCTTTATTGTCTGGGCGATTGCGCGGACCGCGGAAATGATGGTTGGGAAATTATTAAAGATGCTCTTGCCGATAAAAGAGTTATTTATCTTAAAGGTAATCATGAGGACATGCTATTTGAAGCTATGAAAGATTATCTTAAAGATGAAAATTTTAGTCGAGCATATGCTCTTCTTTGTAATAATAGTGGAGCAAAAACATTTGAAGATTGGCAAATTGGAGAACATGCTAATCCTGGATGGTATCGTGAACTTGCTAAACTTCCTCTGCAAGAAACCTATGTAAATAAGAATAATCAAATTATTCTTCTTTCTCATGCCGGTTATACTCTTGGTGATAGCCCTAATTCTTATAATTTAATTTGGAGTCGAGATCATTTCTATGATCCGTGGCCCGAAGGTTCGCCCGCGGACCGCACTTTCTGTATTCATGGCCATACGCCTTTTCTGCTGATGCCTAATTATGATCCTTATATTGCAGTAGGTAAAAGCTATAAAGATTTTGATTTGGAAAATATGAATCATTTTTGGTATTGCGATGGACATAAGTGCGATATTGATAATGGTTCTTTTGCTACTGGAAAAACTTGTCTTATTGACCTTGATACATTCGAGACTATTGAATTTACTATGTAAGGAGAAAAATAATGGTTAGAGGTATGAAATATCATATTTATGAAACAAAAGAGGGTGTTAATCCACTCTGTTGGGATGATAAAGCTCTTGAATTTGATACTATTGAGTCTGCTTGTAGATTTTTATGTGATCTTTTTAAAATTGTAAAAGATACTAACGAGGAAGAAATTTATAAAAATGCTACTGTTAAACACGATATACTTTACTATGATGGTGGCTATCTTGATGCTACAAATTTAACTGTCAAATATGATGCTGAAGAATGTGAAAATTATTTAGAGGAAACGTAAAGATTTTTATTGATTTTTTATAAAAAATAATATATAATATATATATAAGGTTAAGAAAGGAATTGATAAAAATGAACGATTATGATGATATTTCTTTGGCGGTTGCGAGTGTAGCTTTTATGTTTATTGAAGTAGCTATTATGCTATTTATTTGGAACACCGCTCTTATTCCTTGGTTTTGCTTTCCAAGCATTACTTATTGGCAGATGTTTGTCATTAAGATTTTTATTAATATTGCGGTTCCTTTCCGCTCAAAGGAGTAATTCAAATGGCATCTTATGAAAATCATGATTTTTACTGTATGAATTGTGGACGAAAAGGAATCCCTTTGTCTCGTCGAGTAAGTCTTCAACATGGTAAATTTCATCGTAAAAAGCTGTATTGTATTTATTGCAAAGAAGAAGTAAATCATATCGAATGTAGAACTCCAGAAGAAGTAGAAGAGTTTAAAGAAAATTTTGAGAATGGGGTGTATAAAGATGAAGCAAAAGAATCTTTGGATTATGTCCGGAATACCAGGCTCGGGTAAATCTACTTGGCTTAAAAATCATTGGCCTCAATGCGGTTGTGTTGTTTCTCGTGATGCTCTCCGTTTTCAAATGTTAAATGATGATGAAAGCTATTTCGCCAAAGAAGAAAGCGTATGGCATGCTTTTGTTGAAGCAATCACTCTTTCTTTAAGAGACTATGATGATGTGTATGCGGATGCCACGCATCTTAGACCCGGCTCCCGCAAAAAACTTCTTAAAGCAATTAACGCAAAAGGATATGCAAATCTTAATGTGAATGTTATTTATTTTAATGTTCCTGTTGAAGTTTGTATTGAGCGCAACAAACAGCGTGATGGTCGAGCGCAGGTTCCAGAAGAAGTAATTCGGAGTATGGCAAATTCTTTTACTCCTCCCACTTTTAAAGAATATATTAAATATAACCTTATCCAAGAGGTTAACGAAAAAGGAGAAGTGATTCACACATGGCAATCTTTTTAACCAGTGATATGCACTTTGGACATGATCGAGAATTTATTTGGAAAGCTCGTGGTTATTCTTCAATTAAAGAAATGAATGAAGATTACGTCGAGAAATGGAATAGTATCATTTCTGATGAAGATGACGTTTATATTCTTGGTGATCTAATGCTTGGAGACCCTTCTAATATTGAATATGTTAAACGTCTCAAGGGTAAATTCCATATTGTATTTGGCAACCATGATACAGCAACTCGGCAGAAGCTTTACGCGGATTTGCCTAATGTTGTTGAAATGGATTGGGCGATTATGCTAAATTATCGTAAATACCATTTCTTTATGACCCATTTCCCTTGTATGACTGGCAATCTTGAAAGAGAAAATCTTCATCAAATGACTTTGAATCTTTACGGCCATACTCATCAAACCACTAATTTCTTTGAAGATCGACCTTATATGTATCATGTAGGTGTTGACTCTCATCATGGCTATCCCATTAATCTTGATGTAATCATTGATGCTATGAAAGCCAAAGTTGAGGAATGTAAATCATTTCTTGATGAATGAGGAAAACTAAATGGCACTTTATGATTATAAAGGTAATGATTTAACAAAAAAACTTATTACTGGAAAAATGTCCTATGAAGATTGGGAAAAATTAATAACAAGACAAATGGAAGAAGCAATTTACAAAGAAGTAAAAGAAAAATTGGAACAAGGTCCATTAGGTGTAGAAATCTCTTTCTTATGGGATGAAGATGGAGAATTTGAACATAATGGATACTATAATTCGATTGATGATGCTATTGAAGCATTATTCAAATATAAGTATAAAATTTAAAATTAAATAAATAAGGAGAATTATTTATGCCTGCTATTATTTCATTTATCCTTCCGGCAATTCCTGTAGTTCTTATCGCGCTACTGGTAATTTTCATTTTCCTCAATGGTTATATAAAGGCTCCGCCTGATATGGCTTATATCATCAGTGGTGTCCATAAGAAACCTCGAATTCTTGTTGGTAAAGCTGGCTTGAAGATTCCTTTCTTCGAACGTTTGGATAAGCTTGCTCTCGGAGCTATTCAAATTGATGTAAAGACTGGATCTGCGGTTCCTACTGCCGAATACATTAACGTTCGTGTCGATTCTACGGTTTCCGTTCGTGTGGGCAGAGATCCGGAAATGATTGCGCTCGCCGCTCAGAACTTCCTTAATGTAGGCCGTGATGAAATTTCTCGTAAGATTAACGACCTTCTTGAAGGTAATATTCGTGAGATCGTCGGTCAGATGAAGTTGACTGATATGGTTAGCGATCGTAAGCTGTTTAGTGAGAAAGTCCAGGAGAATGCAGTTCCTGATCTGGCGCGTTATGGTCTTGAGCTGATTACCTTTAACGTTCAGAACTTCTCTGATGATAATGATGTTATCACTAACCTTGGTATTGATAATGTCGCTCAGATTAGCAAGAACGCAGCGATCGCTAAGTCCAATGCAGAACGTGAGATTGAGGTCGCTCGTGCGGAAAATGCTAAGCAGTCTAATGATGCTAAGGTTAAGGCCGCTGAGGAAATCGCAATCCGCAATAACGATCTTGCTATTAAGCAGGCTCAGTTGAAGCAGGAAGCTGATACCAAGAAAGCTCAGGCAGAAGCGGCTGCTGGCATTGAGTCTGAAAATCAGCGTAAGCTCAAGGATGTTGCGGCAACTAACGCGAATATCGCAAAGGCTGAGCGTGAAGCTGAACTGAAGCAGAAAGAAATCGAGCTTAAGGAATACGAACTGACTGCATTGGTTCGTAAGCAGGCTGATGCTGATAAGTATGCCGCGGAAAAGGCGGCTGAAGCAGACCTGATTCGTCGTCAGAAGGATGCTGAAGCTAAGGCTTATGAGATCGAGCAGGAAGCAAAAGCTATGCGTGCTCGCGCTGAAGCAGAAAAGTTCGCAGCCGAACAGAAAGCTGCTGGTATTGCGGCTGTTGGTGAAGCTGAAGCTACAGCAATCGACAAGAAAGCAGAAGCACAGAAGAAGATGGGTGAAGCTTCTATCATTGAAATGTATTTTAATGCAATGCCTCAAATCGTGGCAAACGCGGCCGCCCCTCTTACCAATGTGGATAAGATCGTCCAGTATGGTGATGGAAACTCTGCTCGTCTTGTAAAGGATGTTATGGGTTCCGCAAACCAGGTCATCGAAGCAATGTCTGAAAATGGCATCGACATTAAAGAGATGCTTACAAAAGCATTGAATAAGTAATTTAAATAGACACTATGATTTATTTCATAGTGTCTATTTTTTTATCCCTGATCAACGCGATCGGCCGTAGTTCCAATCACTCACGCCCATAGAAATTTTTTTAATAAAATGTTAAATGGTCATTTTTCATTAAAAATAAACCCAGTATTTATAAATAAATTAGGTAAATAAAATTTGCAAAATCAAAAAAATTTTGCTATAATTTATATTAAAGAAAGGATGAATAAAATGTCTCTATCTGAAAAAGATGTTTTACTTTTAAAAATTAAAGTTTCTAAAGAGTTAGAAAATGGTATTTTATTTGATGACAATGAATTGATTTTATAGTTAAATGAAATTTCTGATATCGAATATCAAGAAACTATTGCAATAATTTTTTATAATATTCAAAATTTTGAAAATCTTAGAAATTTAGAATAGATTGACAAATTACAAGATTTCATTAATAAAATTAGTTATCTAAAAAATAATACTCAAGTTTTAACTGCTATTGATTATCTATTTTTAGAAGTAAAGTTAGATTCAGACACAAAAGAAAATAATATAGAATTCTTTAAGAATTATAAAATAAAAGAAAATAATTCTTTAAGATATTATTCTTTATTAAGTAGCATATTTATTAAATATCAATTATTTAACAAATTAGATGAATTAGAAAATATTGTAAAAAATTTAATGTAAGGAGGACATAACATATGGCTAATTGTACTACATAGGGTTGTGTCGGAACTTGCTATATAAGCTGTAGTAATGGATGTGACCATGGTTGTGGCGGTTCTTGTTCTATGTGTGAAACTTGCGGCACTAGCCAATGCCAAGGAAGTTGTTCAGGCGGTTGTGATGGAGGTTGCTCTGGATGCGGAGGAGTTTGTAGTAATAGTTGTTCAGGCGGTTGTGATGGAGGTTGCTCTGGATGTGGCGGTTCTTGCAGTACCGATTGTAGTGGAAGCTGTTCTGGCGGATGTGTTGGATGTAGTGCTAGTTGTCGCACCGATTGTAGTGGAAGCTGTTCTGGCGGATGTATTGGATGTAGTGCTAGTTGTAGGCATGACTGTTCTGCTTGTACTGGCAATTGTACGGGAGGCTGCGATAATGGATGTACCACTTCAGCTAATGTAAATCTTTATAATTCTATTAATTTAAGAATCGTTTTATATGCTGCTGATATTGCAAATATTTATACTATGTTAAATAAAGAATTATCTAGGCGTGGATATAGTACTTTACCTACAAAAGTTTCTTCTAACAGTAAAGTTAATACAAACTTAAAAAATGAAATATTCACAAATATTTCTAAAATGTAGAACACTTCTTATAATGGAAATGTCTGTACTAAATCTGAAATGCAGAAAGCAATTACTGCTTTAAAGTCTTTATATTCTAAAATTTTAAAAAGTTAATTTATAAGATAAAAAGGAGAAAAATAATGAAAACAATTACAGTAAATGCTAATAATGTAGAATTAAATGATAAATTAGAACGAGCTTATCAAGATCTTCTTGCTCGTCAAAGTATTATTACTTATATGATGAATAGCACTTCATTTAATAATATGGATACTGATAATTATAAAAGATATCATCAAGAATACGTTGAAAAATTTATTGAATATGATAAAATTAGAAATAAAGTTGGAAAATATTATGATTTAGAAAAATATGGTAATAATGCCTATTGGAGTATTGACTTCCAAGCAAAAATTATTACAATAACAATTAATGATAATGCTGAATGAGACGTAAATTCGAATAGTATAGTGATACAATTCAAAGATTATATCCAGAACTATGGAAAAATGAAAGCGATAAAGTTTTTGATATAACTTTACAGGTCACTGACGCTTGTAATTTAAGATGTAGTTATTGTTATCAAACTTGTAAAAAAAATCATTTAATGGATTTTGAAACAGCTAAAAAATATATTGATATGTTAATAGTAAATCCTTAGAAAAATGATTACTTTGACCCAGATAATATTATAGGTTTAGTCTTTGATTTTATTGGTGGAGAACCTTTTTTAAATTTAGATTTAATAGATAAAGTAATGGATTATACAATTTCTAAATTAATTGAAATGAACAGTCCATTAATTTATTTTACAAGATTTTTAATTTGTACTAATGGAACATTATATTTTGATCCAAAAGTACAAAAATTTTTAGATAAATATAAGCAATGGCTATCTGTTTCTATTAGTATTGATGGTAATAAAGAATTGCATGATGCTTGTAGAAAATTCCCTGATGGGTCAGGTAGTTATGATATTGTTGTAAAAGCAATAAAAGATTGGCGTAAAAAAACTGGAGAATATCCTTGTTCAAAAATTACTTTATCTCCTGATAATGTTATGTATTTAAATGATGCTGTAAAAGCTCTTTTAGACATAGGATTTACTTCTATATTAGGGAATGTAATTTTTGAAAAAGGTTGGACTTTAGAACACGCCAAAATTTACTATAAACAATTACAAGAATTAGGACAATATCTCCTTGATAATAATTTAGAAGAAGATGTATATATTTCATTTTTTGAATATCCAGATTTGAAATTATTTAGACCAAAAGATTGGACTAATAAAGATGATCTATAGAATTGGTGCGGCGGAAATGGAAGTATGATTGCTATGAATTATACTGGTAATTTATACCCCTGCTTACGATATATGGAAGATGCTCTGGGCGATTCCGTCCCACCTCTTATTATAGGAAATGTAAATAAAAATGAAATAGCAACAACAGAAAAACAAAAACAATTAACAAAAGAATTAAAAGCAATTAATTCTTATACTCAATCTTCTGACGAATGTCGTGAATGTCCTATTGCTAATGGTTGTGCTTGGTGTCAAGCATATAATTATCAAGATACTGGAATTCTTAATAAAAGAGTTACTTATATTTGTCCTATGCATAAAGCTCGCGCTCTTGCCAACATTGAATTTTGGAATAAATATTATAAAAAACATAATATAGACGAAGAATTTCCGAATAATATGAAGCAAGAATGGATAGATGAATTATTAAATTAAAATAAAGGCGAAAGTATTATACTTTCGCCTTTATTTTTTTTGCTTTTTAATAATTTTTATGTTAATATATTTATAGAAATAGATAGAAAGGAGTTCTATTACTTTGAAAAAAGAACCTTTATTTAGTTATAACCCTGAATCAGGCGAAGCTTCTTGTTTAATTGAAGATAAAGATGGTAATATTATTTATGGTATTGCTAAATGCCACCCTGACGATATGGATATGGCAAATGAAAAAACTGGATGTAATTTTGCTTATAAACGAGCTTATATTAAAGTTTTACAAGCATATAAAAAAGAATTAAAAATTCAACTTGGAGCTTTAAATCAATTATATTATTCAATGAATAGAAGCAAATATTTTAATCCTAAATCTTATGAAAATAAAATGCTTCAACGACAAATCCGCCAAAGACAAGAAGATATTAGTTATGTAAATGACTCTATTAAAAATGCTAAAGAAGAATTAAATTATATCATAAAAGAAAAAGATAAATTTTACCAGAGTATTCGTAAACATCGTAATGAGGCCAAGAATTAAAAATAAAAGCATATAAATTTTTATAAATGTTAAGAGGTAAAATCTTCAAATCCCTAATGAAAGGGTGAATATTTATTTTAACATTTATATTCGGAATAATATTTATCGCATTTTTATACCCAATAGGAGATAGTTTAGTTAGTTTATTGACAACTTTTCTCGAATTGGTAAAGGGAAAATTAACTCTAAAAATAGCAGAGTATAATTCCCAAATCGAAAAATTAGCAACCGATACAAAGACTTCAGTTCACGCAGTCGGATTTGCTATACCAAACATAGAAGAGGAAGAAGATGATGAGTACGAAGATGTATAAATTTTATGATACTTGTAGTTTGCTGATGGCGGTTGATACATTTCTCCAAGAGGAAGAATATACACCTGTTATATCTTCTATTACTTTAAAAGAATTAGAAAATATAAAAACATCATCAAATAAAGATGCTGATGTTAAATATTCAGCTCGTAAAGTATTGCATAAATTGAATGAGAACCCTGATAATTATATTATCCAACTGTTTAAATTAGATGGATTAAAAATAATTGAAGATTCTAACCTTCCAATTACTGATGATAGTAAAATTTTATCTACTGCAATTGAATTTAAATTAGCTCATCCAAATACTATATTTATCACTAATGATTTATCATTAAAAGCGATGGCAAATCTTTTCTTTGACAAAAATCATATCCAAAGCATAGATGAAGAATTAATTGATGAATATAAGGGATATGTAGAAATTACAATGTCAAACGCGGAAATGGCTGATTTCTATTCTAACCAATATGAAAATGTTTATAATTTACATATTAATGAATATTTAATTATAAAAGATAAAGATAATAATATCATTGATAAAGTATGTTATACTGGTGATGGTTATCGTCCTATTTCATTTGGTAATTTTGATTCTACTCAATTTGGAAAAGTAAAACCTATGAAAGATGACCCTTATCAAGCTTTATTCGCAGATAGTCTTATTAATAATACTATTACTATGGTTCGTGGCCCTGCGGGTTCAGGTAAAACTTATTTAAGTTTAGCCTTCTTAATGAATCAATTTGAACGCGGACGTATTGATAAAATCATTGTATTTTGTAATACGATTGCCACTAAAAATTCTGCGAAATTAGGTTTTTATCCTGGCACTCGAGATGAAAAATTACTTGATAGTCAAATTGGCAACCTTTTAATTAGTAAATTTGGCGGTCGCTTAGCCGTAGAGCGCATGATTGAAAATGAACAATTAGTTCTTTTGCCGTTAAGTGATATTCGTGGTTATGACACTACTGGAATGAAAGCAGGTATTTATATTTCTGAAGCGCAAAATATGGATATTTCGCTTATGAAATTGACTTTACAACGTATCGGTGAAGATGGTATTTGTATCATTGATGGCGATGATAAAACTCAAGTTGATGATATCGCTTTTGCTGGAGCCAATAATGGTATGCGTCGTGCTTCTAAAGTATTTAGAGGATCAGATGTATATGGTGAAATTGAATTAAAACAAATTCATCGTTCTAAAATTGCGACATTAGCTGAACATATGTAATTATAAGAAAGAGAAGATTTACTTCTTCTCTTTCTTTTTTATTTTATAGAAAGGAGGATAATATGACTAACATTGAAATAGTTTGGAATTATTTGTATAAACAAATAAAAAACCCTTATGGAACGGCCGGGCTAATGGGAAACCTAAAAGCTGAATCAAATTTTAATTCAAAAAATCTTCAAAATAGTTTTGAAAAGACGCTTGGATTAAATGACGAATAGTATACAAAACAAGTAGATAATGGTAAATATACTAATTTTATTTATGATAAAGTTGGATATGGTTTAGCTCAATGGACCTATTGGAGTCTTAAAAAACAATTATATGATTTTGCAAAAAAGAAAAATACTTCAATAGGAAACTTAAATACACAACTTGAATTTTTAATTTATCAACTTTCTACATATTATCCTACCGTTTGGAATACTTTAATAAATTGTAAAGATATATAGACTGCTTCAAATATAGTTTTAACATAGTTTGAACGACCAAAAGATTAGAGTTTAAAAATCCAATAGTAGAGATTGTATTATGGAGTTGAAATATATGATCAATTTATAGGAAAAGGTGAAGATATGAAAATTGTAGATAATTTAACAACATCTAATTATCAAAAAGGCAATAATAGAAAAATAAAATATATTGTAATACATTATTTTGGTTCTTTAGGAACAGCAAAAAATATTAGTAATTATTTCAAAAACCCTGTCGCTAAATCATCAGCTCATTATTGTATTGATGAAAAAGATATTATTTATCGTAGTGTTAAAGATGAAGATATTGCTTGGCACTGTGGCACAAGAAAAGGATATAAACATCCTGAATGTAGAAATGCCAATTCTATTGGAATTGAAGTAAGACCTTGTAAAATAAATAAATCTAATATTGTAGCCAGTGATACTGATTGGTATTTTGATCCAAAAGCATTAGAAAATACAGTGCAGTTAGTAAAGCAATTAATGTAGAAATACAATATACCTGCGGACCACGTTATTCGCCACTATGATGTAACTGGTAAATTATGTCCTCGTCCATTATGCGGAACTGATATGAATAGTTATTATAGAACAAGTGGCGATTACCAATGGTAGTTATTTAAACAAAAAATTGGTGATAATATAAATATTAATGAGGAGGATGAAGATATGACTCAAGATAAATTTAATGAAATGATGGAAGTTTATTTAAATCAACAAGCCGAAAAAAATGCAAGTTCTTGGTCTGATACGGAAAGAACTTGGGCTGAAAGTAAAGGATATATTAAAGGCGATAATTTAAATCGTAAAATGTATAAAAAATTTATGACTCGTGAAGAAATGATTGTAGTTCTTTATAGAATTATGAAAGATAAAGGGTTGGTGTAATATGAAACAAAAAAGAGAATTTTCTAAAACTCTATTAATTCAAGAATCTGCCTTAATTTGGATTTCAACATTAGCATATATTGTTTTAGCATTTTATTGTATTTGTAATGGATATATGGGTTCTTTACCCTGGCTTACCGCAAGCGCAAGTCTTCCTTGGGCGGCATATGGCGTGAGCCAAGTATACTATTATAAAAAATCAATGGCTGAAAATACTAAAGATGGCGTTAAATATGCTTCAGTTATGAAAGAGCTTGATGAAGCTTATAATAATTATAAAGAAGAATTAAATAATACACCAACAGTAGATAATACTGAAACTACTTCTATGAGTTATTATACCGAAGACGATTATAGCGATAATAGTGATCCTATAGATACTAATTATGGTATTTAATATAAAATTGGATAGTATATTTTATATACTATCCAATTTTTTTATTTATATCTCTGGGCGCTTCTCTTAAATATATTATACAAAAATTTTTTATCTCTGTCAAGTTTTATTTAAATCGGCATTTTAAGCCACGATTTTTTGACTTTCCAAAATATTTTTGTTATAATATATTTATAAAATAAAGAAATATGTTATTGGAGAAAAAAATATGAGTAATTATATTAATCATTTAAATACTGTTTTAACACATAAAAAGTATGTATTTAAATATTGTAAAATGGCTGGTATCCCTTGGCGCGGTATTAAGCATGATTTATCTAAGTTTACTCCTATTGAATTCATTGAATCCGCTCACTATTGGACCGGTAATCGTTCTCCAATTGATAATTGTAAAGATGTTAATGGATTTAGTAAAGCATGGCAACATCATAAAGGCCACAACACTCATCATTGGGAGTATTGGATTGATGATATTAAAGATGGTGGAGTAGGCCATCCAAAAGCACTATTAATGCCCTATGAAGATACCGTTGAACTTCTTTGTGATTATTTAGGTGCGGGAGCCGCCTATATGAAAGACAAATTCAATGCAGAAAGTGAATTAAATTGGTGGCTTAAAAAGCGTGAAGAGGTCTTAATGCATCCAGCTGTTAAGTCTTTTGTTAATGTAATTTTTCTTAGATGGAAAAATGGAACTCCTATTGAAGAATTACTTAATAAAAAATATTTAAAGAAATTATATAATGATTTAGTTTATGATTATAAATTAAATCAAATTATTCCTAAAGTTAAGGAGGAATCTAATGACAACGACAATTAATTTAGATTCTTATGGAGTAAAAGATATTAAAACTCTTGAAGGTATAGAAGCAATTCGTCTTAGACCAGGTATGTATATTGGTTCTACTGGGCCCGATGGAGTTAAGCATATTACTCTTGAAATTATTTCAAATGCTGTCGATGAATATTTAAATGGTCATTGTACTCGTTGCGATATTTCAGTATCTAAAGATGGTTATGTTGAAATCCGCGACAATGGACGGGGTGTTCCTTTTGGAAAAGCTAAAGACGGTAGTGAAACATTGGTAAATATTTATACTAAACTTCATACTGGTGCAAAATTTGATAGCAATGGAAAAACTGGATATAATACATCTGGTGGTATGAACGGCGTTGGTGCTAAAGCCACTAACGCTCTTTCTCGATATTTTCAAGTAGCATCTTTCCGCGATGGTAAACACGCCGTTGCGTCTTTTGAGAAAGGAAAATTAAAAGATTATCAAGAAGAAAAATGGGCTGGTAAAGAAACCGGAACTTGGGTTAAATTTTTGCCAGATGAAAGTATTTTTAAAGAAGGTATTCTTCTTGATTATGATGCTTTAAGAAAACAAATTCAAGAATTAGCTTATCTTTCTCCTGATATGGTATTTCATTTTACTTATCTTGATAAGCCAGAAGAAGAGATTACTTCAAAAAATGGTATTCTTGACTATATTAAAGATTTAAATAGCAATAAAACTTCTCTTACTTCAATTTTTTATACTGAAAATATTGAAGATAGAATTGGTGTAAAAATTGCTATGGAGTATAATGATACTTATAGCGATACTTATAAACTTTATACTAATTCAATTCCTAATAGTGGTGGAACGCATCTGACCGGTTTTAGAACAGCACTTACTACTTCTATTAATGAATATGCTCGTGATAAAGGTCTTTTAAAAAAGAAAGACGCTAATATCACTGGTGAAGAACTCAAAGAAGGATTAAGTCTTGTTCTTTCATTTATTATGCCTGACCCGGTTTTCTCTGGTCAAACCAAAGATGTTTTATCCAGTAGTGAAGCAAGAACTATTGTTCAACGCCTTGTCTCAAAAGATTTAAAAGTTTGGCTTGACAATAACCCAAAAGATGCTAAAGCTATTGTAGATAAGGCAATGTTGGCGCGCGCAGCCCGCGAAAAAGCGAAAAAGGCTAAAGAAACCGTTCGTAAAGTTGATACGAAGAAAAGAACTATTTTACCCGGCACATTAAGCGATGCCAATAGTAAAAATAGAAGCGAATGTGAAATTTTTATTGTTGAAGGTCGTTCCGCGGAAGGCCCTACTAAAGAAGCCCGTAATCGCAATACGCAAGCGGTTTTGCCTGTAAGGGGTAAAATTCTTAATACTTTAAAAACAGATTTGCACAAAGCATTAGGAAATAAAGAAATTAGTGCGATGATTGATGCTTTTGGTCTTGAAGTTAAAGATGGTAAAGTAATTGTGGACGAATCTAAATTGCGTTATGGTAAGATTATTATCACAGCTGATGCTGATGTTGATGGTAGTCATATTCGTATTTTATTCCTTACATTTATCTGGAAATTCGCGCCTGAATTAATTGAAAAAGGTTATATTTATGCGGCGGTTCCACCTCTTTATAAAGCGACTTGGGGCACAAATATTAAATATCTTAAAGATGATACTGCTCTTGAAACATTCAGAAAAACTATGAACCGATCTTTTGAGTTGGGCCGAATGAAAGGTCTTGGAGAAATGGATACTCATGAAATGGAATTGGTTATGAATCCAGAAACTCGCACCTTAAAACAAATTACAATGGATGATATGAATCTTGTAAATAAAACATTTATGGATTTGATGGGTGAATCAGTTGGCCCTCGTAAATCTTTCATTGAGTTAAATGCAGAAAGGGCCAATATTGATGTATAAAACTGATAAGGGATATGTAAGTAATTATAAAGGAACACCTATTGAAATAATTCCTATTCGTAAAGATGACGTTATTTTAGCTCATGTTAATAAAGATATTGATATAATTACTTGTAGAGACCTCCACGAACAATTACAAAAGTTATTTCCAGATAATAAAGTAAATATTATTAACGATTATTTTATTGATAAAATTACTATTTTTACTAATACTTCTTTTCATATTGATTGTGGAGAAAATGAATTTTTAGGGAGGCCATCACATGATTGCGATTTATACTGATGGGTCTTGTCGTGGAAACGGTAAAATAAATAATAGCGGTGGTTATGGGTTTGTTGTTATTGAATATGATAGCAATCCTGAGAACGGTGTTGTAATTGATGCTTGTCAAATAAACGCCTTTGAAGATACTACAAATAACAGAGAAGAAATTAAAGCTATTCTTCATGTGTTGAAAAAATATGGTAAACATGATAATGGAGAATGGACTAATGATATTCCTACTGTATATAGTGATTCAGCCTATTGTGTAAATACTTTTACCAATTGGATGTATGGATGGGAGCGTAATAATTGGATTAAATCCAATAAAAAAGTTCCAGAAAATCTTGATTTAATTAAAGATTATTATGAGACAGAAAAAGAAGTCAAAATTGATTTAAGAAAAATTTCCGGGCATGATGGCCATTTGTGGAATGAGTTAGCAGATGGTCTTGCTACTGGAAAAATTACAGCTGAGGAGGTCCTTAAAAAATATGGGAGAGATTCTAAAAACTCCAATAGTTAATGAAGTGGAGCAATCCTTCCTGGATTACTCTTTAAGTGTAATAACTGATAGAGCAATTCCATCCGCGGAAGATGGATTAAAACCAGTTGCAAGACGTATTCTTTATGATATGTTTGATAAAGGATACTTTAATAATAAAAAGTTTGTTAAATGCGCCCAGCCTGTCGGTGATGCAATGGGCCGTTTTCATCCTCATGGTGATAGCTCTATTTATGGAGCTTTATGTATTTTAAGTCAACCTTGGACGATGCGTTATCCATTAATTTCATTCCATGGCAATAATGGTAGTCGTGATGGTGGAGAGCCAGCAGCATATCGTTATACTGAATGTAAGTTATCTAAAATTGGCGAAGAAATGCTTGCTGACATTAAAAAGAATACTTGCGATTGGCAATTAGCTTATACTGATGTTGAAAATGAACCAGTATATTTGCCGGGCCGAATTCCGCACCTTCTTGTAAATGGCACTACTGGTATTGCAGTCGCTATGGCTTGTTCTTTTGCCCCACATAATTTAACTGAAATTATGGACGCAATTATTTACACTTTGCGCAATAGCGAGTGTAAAGTTGAAGATTTGCTTCAATTTGTCCAAGGCCCTGATTTTCCTACTGGTGGAACTGTTATCAATAAAGATGAATTAAAAACTGCTTATTTAACTGGCAAAGGTCGAGCTCGTATGAGGGCTGATTATGTAATTGAGCATGAAAAAACACATGATTTAATTGTATTTACTACAATTCCTTATAAAGTTTCAAAAGATACTCTTTGTGAAGATATTGATAAACTTTGTGAAGAGGACAAATTAAATGGCATTGTTGCTATTAGAGACGAAAGCACTAAAGATGGAGTGCGTTTTGTAATTGAACTTGATAAGGGAGTTAGTGCTCAGCCTATTATTTCTAAACTTTATAAGTTATCTCGTCTTGAAGAAACATATAGTTTTAATCAGGTTGCTCTTGTTAATAAGAAACCAAAACTTTTAAATCTTAAACAACTTATTGAAATTTATATTAGTCATCAAAAAGATGTAATATTAAGAAAAACAAAATATGAATATGATAAAGCACAAGCTCGTATTCATATTTTAAATGGTATTCTTAAAGCACTTGAAGATATTGATAACGTAATTGCTCTTATTAAAAAGAGTGAAAGTGCGGTTGCTGCTCGTCAAGCTTTAATGACTCAATATAAGTTAGATGAAGATCAAGCTAAAGCAATTCTTGATATTAAATTAAGTAGATTAGCTCGTTTAGAAAAAGTTGAAATCCAAGAGGAAAGAGATAATTTAATTAAAGAGAGTGAGCGTTTAGCTTTAATTCTTAAAGACCCTACTGATGAACTTGAAAAGATTTTCATTACTATTAAAAATACTTATGGTGATGCGCGTATTACTAAAATCATTCAAGCTCCAGTAGAGAAAGAAGACAAAGAAATTGAGTATGTTGAACCTGAGAAGTGTGTTGTTGTAATGACTGAGGGCGGAACAATTAAACGTATTCCGACAGCTTCTTATCGCACGCAAAAGAAAAATGGTAAAGGTATTAAATCTCAAGAAGATATTACCTCTTGTGTTTTAAGAACTAATACTATTGATTCTCTAATGATTTTCTCAAATAAAGGTGTAATGTATCGCCTTTTAGTTGACAATATTCCAGTAGGAACAAATAGTTCACAAGGCCAATCTATTAAGAGTCTTGTAAATATGGCTCCTGATGAAAATCCTGAGACAATGTATTCAATTTATAGAGACACTGATGCCAAATATGTATTATTTACTACTAAGAATGGACTTGTAAAGAAGACTGCTTTGGAAGAGTATATTAATACAAAGAAAAAGATCGGTATCGTTGCAATTAGTTTGCGCGAAGGTGATAGCTTAGCATCTGTATGTTTAATTAAAGATGAGCCTATTGTATTAATAACTAAAAATGGTATGGGAATTAAATTTAATTCCACAGACATTACTGCGACCTCTCGTGCTACCGCTGGAGTTAAAGGTATTAATCTTAACGAAGGTGATGAAGTAATTTCTACTATGCCAATTCGACATGATACTGATTCTATAGCAGTATTTAGCGAAAATGGCTTAGGAAAGAAATTATCTTTAAGTGAATTGACTTTACAAAAACGTGGTGGTAAAGGACTTAATATATATAAAACGAGTGGGTCTACCGGTACATTGACCGCAACTGCGTTAATTGCTGATGAAGATAATCTACTTATTACAGGGGATAAAGCATCTATTTGCGTTTCCGCGAAAGACATTCCTGCTCTTGGGCGTATTTCTGTTGGCAATCAGATTATTAAGTCTAGCAAGATTAAGTCAGCAACTAAGGTATAAAATCTCATAAAGGAGGATTGTATCCTCCTTTACTTGATTTTTTTAAAAAATTTTTCTATAATATATTTAAAGATAGGACGGAAATAAATCAATGAGTTTCTCTAAAGAATTGCTTGATAAGTATGCTCCAGAAGCAGATTGTATTCAAGCAATGAAAATTTGGAAATTGCCCGATGGTAAAGAGAGTCTTTTTCCCGTTGTTTGTAATGGCGGTGAATATTTTGCTGAATTAAAGAAAGATGGATATTGGTATCAGTATGAAAAGACAGAACATTATGATTATTTATTTAGTCGTAATATAAGTGCAAATACTGGTATTTTAACTGAAAAGTTGGCAAATGTCCCTCATATTCATGAAGCACTCAAAGATTTACCTTCCGGCACTATTTTAATAGGTGAAATTTATTATCCAGGTAAAACTTCTAAAGATGTGACTAAAATTATGGGATGTTTAGCACCTGAAGCGATTAAACGTCAGCAGTCCAGTGGATTAATTCATTATTATTTACATGATGTTATTAAATATAATGGAATTAATATTCAAAATGAGGGTGCTTGGACACGTTATCAGGTATTAAAAGCCATTTGGGATAAATTTAATTTAAGTCAATATTCTTATATGGAACTTGCAGATGCAGTTCTTGATAATATTCAAGAATTTACTGCGGCCGCTCTTACTGCGGGTGAAGAAGGCGCAGTTTTGAAGAAAAAAGATGCTCCATATGTTCCAGATAAGCGACCAGCATGGTCTTCTATTAAAATTAAAAAAATGGACTATGTTGATTGTATTTGTATTGGATTTGAAGATGCAACTAAATATTATGATGGTAAAGAAATCACGACTTGGCCTTATTGGGAAATAAAAACTCCAATGTTTTATAATTGCTTTGAAGAAGATCATTGTTTCGCAGGATGGTCAAAACCCCAATTAGTAAAAGGAAATTTCTATAAAAATTATTTGAAGAATCCTCCTGCTAATGGAAGTAATTTATTAGAAGATGATGAAAAATATTATCAACCAATTACCAAAGGCTATTATTATGGATGGAAGACATCTATGAAGTTAGGCGCCTATGATGATAAAGGAAATCTTATTGAAATCGGAACGGTATCCTCTGGATTAACCGATGAACTTAAAGAAGCTTTTGCTAAAGAACCTGAAAAATACCTTAATCGAGTAGTTGCCATACAGTGTATGCAACGCAATAATGAAGAGCATACTTTAAGGCATGGCTTTTTTAAAGGATTCCGCGATGATAAGAACATTACCGACTGCACTTTGGCGGAATGTTTTGACAAATAAAAAAATTTTTTGTAAAATAAACTTGTAAAAATTAAGGAAGAAAATTTTTAAATGAAAACAAAAGAACTCAAGAATCTCGCAAAAAAAATTGCTAATGCAGAATTAGTCGTTCAGACAAGTGAAGACCCGCAAGCTGTTCGTAAAGCCCAGAATCAAATTATGGAACTTTCGAGCCACGTTCACAGTCTTGATGATATTACAACCATTGACGAAATGGTTCAAGAAATTCTTGGAAAAATTCTTGACAAATAAAAAATTTTTTACTATAATATTTACATAACCTAAAGGTTAAAAGAAAAAAATAAAAAAAAATATTTAATTATTTAAAGGAGATTATTATTATTATGGCTATGAAGGAAAATTCTAAGAAGGTTCTTAATTATTTGAAGGAAGTTAACGGTCAGGAAGTTACCGCTGCTGATGTTGCTGAGGCTCTCGGTCTCGAGAAGCGTTCTGTTGATGGTATCTTTACCAGTGCTATTCAGCGCAAGGGTCTCGGTCTTCGCACTCCCGCTGAGGTTGAGCTTGAGGATGGCACTCATAAGCAGGTCAAGTTCCTCTCTCTCACTCCCGCTGGCATGAGCTTTGATCCCGACGCTCCTGACGCGGAGTAATTAATATAAATTATTAAGGGGTAGATATTTAATATCTGCCCCTTCTTTTTTAAATATTTATGCTTACTTTAATAATTGCTATACTGGCGTTTATTATTGGTGGATTTTTAATATATTTTATTTTACGTCCACGACTAAATAATATTCAAAAGCTTAATGAAGAAATAATAAAACAAAATAAAGAGCTTGAATATAAAAATTCAGATTTAGATGATTAGTATACAATATTATCAACGGCAGTAAAAGGTATTACTTCCAGAAAAGAAGAAATAGAAAATAATTTAAATATTCTTTAGTCCAAAAGAGACGAAGTTGAAAATAGTTTAAATTCTTTATAGAATCAAGCAAAACAGTCCGCAGATATTTTCTATCAGCAATCAATGGAGAATGCTCGTGTTCGCCTTGAATATGATTTAAATAAACAAGAATTTAAATATACGAAAGCTAAAGAAGAATATGAAAATGAATATCAATCAACTCTTGTTGATTGTTCTTTAGAATTATCTAATTTAATTGATTCTAAAAAAGAAGAATTAAATAAATTAGATGAAGAAATTCAATTACATAGCAGAGAAGTCGCGGCCGCAGTTGATGCTGCAAAACGTGCCGAAGAAATTAAAAACCAAGCTGATTTCTATAAATTATAGTTGCCTCAAATAGATATTGATGAAATCAGTCTTCTTCGTTCTATTGAGCCAAAACTTCGTGATAAAGATATTTTAAATAAAGTAATTTGGAAAAGTTATTATGAAAAACCAACCACAGATTTAATTGGTCGAGTAATTGGTTCTGGAATCCATACAGGAATTTATAAAATTACTAATTTAGAAAATCAAATGTGTTATGTGGGTCAAGCAGTCGATCTTTCTGCACGTTGGAAACAACATATTAAACGCGGAATTGGCGCAGAGCCCGCCACACGCAATAAACTTTATCCTGCTATGTTGGCTATTGGAGTAGAAAATTTTAGTTTTGAAGTAATAGAAGAATGTTCTCGTGAAGAGTTAGATGTGCGAGAAGATTACTGGCAAGACTATTTTAAAGCTAAGGAATTTGGGTATAGTATAAAATAATGTATAGAATAATTGATAAACGTGGAACAGGAAAAACGAGTAAATTAATACTGTTGGCCAAAGAGAAAAATGCTATTATTGCTTGTTCTAATCCTGATGCTATGAGAATTAAGTCAGAAGGATATGGAATTATTGGAATTGATTTTATTTCATATTATGATTATATAAATGGGAATTATCCAAAAGGCAGTATGGTATTCATTGATGAACTTGATTGTTTTGTTCGTTCTCTTGGACATAATCTAAGCGGATATACTTTAAGTAATGAGGATTGATTATGAAAAATAATAAAATCGTCAGTAATGTGAGAGTTTATGACTTACCAGAAAGTATGGTTGCTTCTGGATATCCAATGAGAACGGATACCAAGCAACATCCAATTAATGATAAAGATATGACAAGATGTTAGAATCTTGTATCTGCCACAAAAAGTGGTAATATGGCCCATGCCCAATTTTTAACCGGTATTAGAGTTAATTTTGATTTAACTTTTTCCAATAAGGCTTGGGTCGAAGCAGAAAGATATAGATTCCTTGAATTTGTATCTTCACAATCCACAATGCATTGCATTACTAAATTTGATTTAAATGAACAATATAATGAATATGTTGATCCAAGAATCATTGAGATAATGCGTGAGAAAGTTGATATTTATAATAAACTTTTAAGTATTATTGATAGAATTAAGCATTGTGAAACTGAAAATAAAAATGAGAGAATTAAAATGCTTGAGCAGTTAGAAGAGATTAGAAAAGAAAAATATCTTGAAATTCTATACTCTAATCCTGCTGGATTTTTGCTTACCGCAAGATTAACTACTAATTATAGATGTTTAAGAAACATATATATTTAGAGAAAAAATCATCGTCTTCCCGAATGGAGAGAATTCTGTAAATGGATTGAAACTCTTCCTTATGCGGAAGAACTATTGGTAAATTAATCATAACTTGATTTTTCTAAATAAATATTATATAATATTTATATAAGATAAAGAAAGGTTATAAACTTTTTAAAATGAGTAAGAAACAAGCATTTATTGATTATGTTGAAGAATTAATTGTTGCCACTAATGAAAACCGCTATCCAGTAGTAATGAGTGAAGATGCTAGTATCTATTGGGAAGCGTTAAAAGCTAAAGAAGAAACTGAAAAGCCTCTATTTACTGAGGGCGGAAAAGCCATTATTAAATGGATGCAAGATAATAATAAAGATATTCCTCTTGTTAAATCAAGAGAAATTGCCGAATATCTCGGTGTGTCTAGCCGTGGAGTTGCGGGTTCCATGCGCAAATTAGTATCTGATGGTTTCGTAGAAAAAGTTAGTCAAGATCCAATTATTTATACTTTAACAGAAAAAGGAAAAAATATTAATTTATTGAATTTATTTAATTAAGGAGAAATTTATTTATGAAGAAAGTAATGGAAAATGCTACTCATATTGAAGGTATCTTGTACGAACATGCTTTGGAAAATAAGGTAACCGGACCAAATTCTAAGAACCCCGGCACTCCTTTTATTTCTGGTACTATTAGTATTGCTACTGATAATGCTCTTACTAATATCGTCCAGGTTCACTTTACTTATGTAACTCAAACTACTACTAAGGGCACTCCTAATGCTACATATAGTATTCTTCAGAATATTATTGATGGTACAATTGGTAATTATATGGCTGATGGAGAAGATAAAGCTGCTAAGCTTCGTGTCGATTCCGCGATTGGTCTTAATGAATTTTATTCTGATCGTAACGGCAAGGAAGAGCTTGTAAGCGCTAAGCGCAATGAGGGCGGATTTGTTCATACTACTACCACTCTTATTGATGATGAAAAGCAGCGCAATACTTTTAAGTGTGATATGATTATCACTAATGTAACTCATGTTGATGCTGATGAAGAGCATAATATTCCTGAAAAGGTAATTGTTAAGGGAGCAATTTTTGATTTCCGCAAGTCTTTACTTCCTGTTGAGTTTACAGCTACTAATCCTGGAGCCATGGCTTATTATGAGGGTCTTGGAGCTTCTCCTTCTGAGCCTGTATTCACAAAGCTTTGGGGTCGTCAGGTATCTGAAGTAATTAAGCGTGAGATTCGTGAAGAGTCTGCATTTGGCGACGATAATGTTCGTGAAGTTCAGAGCACTCGTAAGGATTTTGTTATTACCGGTGGCGCTAAGGAGCCTTATGTTTGGGATGATGAAAGTTCTATCACTGCGAAAGAACTTACTGAAGCTATGGCCGCACGTGAGACTTATCTTGCTACTTTGAAGCAGCGCCAAGATGAATATAAAGCTTCTAAGCAGAATGCCACTACTGCTACTACTGTTGCATCCACTGCTACAGAAGGTTTTAAATTCTAATCATGAATTAGCCATTAAATAGCGATGACCTCCCAATAAGAGGTCATCGCGCTAAAGTTAATTTATATGATGATTTTTGTAATATACTAAATTTAGAAGAAATACTTAAAGAGATAATAATTAAAACAAATAAGGAGAAATAACATAATGGCTATTGATTTAACTAAAATTCAACCTCATAAGGTAAGTAAAGATCTTTCTGGTTATATTACTTTTATTTATGGCAAGCCCAAGACAGGCAAGACTACTTTGGCGACTCAAATGCCGAATTCTTTGCTTTTAGCTTTTGAGCAAGGCTATAACTGCCTTCCTGGTGTTATGGCCGCGGACATTACTTCTTGGGCAGAAATGAAGCAAGTTTATCGTGATTTGAAGCGTCCAGAAGTAAAGGCAATGTATAATGCTATTATTGTAGATACTATTGATGAAGCCGCTAAATATTGTGAGAAATATATCTGTAATCAAAATCAGATTGAATCTCTTGGAGACCTTGGTTATGGTAAGGGCTGGTCTAAGTTTAAAGATGAATTTAATGAAGTCTTTAGAGGTTTAACTCGTCTTGGATATGCTGTTTTCTTTATCGGACATGAAAAAGAACAAACTGTGACTCGCCCTGATGGTACTGAGGTTATGGCAGTAAGACCAAATCTTTCTCAATCCACTCGCACTATTATCACTGGTATGGCTGATGTTTATGGATATGCTCATCAAAAGGCGGCAGGTCAAATGTCTGTCCTAACTCTTCGTTCTGGTAATGACCTTATTGACTGTGGTGGTCGTTTTAAGTATATCGAGAGTGAAATTCCTATGAATTATGATAGTCTTATTAATGCTATCCATGAGGCTATTGATAAGGAAGCAGCTGACAATGGTGGTAAATTTGTCACTGATGAAAAGATGGTCGTTGCCCCTGAAGCTCCTACTTATGATTATGAAGCACTTATGGCTGAATTCCAAAATCTTGCTGGAGATATGATGAATAAGAATCCTGGATTCTTTGGTCCTCGTATCACTCAAATTATTGATAAATATTTGGGTAAAGGCAAGAAAATTTCTGACGCCACTCCTGAACAGGCAGAATTTGTATCTTTAATTGTTGGTGAAATTAAAGATGATCTTCTTCCTCAAATGGAAAGTAAGTAAATAAAATATAATTTATAACCGGAGTGATAAAAGTCGCTCCGGTTTGACTTTTATTTAAAAATATTGTATAATATTTATATAAAGTAATGGAAAGGAGTAATTTATATACATAAAGTTAAATGTATTTATTGTCAGCAGACTTTTGATAGAGATAAGTTTCCTTATGTTCAAATAAAATCTCGAAGATATGCGCACCCTGAATGTGCTAAATAGGCTGAAAATGAAGACACTCCTTTACAAGTTCATAATCCGCCCGAAAAAGTAAAAACAAAAGAAGATTTAGATAAAGAAAAATTTGAAGAATATGTAAAAAATTTATTGGGAGAGTCATATATTAATGCTCGCGTCCGCAAGCAAATGAATGATTATATCAGAGAATATCAATATACATATTCTGGAATGTTAAAAGCCTTAGTTTATTTTTATGAGGTTAAAGGAAATAATAAAAATAAAGCTAATGGTGGAATTGGTATTATACCTTTTATTTATAAAGACGCTTACAATTATTATTATAATCTTTGGATGATTCAACAATCCAATAAAGATAAAAATGTTATTGATTACGTTCCTAAATTAAAGGAAATAAAAATTCCTATTCCTAAAAAAGAACCTCGAAAAAGATCAGTTTTTACATTTTTAGATGAATAGGAGGACTTAAATGCCGAGTAAATATGTAGACCCAACAGCGATTACACAAGTTATAGGGTGCGTATATAATACTCCTTAGCTTTTGGATTTTACTGATAGATATACAATAACTGATGAAGACTTTGCTGATGAATTTCATAGAATTGTTTTTGGAGCAATATATAAAATTCATGAATTAGGAGCTTAGAAAATTACTTTAGAAAATATTAGTGATTTTCTTTCTTCTCGACCTAAATATGAAGCCACATTTAAAGTTAATAAAGGCGAAGAATGGTTATTAAAAGTTTCTGAAAATGCGAAACCTTTGTCATTTGATTATTATTATGGTCGTTTAAAAAAAATGTCTCTACTTCGTGCTTATGACAGATATGGCATTGATGTTTCTTTTATTTATGATCCTGATAATATTTTAGATACTGAAAAAAAACAATTACAAGAAGATAATCTTGATAATTCTTCATTAGAGCATATCGCACAATTAATTGATGACCGCATAGAACAAATTAAATATGAGTATGTAAATGACGTTGAAGGAGTTGCGGTTCAAGCAGGTGATGGAATTTTTGAATTGCTTGATGACTTAGAGCAACATCCAATAGCAGGAAGTCCTCTATATGGGCCATTAATTAATACAGTTACTCGTGGTGCAAGACTTAAAAAGTTTTATTTGCGTTCCGCGGCCACAGGAGTAGGTAAAACTCGTTCTATGATTGCGGATTCGTGCTATATTGCTTGTAATAAAATATATGATGATACTTTTGGAAGTTGGATTAAAAATGGAATCCAAGAACCAGTATTGTATATAACTACAGAGCAAGATAAAAATGAAATTCAAACAATGATGCTTGCTTTTCTTTCTAATGTGAATGAAGAACATATTATTTATAATGAATATCAAGGAAATGAAAAAGAACGAGTAATAGAAGCTGCGAAAATTCTTAAAGATAGTCCATTGTATATTCGTGAATTACCTGATTTTTCATTGCAGGATGTTGAAAATGAAATCAAAAAAGGCATCCGAGACCACGATGTAAAATATATATTTCACGACTATATTCATACAAGCATGAAAATTCTTGAAGAAATTACTCGTCGTAGTGGTGGAGTAAAACTTCGTGAAGATAACATACTTTTTATGCTATCTAACAAATTAAAAGATATCTGTAATCAATATGGTGTTTTTATTATGTCAGCAACACAGTTAAATGGTGATTATGTTGATTCTAAAACTCCTGACCAGAATCTTTTGCGTGGAGCAAAATCTATCGCAGATAAAGTAGATTATGGATCAATTCTTTTAAATGTTCAAGATGATGACTTAATTTCATTAGAAAAAATACTAAACACAAAATTATTTGATACTCCAACTATTAAAATGTCTGTTTATAAAAATAGACGTGGTAGGTATAAAGGAGTTATTTTATGGTGTAAAGCAGATTTAGGAACTTGTAGAATTATTCCTATGTTTTGTACTACATATGCTTATGAACTTGTTCCTATTGATGATATAAAAATTACTCTTGAAGAAGAGTCAGCTTTTTAAAATTAAGGAGAAAAATTATGAAGAGTGGTAATGTTGAATACAAGATGAGTAATAGAATGGCTAAGGAGATTATTCGTTCTTATAAAGCTGTTCCCAGTCTTGCTAAGCTTCGTCCGCAGGAAATGCTTGTTCATTATGTTAATGAACAGTGTGGGCTTATGAGAAATTGTTCTAAAGTAATTACTTATGATAGTATTTGATAAATCAGAAATTCGTCAAGCTCTTGGGCTTGAAAATATTTATGATTTATTAATTGAATGGGGCGGAGATCCTGAATATACAGAATTCGGGATTCTCTCTTCCACCATTTGTCATAATCCTCCTGGAGAAGGTAGTAGAAAACTTTATTTTTATGAAAATACAGGATTGTTTAAATGCTACACAGGATGTGATTCAACTTTTGATATTTTTGAATTATGTTCTAAAGTAATGAAAATTCAATATGATGAAGAATTTGATTTAAATGATTCAGTTTTATGGGTTGCTCGTCGCTTTGGTTTATCAGGTATGATAAAAGATGACGATATGGGTAAAACTTTAGATGATTGGAAAATTTTATCAAATTATTCTCGTATCCAAGAGATTGAATTAAAAAATAACAAAATTATTTTAAAAGATTATGATGATTCTATTTTAAATAGATTAAATTATAATATTAAAATAGTTCCTTGGCTTGATGAGGGAATTTCTCAAGAAGTAATTAATAAAGCGCGTATTGGTTTTTATCCAGGAGCCGATCAAATTACAATTCCTCATTATGATATTAGTGGAAGATTTGTAGGCTTGCGTGGACGCACTATGTGCAAAGACGAGGCGGAGCTATATGGGAAATATAGACCAATGAAAATAAATAATCAATTATATAATCATCCTCTTGGAATGAACTTATATGGATTAAATTGGTCTAAAAATGCCATTGGCATAATGAAAAAAGCAATCATTTTTGAAAGTGAAAAATCAGTATTGAAATATGCTACTGATTTCGGTTGGAATAACAATATATCAGTAGCTTGTTGCGGAAGTAATGTTTCTTCGCATCAAATTCAATTATTATTAGATAGTGGCGCGCAAGAAATTATAATTGCTTTTGATAGACAATTCCAAGAAATTGGAGACGCAGAATTTCAACACTTAAAGTTAAATCTTTTAAAGATTAGAACTAAATTTAAAAATGATGTGCTTATATCTTTTATTTTTGATAAAAATATGATTACAAAATACAAAGATTCACCAATTGATGATGGTAAAGAAAAATTTTTACAATTATATAAGGAAAGGATATTTATATGAATGATGATTATGATATTCCTATCTCTGTAAATGATACAATTATTTCACTGAGCGCGCAAATTGAAGGATTAAAAAAACAAAGAGATAGTTTGCTCCGAAGTTGTATTTATTGCGATAAATGTAATAAATATTATGATAAAACCAGTAATTGTATCTCAAGTGGAATTGAAACTCGAAAAGTAATTAGGTATAATGGAGATTTAGAAAAAGGATATACGGAAATGGAAATTCCTGTTCTTTTTCATATTTGTCCATTAGGGCATAAGATGGGAGAGAGCGGTTTATGACAGGCATTGTTTGGTGTAATACTTTCATTGAAGGAATTGAACAATTGGAAAGAATTGAAGAACAATATAAAGCAATGGGTATAAAACCAATAGAAAAAATTAAATCTATCAATCATTATTCTATAGTTTTTGAAAATGAAGATTATTGGAAAGTAGTTATTTCTACTGGAAATGCCAGAGGATATAAGTGTAATATTTCTTATATTTCTCGTCAAACCCCTCTTTCAGTTATTGAAACTATTATTTTTCCATGCACAAGAGCCCTTCCTTATACTGCTTATCATTATTATGGTGATCCAGTAGGAGAGGACTGATATGAATAAGTAAATTATAGAAATTCTTAAATAATAGTGGTGGTATTATGAAAGGAGGTTGAATAGCCTATGGACTATCAACTAAAAGCTCCTCGCATCCCGCAGTATTCAGCGGTCGAACAGGTGCTAACCAATAGAGGAATTAAATTACAAGATATTCCTCATTATCTTAATACCACTGATGACGACATTATAGAACCAGCAACTATTGATAGAATAGAAAATGGTGCAAAAATGCTCGTCAAACATATTGCACAAAATGACAAAGTTCTTATATAGGTAGATAGTGATTGTGATGGCTATACTTCGGCGGCCGCACTCATGAATTACTTATACTGTCTTTTTCCTGCGTTTGTGCAAAACAATATTTTTTATCGTGTCCATGCAGGAAAACAACACGGAATTATACCAGATAGTATTGATAAAGATATTAAATTAGTAATTGCTCCAGATTCTTCATCAAATGATTATTTAGAACACGAATATTTATATAAAAATGGTATTGACGTGTTGGTAATAGACCACCATGAAGCTGATAAAATATCATAGTATGCTTGTATTATTAACAACCAATTATGTGATTATCCAACCAAATCTTTATCTGGCGTAGGAATGGTTTATAAGTTTTGTTGTTATATTGATGAACTTATGAATGTTCAGTATGCGGATCATATATTGGATTTAGTTGCTCTTGGAATGGTGGCCGACATGATGGATATGCGTGATTTTGAAACAAAACATTTAATTAATAAAGGCTTACAACAAATCACCAATCCTTACTTCAGAGGCATAATCAATAGAGATTAGTTTCATTTTAATAATGAGATTACGCCTATTGGAGTAGCTTTCTATATTGCTCCTTTAGTTAATGCAACTACTCGTGTTGGGACGCAAGAAGAAAAGCTCATGCTATTCGAGTCGATGCTTGATTTTAAGGGATACGAACTTGTCCCTTCAACAAAACGTGGATGTAAAGGTCAAGCAGAAACAAGAGTAGAACAAGCTTGTCGTAATTGTACTAATATCAAGAATAGGCAAACTAAAATCAGAGACACTAGCTTGGAAAAAATTGAATAGATAATCGCAAATCAAAATCTTTTAAGTAATAAAATCTTAGGAATTAAGTTAGATGGATTTGCTGCTGACAAAAATTTGACTGGATTAATGGCCAATCAATTAATGAGCAAATATCAACGTCCTGTTTTAATTCTTAATAAAACAATAGATGAAGAAACTCAACAAATTTGTTGGGAAGGCTCCGGCAGAGGATACGACAAATCCGCGCTTAAAGACTTTAGAGAATTTTGTCAAAAATCAAATCTAATTATGTATGCGGAAGGGCATCCTAATGCTTTTGGATTTGGTATTATTGATAATAATTTTAATAAATTTATTGAATATGCGAATTCTGCTTTACAAGATTTTGATTTCACCCCAATTTATAGTGTTGATTTTATTTATCACACTAATGATTTAGTTGGAAAAGATATTATTGATATCGCTCAACTTAAACCACTTTGGGGCCAAGGGGTAGAAGAAGCATCTATTGCCGTTGAAGGAATAAAAGTTGCATCAAATAACTTAACTTTAATGTCAAAAGATAAAAATCCTACCTTGAAGATAACTATGCCAGATGGCATCAGTTTAATCAAGTTTAAGTCGTCCGAGGAGGAATACGAGAAATTGTATTCTGAATAGGGTTATGTGACAATTAATATCGTTGGTAAATGCGAACGAAATATATGGAATAATAACATTAGTCCTTAGATTATTATAGAAGATTACGAAATTGTAGATAGGGCTGCTTATTATTTTTAATAATTGACACTACGACTAATAGACTTAAAAAACCTATTAGGAGGAAATCATTTATGAAAAGATATAAGATTTTAGCAGGAAGTATTATTTGTTTTGTATTAATTTTTATTTTACAAACATCAGCTCTTGCTTTAAATTATAGCGAAATCACTACTTTTTCGGAAGCTTACATCCCTTCTGAATCATCAACTGTATATAATTTTTTACCAGAAGAAACTATTGATATGGAACCTATGGATAGAGAAATTAATGATACAGTTAACCGTAAAGAGCTCAAATCTCTAATCCAAGAGTATCAAGAGATTGTAAATAGTGCTCATGACTTAGCCGAAGCAACGAGAGCATTAGGGTATGATGAAAATCATCCTATTATTGAATTTGCTAAAAAAGAATATGAAACTGCTAATGGATATTTGGAAATTTATCAGAATCGTTTAGATAAAATTAATTCTCAATGGAATGATAAATCATCTACTTATCCAGTAGCAACAGAAATTTGGCTTTATATGAAAGACCAAGGATGGAATGACGCGGTTTGCGCCGGTATTTTGGGTAATATGATGGCAGAATGTGGCGGTAATACTTTATCTTTACAGCCAACTGCTTCTAATAAATATTATTATGGAATTTGTCAATGGAGTAAAGGATATTCAAGTGTTTGGTATTCTGATTTAGATACACAATGCGAATTCTTAATAAATACTATTGGATATGAATTTAATACTTTTGGTTCTTCATATAAAAGAGGATTTAATTTTAATTCTTTTTTAAATTTAAATGATGAAAAAGAAGTTGCTAAAGCTTTTGCAAAATGTTATGAGCGTTGTGGATCAAGTTCTTTAAATCAAAGACAAAAGAATGCGACCACTGCTTATAATTATTTTACTAATTAATTTTACGGCTATATGAAGATTTATTTCTTCATATAGCCATTATTTTCATTTATGGAGTAGATTATGGAAAAACTTAATTATTATGCTGATGACATTAATATGGTATATTAGGCAACTCCACAAAAAAGTGGTGAAGCTCTGCACGAGATTTTAGAATCTTTAGGGTCATATGGGTATACATATAATGAAGTGAATAATAGAATAAATAAACAATTAAATGAACTGGGAATTTCTTCTAAAGACGATTTGTTCAAGGTATTAGATGAAATCGCAGACTTATGGATTAAAGCTTCTACCATTGGCTATAAAGAAAAAGGGTGGTTGCTCGGGCCGGGAACAGACGAAGAAACCGACAAGTCAAATGAAAAAAGTGATTTAGAAATTTTTGGGGAAAAACTTAAATCTGAAATTTTTTCTGAATCTAACCAGCCACGCACAAAAACTATTTCTTTTGGACCACCTATGATAATTAAAGCTGACAATACAGATAATGACTTTATTATATTCTAAATTTGACTAAATAATTAAAATATGGTATTATATAAATATAAATGAAGAAAGAAGAAAAATATTATGGGTAGTCCATCTTTATGTTATAAAAAGATTTTAAGGTCTTATGTAGAATGGAATAGTTATTTAACTAAATATTAGAAACAATTTTCAAAGGATTATTTACTTTCTTTAAACGAAGAAGAGTTAGAATCTCTTGTAAAAAAATTTAATTAGAATCATAAAGATTTTGCTTGTTTTGTAGCAGGTATTGTTACCTCGAATTTTTTAAATAATTGTTGTAATGATGAAGTTAATGCTTGTGTCGCAACTATCCCAATGTTATTTGAATTATTTGATATAGATGAACCCGAAGATGTTGATTTTAAAGAGGTATAAAATATGGATTTAAAAGAAATGGTTGATAAAGCTCATAAATACGATAATAATTTAGAATTTTTTGAAGAAAGAGAAAAACATACTAAAGGTTATATATATGATAGTCTTTGTTATAGATATCAATTAGCCCGCTATAAAGCTATGAAGGAAGATATTGAAATGTATATTAATAGTAAAGGATATTCTAAAAGAGAAGCTGAAAACGCGGCTAGAGACCTTTATGAAAGAGATTGTATACGTTTTTACCAAATTCTTAATGAAGCAATTGGAGAACATGATTAATGTGGATTTACTGGAAAGAACAATGTAATTATTGTTCTAATTATGAAAATTGTTCTTATTATAATAAAGCTCAAGAATTAATTTCTAAATTAGATAATATAGATAGACATACGACAGGTGTTTATGGAACATTAAAATGGGCTTGTGATTATTTTATAGCTGATGAAAATAAATATTATAGATTAAACCCTGGAGAGTGTGAAAATGGAATTAACTCGTAAACAAGAAGAAGGATTGAAAATTGCGGTTGAGCGCTATTACGCCCATGAGCGTTGGACTTGTATAGCGGGATACGCGGGAAGCGGAAAGAGCACTTTGATTAAATTTATTATTTCTGCTCTTGATGTTGATCCAGAAGAAGAAGTTTGTTATGTAGCATTTACAGGTAAAGCTGCGACTGTGCTTCAACAAAAGGGTTGCCCGAATGCGACAACCGCGCATAAACTTTTATATAAAGCTAAAATGATGGCTAATGGAACTTTTAAATTTTTTCCAAAAGACAATAGTGAATTGGCCCAATATAAAGTAATTGTTGTCGATGAAGTATCAATGCTTCCTAAAAAATTATGGGACTTAATGCTAACCCATGGTATTTATATTATTGCGGCCGGCGATCCAGGTCAATTACCTCCTGTAGATCCTAATGAAAATAATCGTGTATTAGATAAACCACATATTTTTCTCGATGAAATTATGCGTCAAGCGCAAGATAGTGAAATTATTCGTTTTTCAATGTGGATTAGAGAAGGCAAATCTTTAATTTCTTATCGTCCAGAAGGAAAACAAGTAAGAGTATATGATAAAAGTCAAGTTATACCTGAAATGTACGATTGGGCAGATTAGATTATTTGTGCTAAAAATGCTACGAGAACTAAAATTAATAATGTAGTCCGATTAAGAAAAGGGTTTGATCCTAATGTCCCTCAAATTGGAGATAAAATTATTGGGTTACATAATAACTGGGATTTTATGTCTGAGAATCGAGTATGGGTCTTAACTAATGGCACTGTTGGAACTATTGAAGATTTTTATACTGAAGACATTCGAGTCCCTTATTATATTTCAGAAGTTCCTATTACTTATATGTTTACTCAAATTGTTTTAAGCGATGGAGATAAATTTTGTGGGACTCCAATTGATTATAAACAACTTATCACCGGTGAAGGGACTCTTACAGGTAGCCAATGCTATCAATTAAGAAATAATAAACAATGCCTCGATCCTCCACTTGATTTCTCCTATGCTTACGCTATTACCTGTTGGAAAGCGCAAGGTAGTGAATACGGAAAAGTATTAGGATTTGAAGAAAATCATCCTTTTGATCGAGAAGAACATAAAAAATATTTATATACTATGGCTACTAGAGCCAGTGATAAATTAGTAATTATAAGGAAGTAATATGTTAAATACATCTAATTTAAATTCAAGTATTAATGCTATACTTGAAAATAATATGTTTCTTAAAGACGCGGATTTAGCTTAGGATTTAAATTCTAATTTAGAACTTTTTACCCATGACTTAAATGTAGAATTAGATGCGTTAAATTCTATGGTTCGTGATAATATGCATAAGATATCATCTCGGTCAAGAGAATTTGCTGATTTTTTAAAAGATATTCGTAGTATATGCGATAATTATATCTCTCGATTTGATTATTATTAAATAATATGATATTATATAAATATAAATGAAAATCGGGCAACCTTAAAAAATTTCTATTGTTAGATTTTCAAATAATATAACAAAATTAAAGGAGATTTTTTATGGCTACAAAATATGACTTAACTGATAAACAAATTGGAAAATTAAAAGTTATACGTCTTTGCTCAATAGAAGAACGTCCGACACAAACCCATGGAAATTATTGGCTGTGTAAATGTGAATGTGGCAATTATTGTAAAGTGCCTACTTCATATTTAACAGGGAATGGGAATTATACCCAAACTAGTTGTGGTTGTGATAGAAAGAAAAAAGCTTTCCAAGCAACAACTTATATAGAAGTTGAAGAAGATTTTCTTAATGAATTTAAAGAAGATTTTGAAAAATATTTATTTTTACATAAAGCATTAAGAATTACTCATAGAGATTTGCTTTATTATAATAATCATATTGAAGAATATAAAACTATTATAAGATATTTTTGGCAAGATAAACAATTTAATAAAGTATACCAATTTTGGAATAATAATAAGAATAAAAATAAAACATTTTATGATTGGGCCAAACCTAGCTTAGATCATATAATTCCAATCTCCAAAGGTGGAGAAGAAAAATTAGAAAATTATCAATTTTTAACAGTTTATGAAAATTTTTCAAAAAGAGATATGACAATGGAAGAATGGAATGCTTTTAAAATAAAAACAAATACTACTTCAGATTATTTTATTGATAAAATAATGAATTTGGAAGGAGGGTTGGAGTTAGAATGAGATCATATTTTGGTATCCATAATCATACTATGTATTCGAATCTCCGCTTACTTTGACTGTATTAATAGACCACAAGCTCTTATTGACAAAGCAATAGAATTAGGCTTATCAGGAATAACTATTACAGACCATGAGTGTCTTTCTGCGCATATGGAAGTAAATCAATATGCAAAGAAAATAAGAGAAGAAAATCCTGATTTTACTATTGCTCTTGGTAATGAAATTTATCTCACTGATACAAGAGATAACGGACAAAAATATTACCACTTTATTCTTATCGCTAAAGATGCTATTGGACATAAGGCATTAAGAGAATTAAGTTCTATTGCTTGGATTCATAGTTATGTTGACAGACGTATGGAACGAGTTCCTACTTTAAAAAGTGAACTTGAAATGGTAATGGAACAATATAAAGGGCATGTTATAGCAACAACTGCTTGTATTGGTGGAGAACTCGGTAGCTGTATTTTACCAATGTTCCAAGCTGAATTAAATAAAGATATTGAAACTCAAACTAAATATTATAATCAAATAATTGATTATATTAATTTTTGTATTAAAGTATTTGGAAAAGATGATTTTTATCTTGAATGTGCGCCATCTACTGATGCTGAGCAAATAATTGTAAATCATAAAATTTATCAAATTGCCAAGGCATTTGATTTAAAAATAGTAGTTGGAACAGATGCGCATTATTTAACTAAAGAAGATAGACCCATTCATAAAGCATATCTTACTTCTAAGCCAGGAGAAAGAGAAGTTGACGATTTTTATAAATTTACTTACTTAATGACAAGTGATGAAATTTTTGAATTAATGGAACCTTATGCTAATGATTGGGATAAAGATAATAAAACAGGAAAAGAATTGATAAATTGGATTCTTGATAACACTCAAGAGATCCAAAATAAAATTTCTTTTTATTCATTAGAAAGAAAACAAATTATTCCAAAAGTTGAAGTAAAGGATTATAAGAAAGGATTTATTCCTTCAGAATGGTTTGATAAATATCCAATTATCTGTTCTTTAATTAATAGCGACAATATTCAAGAACGATATTGGGTAAATGAATGTATTAAAGCTTTACAAGAAAAGCAACTTTATGATAATAAAAATTATTTAGAGCGACTTGAAATTGAAGCTGATATCATAAAAGATATCGGTGAAAAATTAGATGATTGTCTTTTTGCTTATTTTAATACTTTCCAACATTATATTAATTTATTTTGGGAATGTGGAAGTATTGTAGGTCCTGGACGTGGTTCAGCGACTGGCTTTTTATCCAATTATCTTTTAGGCATTACTCAATTAGACCCAATTCGTTGGGGACTTCCTTATTGGAGATTTTTAAATAAGGAGCGCGCGGAATTGCCTGATATTGATATTGACCTTGCCCCAAGTAAACGTCCCGCGATTTTCAAAGCAATTAGAAAAGAACGCGGAGAATTGGGATTGATTCAAGTTGCTACATTTGGAACTGAAGGCACTAAACAAAGTATTTTAACTGCTTGCCGTGGATATAGAAGTGAAGAATTTCCAAAAGGAATTGATGTTGATAATGCTCAATATATGTCTTCATTAATTCCCCAAGAACGTGGATTTTTATGGCCTATTCATGATGTTATTTATGGTAATGAAGAAAAAGACCGTAAACCCGTTCAAGCATTTATTCGAGAAGTAAACCAATATCCTGGTCTTTTGAATATTATTGTATATATTGAAGGAATGGTTAATAAACGTTCTTCTCATGCTTCTGGCGTTATTTTGTATGGTGACGATCCATTTGATACAGCATCATTTATGAGAACTCCTAGTGGAGATATGATTACTTGTTGGGATCTTCATAAAGCGGAAGCCGCGGGAGATACAAAATATGACTTCCTTGTAACTGAAGCTTCTGACAAAATTATTACTTGTTATCAATTACTTCTAAAAGATAAACAAATTCCAGAATTATCTTTACGAGAATTCTATAATAAATATATTCATCCAGAAGTAATAGATACAACTGACCAAGCAATTTGGGACCACCTTGCCGCGGGTGATGTATTAGATGTATTCCAATTTTCTACGGGAGTTGGTTTAGCAATTGCGAAACGTCTTAAACCCCAAGACCCTATGGAAATGACGGCGGCAAATGCTATGATGCGTCTTATGTCTGAAAAAGGCAAGGAATCACAGCAAGATAGATATTATCGCATTCAACATTCGGGTATTAAAGTATTTGATGATGAAATGAAGGCTCAGCATCTTCCACAAGAATTAATTGATAAGATGCATAAGCATTGTGATAAATATTATGGATGTTGTCCTATTCAAGAGCAAATGATGGAAATCCTTATGGATGTAGCTCATTTTACTCTTGGTGAAGCTAATACTGCGCGTAAGATTGTTGCTAAAAAGCAAATGGCTAAAATTCCACAACTGAGAGAACAAGTATTTAGTAAATTTGATAATGAAAAATCTGCTGAATACTTTTGGGAAATTGCAGTTGCTCCTCAATTAGGATATGCATTTAGCCTTAACCATTCCCTTCCTTATTCATTTGTAGCAATTCAAATGATTTACTTAGTAATTCATTTTAATCCTATCTATTGGGATACCGCTTGTTTAATTGTTAATAGTGGTTCCCTTGAAGATAATAGCGAAGAAGAGATTGTCGATATTTATGCTCCTGAAGGCGATGATTTAGCTAATGGAGTAACATTTGAAGATCTTCCTGACAAAAGTGGCAAAATCCGCAAAACCGCGGCTACTGATTATGGAAAAATTGCCAAGGCTATTAGTGACATTCAAAAAGCAGGAATTGAAGTAGGTCTTCCTGATATTAACAAATCTAAATTTGGATTTGCCCCTGATATTGAAAATAATAAAATCCTTTTTGGACTAAAAGGTATGCTAAATGTTGGTGATGAATTAGTTAATACAATCATTGCCAATCGCCCTTATTCAAATCCTAAAGAATTTTTATATCGTATTAAGCCAGGTAAACAAGCTATGATTTCTCTTATTAAAGGCGGAGCTTTTGATAATATGATGGATAGAAAAGAATTAATGATTTGGTATATTTGGGAAACTTGCGACAAAAAGAAAAGAATTACTCTTCAAAATATGGGCGGACTTATGAAGTATGATCTTCTTCCAGAAGAAAATAAAAATCAAATTATGGCTCGCCGTATTTATGAATTTAATAGATATTTAAAAGCAATTTGTAAAACTACAAAAAATAATGGTTTATATCAACTTGATGAACGAGCTATTAATTTCTTAGTAGAAATTGGAGAAGATAATAATATTCAATTTGATGGAACTAATTATGCTTTAAGTGAAAATATTTGGAATGGTATATACCAAAAGTGGATGGATATATTTCGCACTTGGATTGCTAATAATAAAGATGAAATTTTGAATAATCTGAATATAAAAATATTTAAAGATGATTGGGATAAATACGCTAATAAAAATAATCTATCCGCTTGGGAAATGGAAGTTCTTTGTTATTATTATCATACTCATGAATTAAACAATATTAACAATGATAAATATGGATTTGTAGATTTCTTTAAACTTCCAGAAGACCCAATAATTGATAGAAGTTTTACTAAAGGAAATCATACTATTCATATTTATAAGTTATTTAAAATTTGTGGAACTTGTATTGCCAAAAATAAAACTAAAAGCACTGTAACTATTCTTACTACTACTGGTCCTGTAGAAGTAAAGTTTAGAAAAGAATATTTTAGTTTATTTGATAAACAAATTTCAGAGCGCGGTGCAGATGGAACCAAACATATTGTTGAAAAATCTTGGTTTAATCGCGGAAATATGATTGTAGTCTCTGGAATCCGCAATGGAGATAATTTCATGTCAAAAAAATATGCTTCTTCTGGAGGGCATCAATTATATAAAATTGATGAAATTTTATGCAATGGCGATTTAGTTTTAAAAGATGCTCGTTATCAAGGAGGAATTGAAGAAGATGTATAAAATTATTGCATTATGTGGAAAATCTGGTGCAGGAAAAGATAGCCTAATGATGGCTACCTTTTCCCGCTTAGAGGAATATTTAAATCCTATTATAAGCCACACTACGCGCCCAAAGCGTGAAAAAGAAATAGCAGACAAAAATTATCATTTTGTTTCAGATGATCAGTTTTTAACTTTAATTGATGAAAATAAAATGTTAGAAACCACTTCTTTTAACAATTGGTATTATGGCACAAGTATTGATAGTTTGTCTGATAGTAAAGTTAATATTGGTGTTTTTAATCCCGAAGGAATTATAAGTCTTCTTAAAGATGATAGAATTGAATTAGAGATATATTATATCACTGCAAAAGGAAAAACTCGCTTAATTAGGCAATTAAATAGAGAAAAAAATCCTGATGTAAATGAAATCATTAGAAGATATACTACTGATGAAATTCAATTTCAGTTAATGAATGATATTAAGTGCAATATTGTGACAAATGAAACATTGGAAGATTATAATAATATTGTTAATCTTTTAACTCAAAAAGTTAAGCAATGGACGGAAATGGACCAAGATAAATAATTATTTACTAATAAAACCTAAATATAGTAGAATATTCTAAAAGAACTACTATATTTAGTTTGGAGGCAAAAAAATTGTATATTATTAAACGTGATGGAAGTATAACTCAATTTAATAAAAAGAAAATTATTAACGCAATAAATAAAGCATTTATTGAAGTTGATGGTAAATTATATGAAGATGATACCGCAAAAGATATTGCGGAAGACATTGAAAGACAAATAAATCATTTCCCTGATGGAAGTGTTGGAGTAGAAGATCTTCAAGATTGGATTGAAGATTATTTAATGCGTTCTGAGCGACGCGATGTTGCTCGTGCTTATATCAGATATAGATATAAAAAAGAAGTTGCTCGTAATAAAAAAGATGATTTTATTAAAGCAATTCGTGAGAAGCTTGATGGCAATAATGTAAAAAACCAAAATGCTAATGTTGACGAGCATTCATTTGGCGGTCGCACTGGTGAAGCAAGTAGTGTCGTTACCAAACAACTCGCACTTGATTATTTACTTTCACCAATGGCTCGTAAGAATCATATTGATAATATTATTTATACTCACGATCTTGATTCTTATTATGTTGGTTCTCATAACTGTTTAAGTATTCCTTTTGATGATTTACTTGCTAATGGATTTAATACTCGTCAAGCGGATGTTCGTCCAGCAGGCTCAATTAATACAGCATTCCAATTAATTGCTGTTATTTTCCAAATTCAAAGTCTTTGTTAGTTTGGTGGAGTTAGTGCTACTCATTTGGATTGGACTATGGTTCCTTATGTAAGAAAATCTTTCTTTAAACATTTCAATGATGGTATTGAGTTTTTATATGAAGGATTAGATATGAGTAAATATGACGGCTGTTATAATAAAGAAACTCCTATTGATAATGATTTTTATAAATCATTTCCAAAAGCATACAAATATGCTATGAAAATGACTGTCCGTGAAACTCATCAAGCAGCTGAAGGTCTTTATCATAATCTTAACACCCTACAATCTCGTAGTGGTAATCAGCTACCATTTACAAGTATTAATTATGGTACTTGCACCTTACCAGAAGGCAGAATGGTAACTAAGGCGTTATTAGATGTTTCTATTGAAGGTCTTGGTAAATTACATAAAACTTCGATTTTTCCTTGTGGAATTTTCCAATGTATGAAAGGTGTTAACCGCAAGCCTAGTGATCCTAATTATGATTTATATAGATTAGCATTAGAAAGCACCGCGAGACGCCTCTATCCTAATTATGCGAATGTTGATTGGTCTGGCAATGCAGGATATGATATCAATGATCCTCGCACTTATTTCTCTACAATGGGTAAGCGAAAACTCAGCCCATTTAAAATCTTTTGAACCGCGCCAGCGGGTGTCTCTATAAAGAGGCTAACGGTTAGGTCTTAATATAATTGGCTGTAATATTAAGATGAGACCGTGCTAAGATTCATCATAATATTCATATAAAGGAGGTATCCTTAATGTGGATATATAAAATAACAAATATTCAAAATAATAAAGTATACATTGGTTAGTCTATTAGACCAATTAATCAAAGATTTCAAAGACATATAAATGATGCTCTTAATAATATTCTTGATACTCATTTTGCCAGAGCAATAAGAAAATATGGTAAAGAAAATTTTATTATAGAAGAAATTGATACAGCAAACACGCAACAAGAGTTAAACGAAAAAGAGCAATATTGGATTAAATATTATAATTCAGTAATAGATGGTTATAATGAAACGGACGCTATTTCTAAATGCGGTGGAAATACTTATCAATCTAAAACTGATGAAGAAATAGAAGTTATTAAAAATAAAATTCGACAAACTAAAGTAGGAAGTAAAAATCCTATGGCTAAAAAAATAAAAAGAATAAATATTTTTACTAATGAAATAGATATTTTTGATACTATTATTAGTTGTGCTAAAGCTTGTGGAATTTAGAATGGTAAAACTTCTGTTACAAATAGATTAAATGGAAAAATTAAAAGTCCATTTAAAAATACTTGGAAATTTGAATATTATGATGAATAAAGTGTATCGACTATCCCTGATGAATGTAAGGGAGTAGGCTTGGAGATAGGCACCAAGCCGAAGCGGAAGACAACTCTATTTTATAGATAGAATGATAATATAGTCAGTGCCAATGGTGACATTGGGTAATCATGTGTAGAACTGCAAATGGCTGGGATATTAACGGATTTGGTCAGCTTAAAGACGGACGTGGAAATATTTGTCCTGTTACTATTATTCTTCCCACTCTTGCTATGATAGCAAAAGAAGAATGTTAGAAAGAAGGACAAGAAGAAGATGTTATTCCTGTTTTCTTAGCTTTGCTTGATAGAAAGATTAATGAAGCACGTATTCAATTAATGGAGCGTTTTGAATGGATTTGTTCTCAAGACCCTGGGTCTGCGAGATTTATGTATGAAAATAATGTCATGGCTGGTTATGTTCCAGAAGAAGGAATTCGTTCCGCTCTTAAACATGGAACTCTTGCTATTGGTCAAATTGGTCTTGCGGAAACCCTTCAAATTCTTGTTGGTGAAGACCATACCACTGAATATGGTATGAAAATTGCTAAGAAGATTGAAAAGCGCTTTAAAGAAAGATGTGCTGAATACAAAGAAAAATATAAGTTAAATTTTGGTGTATACTATACTCCAGCAGAAAATCTTTGTTATACAGCTATGACGAAATTCAAAGAAAGGTATGGAATTATCCCTAATGTTAGTGATAGAGAATTTTTCACTAACAGTATTCATGTTCCGGTGTGGAAAGAAATGAGTCCATTTGAAAAAATTGATATTGAGTCTGAGCTGACTGGTTATTCATCCGCAGGATGTATTACTTATGTTGAACTTGATTCTACTGTAAAACATAATATTGATGCTCTTGAAACTATTGTTAATTATGCTATGGATCACGATATTCCTTATTTCGCAGTAAATGTTCCTAATGACACTTGCCTTGAATGCGGTTATTGTGATGAATTTAATGATTCTTGCCCAGTGTGTGGAAGCCATAATATTCAGCAATTACGTCGTGTGACCGGTTATCTTACAGGTAATTATAAAACTGCTTTTAACTGGGGTAAACAAAAAGAAGTTGAAGCAAGAGTAAAACATACGGGAGTATTAGAATGAAATATGCAGGAATTATAAAAAATGATTTGGCAGCGGCACCCGGAGTATGTGTATCATTTTTTACACAAGGGTGTCCGCACCATTGTGAAGGATGCCAGAATCCTGAAACGTGGGATTTTAATGGTGGCAAAGAATTTACTAATAAAGTATTAGATGAATTAATTGCTGCTATTAATGCAAATAATGTTGAGCGTAATCTTTGTATTATGGGTGGGGAACCCCTCTGCCCTGAAAATGAATTTTTAACTAATTTAATTATTACTGAAATTAAAAAAATATATCCAAACATTAAAATATATATATGGACTGGATATATTTATGATAATTTAAAGAATAGTAATAATATTAGAATTAAGAATATATTAAAAACCGCTGATTACCTAATTGATGGACCATATATCCAAAAGGAAAGAGATATCACTCTGCCTTTGCGCGGTTCCCGCAATTAGAACATTATTAATTTAAAACTTGACAAAAAAGAAAATTTGTGATATAATTTTTCTATGAAATAGATAGGAGATTATATAACAATGAATGTTTTTTATACTAATACGATGGGAGAATTATATAATTCCCCTCGTAAATTCAAAGAAGGAACTATTGCCATTTCTGGTGAGGATCAGAAACAATATTGTTACACTGGAAATGAATGGGTAATGATAGGAACTACTACTAATAATTTGTCAGATAATTCTACTACATTTCAAACTGGAATGAATTTATATGATTTTAATAAAAATATTATGATACAAATGGATCCAATTAATGAAGAAGAATTAAATAAATTAATGAGTAGTATTAATGAAATAAGTGAATATGGAATGTATTATATGTTATTATGTAAAGATTATAATTATTATACCATTTTTCACAAAAATATTCCTCCAATTATTTCAACTGGTTCTTTGGCGAGTATGGTAATTATACTTTGTCAAGAATTGGGAAGTATTGTTGGTTGGGAAAAAAATAATAATGGCGCTATTGAGATTTGGATAAATATTGATAATGAATCTTATTGTTTTTATTTATTCCAATATGATGCTGGTATTGTGGAGTGTAATTAAATGATTGTTTGTAATATTAATTTATTTTCAATGGAACAAAATGTTTTTAAAACTTATGATGATGGAATGGCAGTAACTATTGGAACTTGTAGTATTTCTGATCTTCCAAATGTTTTAGTAGCATCTTGTTATAAGAACGATACTGATACTATACGTTTATATGGCATTGAAGATTTTATTAATGAATTAATTCCAAAAATTTATGAAAGTAATAGTTTAAATTATTCCAATAGAAAAGAAATTAAAGTTGAGGTAGGTTAATGAATAAGTATCTTGTAAGTGCTACGGAAGTTTATCGCGTAGATAATGAGGAAAGTGCGGCCGCGCTTATTGATGAGGCTAAGGCTGAAACTAAATATATTTTAGCTAAGTATAGTTCAGTAAAGAAAGAAAAAAAGGCTAAGGGTGAAATTGTCGATGAATGGTATCAAGTCACTCTTGTTAAGAAATTCAATGATGAAAAAGATCCTATTAGTAATATTGATGTAAATTATGAGGTAAGCTTTTAATGAAGTTTGAACGAGTAAGCAAATATCCTGATGCGGTTTTGCCTGTAAGAAAAACAGCAAAATCCGCAGGCTACGATTTTACAGTAGCGGAAGATATTGTAATTCCAGCATACAAGAATTTGTTAAATAGATTTCCAACACGTTATTTTGATTCAATTTCTCTTGAAGATATGGGTAATATGACAAAAAATCTTAAGGTAAAACCAACTCTTGTGCCTACTGGAATTAAATGTGAATTAAATGATAATACATATCTTGAATTATCAGTTCGTAGTTCTTGTCCTTTAAAATATTGGCTTATTCTTGCTAATGGCGTTGGGATTATTGATGCAGACTATTATAATAATCCTGACAATGAAGGACATATTTATTTTCAAATGATTAATTTATCTCCTTTTGATATTCAACTTCATAAAGGTGATGTTATTGGTCAAGGTATTATTAAACCTTATTTAATCACCGAAGACGATAATGCTTCTGGTGACCGCTTTGGAGGATTTGGCTCAACTTCAAAGTAATTACCTCAAACCTTAAAGAAAGGAGGTAATTACTTGAATATCCTCTTTTTAGATTTATCTACTAAATCTACTGGTTATTGTGTATCTAATAATTAGGGAGAAATGTTAGATTATGGACTGCTAACCGCGATTTCCTCTAATAATTTAGATAGAATACAAAAAATACAAGATTAGATTATTGAATTAGTAAAAAAATATAATATAGAGAAGATAGTAGCAGAAGATGTTCATCCTGAAACTTATGGATATTCTGATACTTCACGTTTATTAATGTGGCTTCAAGGCGCAGTAATGTTAGGCGCACATGGAGTTAATTCTTCATTTACTTCCAAAACATTAGAGCTGATGTAGGCCAGTGAATGGCGAAAAAAACTTGGAATTAAAACCGGACGCAGTATTAAACGTGAAACTCTTAAACAAGCCGATATTGATTTTGTATAGCAAAAATATAATATAAAAGCCAATGATGATGTATGCGATGCCATATGTTTATATACCGCGTATTTCACGAAAGAAAGTTCCAATAATGATTTTAATTGGGAATAATAGATAGGCCTTAAATAAATAATCCTCCTTCCCTTCTTTTAAAATATATTAGAAGTTAATGGAAGGAGGTATTTTTTATGTCTACTTTTATTGCCTAGCATTTTATAGAAATATTTTTTGGTCTTATTTCTGCTGGCCTCTTAGCCTTTTGTAGATATATTTATACTCAAATGAAAATGTATCAAAAATTGGCAGAAGAAAAGAAAGATGAACAATTAGAAGAATTAATTGAAGAGCATATAGCTCCAATCAAAGAAGATCTAAATAATTTAAGATCTTTTGTATTGGAAGAAAAGAAAGTTAGTGAAAGATATATTGAAATAATTCTTGCTTCTTATAGATTTAGATTAATTCAGTTATGTCAAAGTTTCTTAAAACAAGGATATATGACTTCAGTACAATATGAATAGTTAGTCGAATTCTTTAAAGTGTATGCAGGTTTAGGTGGAAATGGATAGGCTAAAGAGTACTATGAAAGGACTTTAAAATTACCGCTTAAAGACTAATAAAAAAAATAAGGGAATGAAACAAAAATAGTTTCATTCCCTTATTTTTTTTATCTATTTAAATAAAAGATTAGTATTATTTATAATTTCTTCACCATAAGTTCCCACCAAATCCGCAATCAATTCTTCTTCTTCTGGTTTTAATGAAATATCATAGCTAAAAATAGCAGCATGAGTTAATTCGTGCGCTAATACTTTTTTTAATTTTTTATTACTAACATTTTCATTAATATAAATTGTTGAAGTAGGATATATTAATAGAAGCTGTTCCATCCATATTTATTTGTTTTGTATAAATTCTACGATTAGCATAGTCAGGAAAATAAAAAACTGAACCATCAAAATCTATATTCATAGCTCGAACCTCTTCTAAAGAAGCAACGGGTCTAATTCGCTATGTAGTATTGTTTTGAATCACAGGTGTAGCAGTTGTTCCATAAATAGGTCTATTATTACCTATTGGATACTACTGCTATGGATAACCATAAGTATTCATGTTATTACCTCCGGAGAAATATAATAATGAAAGGTTTTATCTTTTCCTTTCATTATTATATGACTTTTATTTTGTATAAATATATTATAATTACTAACACTTTTTGGATAAAAATTTCACTTACTTAAAATTAAATAAATTTGACACTTTATAATTTTTTATTTTACAATATTTAAAAATTTTTGTATAATTATAATATAGAAAGAATATAAAGATAGAAAAATTTTTTCTAAAATAAACAAAATGAAGGTGATTAAAATTTTTATCGTAGGTGTTTGCGACAATAGCGATTAGCAAAATGACTCATTGGAAGAAATAATAAATCAGTATTTTAAAGAATTTAATTTGCCGGGATATGTATATAAATTTACTGATCCTGGAAAATTAATTGATTCTAATATTGATTATGATGCAATCTTTTTAGGGATTACATTCAAAAAAATGGATGGTATTGAAATAGCTCATCTCTTAAGAACAAATGGGTATATTGGAAAAATAATTTTTGTTTCCTCTCAAATAAATTATGGAGTAGCTTCTTATGAAGTAAAGGCATTTAACTTCGTCAAAAAACCTGTTAATAAAGAAAAAATTTTTTCTATTTTACATGAAGTTAGAGAAGAAAAAAGACGTGAATATAAATATTTAGACACTCCTAACGGAGAAGTAAAAATTGATTTGGGTAAAGTATTATATGCTGATATTCAAAAACGAAATTTGTGTTGTCATTTAGAGAACGAAATTCTAAATAGTAAAACTTTAAAAACTTCTTTTGAAAATTATATAGGAACTTTAGTTTATCATCCAGATTTTGTCTTTATTCCGCCAAGTTTAATTATTAATTTAAATCAAATTAAAATAATGAATAAAGATAATTTAACTTTTAAAAATGGTGAAGTTTTATACTTTCCTAAAAAAGGCTATGAAGAAATTAATCGACGATGGAAAAATCCATTTAGATAAAAAAAATAAGGGAGACATTCAATTAAGAATGTCTCCCTTATTTTTATTGCTTTAAATCATTACTTGGAGTACGATAATTATTTACTGTAGACTCAATCTTCTCTTGTAAATATTTATTTAAATCACCAAAAGCATTATTCAAATACTCTTTAGCATCATCACTTAAAATGAGCAATACTGCTTGATAAGTTCTCTAAAATGCTTCTTTTTGAGCAGCTTCATCAAACTTACCTTGTTCTTTAAGAGAATTTACATAAGTTTGATTGGTGGCAATAACACAATTAGTAATTGTGTCAGTAGCCATTTGCACATATTTATTTAAAATATCATTATTAGTTTTCTTTTGTAATTCTGCACTTTTTGCTTTAATCCAAATAACTATAAAAGTGGTTAAAGCACCAAGCATAGGAATCAAACACACTTGAAACAATTGATTAATTAAATTTTGATCCATAATATTATCTCCTTTTTCTTACAATAAATTTATATCAAATCCAAGCCACGGGGACAGGTGTCCAAGTACCTGTGGTAGAAGTTCTATATTTAAAAGTGCCAGTTTTAGCAGTTGTATCTATCCACACTAAAGGAGCAGTTCCAGAAGCAGGTTTAGTAGATCCAATATAAATAGAATAATCAGTGGTAGTTCCAACTGTAGGAGGAGTGGCATTATCAACGTATTTTTTAGTAGCTAATTCCATATCAGCAGTAGGAACATAATTATTATCCATAGTAATTCTACCATCCGCGGTCATTATGTTGGATTTATTTTTATAAACTGCTTGTGTTACATCATCAGGAACGGTTGCTAGTTTATCATCAATAGATTTAATAGCATCAGTAACTTTATTATTAATAGTCACTTCGGCGTTATCTACTGCTTCTTGAATCTAAGCCACTTTTTCATCAACATTAATCGCAGCCGCACCCTCAATACCCATTACAGTAAGATAATCATCAGCTTCACTAGTCCACCCATTTAAAGTAATAACTTTTCCCTTAACAGTGTAATGATCATTTTCTTTTAGCATGATACCATTATAATATAAAGTTAAAGCACTACTATCATCAAAATCAAAAGGAATAGTAAATGTATTCTAATTTGCTTTCGCGGTAAACACATATTTATTTACAGGTTTACTTGCTACATCCGCAGGACAAGTAACATTATACTCAATTCCATTAATATTTATCGTACCAATTTTACTTCCATTATCATCAATATTTTCATAAGATACTTCTGACAATTCGGCTAAATTACGACCATTTTCATCATAAGTAGCATAATCTGCATGATCGGTATATAAATTTAATCTTTTATCTACAGTATCAATATAAAATTTATGAGTATCTTCTGTAAAATAAGCGTATCCTTCTTTAATAGGAGTAGCATCTTCTACTGGGGTGAATAAAGTTTTTCCAGAATCTAAGGCGGGAAAAGGTATTTTCCCATTAACCGTTTTCGCATCATAGGTGACTAATCTATTTGAATCACCTTTTAAAATTTTAAATAGAGCCATCGATCTTCAATAACTCCTTTCTATAAATTAATGGTATAGAATTAAATTAATAATTCTATACCATTTGGTTTATTTATTCGAGAACAATCCAATAAACATCCAACCCATTACCACCAACAAATCCTTCTAAACGTGCTAAACGCTCCCAAATTTGTTGTACTACTTGGCTATCATCAATTATATAATAATCTTCTTCTTTTACAATAGAATCTAAATTAAGTTTAGAATAAACCTAAAGACTTGCTGGTAATGTGTTTAAATTATATAATAAATTATTAGAATCTTTTTCTATTTTATAAAAAGTTATCATATAATTTAAAGTGCCAGATTTTTTAGTAGCACTATAATTTAAAACCCAAGGAAAAATAATTTTATCTTTATGAGTTAAAGTATCATAATATGGGACTGGATAAATGCGTTTTTCATTATCAGCATTAATATACTAAATAATACACATCATATTGGTTAAATCCATAGTATCAAAATATCTATTTATTTCAAAATAAATAATTTCAGCAGCATGATCACCTTCAACTGTAATATAACTATTTTCATTACTAATAATTCTTGAGTTTAAATCTATCTAAACCAACTTCTCATCTTCTGGGGCTGGAAGAGCAGGATATTTAACTGGAAAATTTTCATCTTGTATTTGATGTAAAACACTATAATAATCAGTTGGATTAGTTATCATTTATCTTACCCCTCAATCTTAAAGGTTCCTGGTTGCGATTTTCTTTCACCCTTCTGGATAATTACAGCTCCTTGAGTAATATTTTCATCTACTTCTGTTGAATTATCAGAAGTTGTCTTTAAAGTAGCACCCTACGCATTTTTCCATTGATATTCATAAATACCATTGCCTAATTCACTAGTGTTAGTAACTGTAACAATATATTTTCCATTCTCAATTTTAACTTTTTTATCAATGACAGGAACTAAATTAGTTGGATCAAAATAATTAGTGAAACTAATTGTAGGATAATCTATACTATCTTTATTTTTATAGCCATGAACTGACAAAGTATAATTATCTTCTTTAGTTAAGGTTACAGTTTTTTCAGTACTAAAATCAGAGCCATTTTTTTTCCAAAGATAAGTACACTAAACACCTTCATCATTCTATCCAACAGCAGTAATAGTGTTAGAAGAACCATAATAGCATCCATTATCAGGAGAAGGATCAAGAACAATTCTAAAATTTTCACTAATTCCTTCAACAGAAATAGCCAATCCAGTCCATTTAACTTCTTTGCTTACTTGATTAGCAGTAGCGCCAAACGCGGTGACACTATAGCTTCCGCATCCATCAACTTCACAATATTGAACTTTTAAATAGAGATCATTTTTCTTAGCAGTGTAGTTTTCAAGATTAATATCACTACTGCTATTAATATAAGAATCTCCATTTTTAGTGAAATAAGTTAATTTTTCATTATAAACCATATCTCCACTAAAAATACTATTATCTTCAATAATTTTTTTATATTCATAACCAATACCACTTTTTAATTCAGTATTAGTTCCTCTATAATTACAAATCCATTTATATTCAATTGTAGTATTATCTGGATTATTTAAAGTATCATTATAGGCTAAAGCATATAATTTATCACCTGTTAAATAAACAGATTTATTATTTAAAATACTTGTCAAGAAAGCAACATTATCAGGAACACCAAAACCAGCAGATTTCTTTGAATCAATTAGGCTTTCTAGATAACCAGTTAAATAATCAACAGGCTAAGCGGTAATTAAATCTTCGTCAATATCTAAAGTTTTATTAATAACCATTTGCGCTGGTAATGTATTAAATACATACATTAAATTATTATTATCTTTTGGATTCTTTTTAAAGAAAATAATAGAAAACTATAAAGTACCAGATTCACTAGTCACTTCATCACTAATTTGCCATCCAAAAATCAGTTTTCCAGCAGTCCCGATATCAGGACAAATAGCTTCAGAATAACCTTGAACTTGATCGTTTAAATAATACTGAATATAAATTTTAATATCATCAGCCGCTAAATCTTGTAAATCAAAATATCTATCAATTTGAAAATAAATTGTTTCTGCCAAATGATCATTTTCAACAGTAAGTAATTGTGTTTTTCCAAATTCTTTAGTTAATTCAATTTGACGAGTATCAGCGTTTATATTTATAATAGGTTCATCTAAAGGTATACGAAGAACAGATGGATCTAATTTCTTCATTTGAACGATACCAGTGATATTACTATAATAGTCTTCAATAGATTTTATTTCAACGATTTTTCCATTAACGTTTTTTATTGAGTTATCTTTAGCTAAAGTATTGATTTTCTTTTGAAGCTCTTCCCATTTAGCTTGTTCGATAACACTATCATTTTTAACTATCAAATCTATCTCTTCCTTTCTAAAAAAATTAGGTTAAATAGTTTCTTTTCCTATTTAACCTAATTTTTTTTATATTTAAATCAATGTATTCTGGCCTATTTAGACCTCATACCATTCTTCTAATTCATCTTCGGGAACTAAAGGAGAGATGGAAAAGAATTCTTTTCCATCTCTCGTTAATTTTTTATTATAATCCGCTATTAATCTATATAATTTAGTCGCGGGCACTCCTGCTAACTATATAGAAGATTCAATAATGCCATTAGAACCCATATATCTATAAACAATTTCTTTTTCCATATTTTATCCTCACTTTACAATAGGCTCTTCTTCAAAGTTTGCTCTATTAGATATCATTGCTTCATAAATTTTGTGTAAAGTATTCTTAACACTTTCACCATAACTAGCAACATAATAATATCTAAAACGACCTGTATATCCATTAGCGACAGTAGGCATACCTGTTTGACGAGGAGTAAAAATATTACCAGAACTATCTGCTGTAATCTATTTAATTGGATGTTTATTAGTGCCAATCTATACTTGGATAGCACCAGTATAGCCCTTAAACTAATTACCAGACATATTTAAAATCGTCTAGCCAGAGAACGCATTTACATCAAAGTTAAGAATACCATCTGTACATCCCTCTATAATTAAATTATAAGGAGAATAAGACCCCATCTTACTTTGATAGAATGCTTGAGCTCCAAAAGTTAAACCTTCCGTAGAAGAAGAATAAGGAATTATATTATTACGACTTAAAGGACATTGATAAAATGCCTTAATGCCAATTTTCTTTAAACAATCACTGAACTAAAAATATTCCAATCCGCTATCTAAAGTAAAAGCATAATCATCTATCACAGAAATTTTATTACTATCTTTTGGAGCAAAAAATATTGCTGTAATATTAGGATTTACTTGAATGCCCACTGCTGCGGATGGATTAACTTGACTGTATCTAATTCTTGTAATTGGCTAACCATTATAGGTTGTAGGTAAAGTGATTTTACCTTTTAAATTCTTAGCTAAATCAGTCATTACAAATGATAACTCTCCGTCAGAATTTATAATATCATAATATTTATGAGTGGAATCATTAACTAAGATATTATCATAAACACTAACTGGTTCTCCAACAGCATAAAATTCGCGATCGGCATAAGCTAACTATCTTGTTAAATCAATTTTAACTCCATCTTTATCGGCCCATCCAGTCTGTCTCCAAGTCCATTCTAAAGGATCCTCCCCATCTGGCAAATCTGTCACTTCTGTGTTATTAAAATAATAAAATTCATCTGGAACAGTAATTCTTTCACCATAATTAAACACTTTCTTTACGGTCGAATCATTGACGACGCGGTCGCCATTAACAAAAGTAATTGTATAAGATTTACGCTCAAATCTCGCTTTAAAGATATAATCTATTTTATTAGATTGTAAGGATAAAGAACCCCAATTATCTTTTAAAATAGTATCTTTTTCATTCACATCTTTTCCAACTGTAATTACTAATTCACCAGTATCGTCTTCCCAACCTTTAAAATTATAGGTTGGCATTTTTTCTTGTAAACTACCAAAAGAAATATAAGTTTCACTTGAAGAATCTGTAGGATTATCAAAAAACTTAGAGCTTGATAAAGGTAACTTCTAAGTCTTTAAAATTTCTTGAGTTAATACTCCATTCGCGTCTTCTTGCTCAAGGACAAACTTAGCAGAATACTCTTTCTTAACATTTTTTACAAAAATAGTTAAATTAGGATAAATACTCTATAGCTCTTCTTGAATTATGTGTTCTTCTATCTCTTGGGTATTTTCAATATAAATAATGCCAGTTATATTAGGATAAGTCTAATTAATGCCTTTGAAATAAACAGGAGCTTTATCATATAAACTACGTAATAAAGTATAATCAATAATTTTATTGTGAATATCATTATATCCATTTACACTATTATCATAATAATAAATTAAATTATTTTTTATTTCACTTGGAGTAATTTTACTTATATCTTCCGTGTTAATTTTTTCTAATTGGAAATGTCCATTATCTTTATAATATTCAATATTAACACTATCTAACTTTGTTTTATCATCATTTAATAATCTATAAGGACTCCATTGAACATTAGTTAAATTAACTTCGCATCCAATTAAATTACTCTTTTCACACCCAAGATAATAACGTCTTAATAATTCGTAAGAATAATAATCTAGATTACCACCACGGATATCAAAAGTTTTTATACTTGTTGTAATTGCATTATCTTCAGCATCAGTTAAATTCTTAATATACAATCCTTTATTTTCTTCTGCGACTTCAAGACGATTAGTGATAGGATTAACTGTAGGATATACATATTTAGTAACTAACTTAGTTAAAAGATTTGCTTCTATTAAACTTAAATAATTTGTATAATCAGTTAAATACAAAGTATTTAACGCGACACCTTCTGCAAACTACACTTTAGTAACATTAGAACCAGTATTTCTAAAGTTTTCTAATTTTTCGCTTTTAGTTAAATCTAAAGCTACTGGATTTAAAAATCTAATATTACAAAGATTCATTTCTTTCAATAAAGGCATACCCTCACTAGGATAACTCCAATTATTTACGTCATTATTTTTATATTTTTTTCCTTCTTCAGAAAGACCATCATATCCTAATAACAAATCTACTAATTTATTAGCCTTACCTCTAATAAATAATTCTTGGAAATATAATTTACTTAAATCTCCAAGAGATTTCATCTATTCTAAGCCATAAATATAATATAATTGTTCACGATAATTACCACTTGACATAATACCTTTCTTTAGATCTGGGGCGGTAAATCTAACAGGAGTTAAACCATCATATTTCTAAGATGGGAAGTTTGCTCCATCAGTTCCAACAGTAACATAAGAACGACGCGCGGGTTCCATCTTAATCCAATACTCACCATCAAACATATGATTTTTAGTACCAAATTCAGTACCATTTTTCCAATATTGAGAATTAGTTATTAAATTAGTTAAGCCTTGATTATTAGTTCCTTCAATCCATTCATCAGAAGTAGTATTTGGATTATTAGCAGAAATACGACTTATAATATTATTACTACCACTATCTCCAGAATATTCATCAACTGTCAACCAAGAGTCAATATAATTAAGACGATTAGTTAAAAATTGTGAACGATAGAGATTGCGGTCGCCCTATAAAGCATAGAAATATTGGTCACTTTCTATCTCATATTGGCCGCCATTAGTAATACGACCAAAAATAGTATCTTTAGCCGCAGAATTAGTTGGAATAATATATTTATATTCTTCATCTAAATTTAAAGCAATAATAGGACGTTCTCCCTATACAGCATAGCTACCTGGGAATAAAGAAGGATCTGTTTTATACCATTTGTCAACAACATCACTCTTTTTAGAGGAAGTTCCAGATTCTTTTTTGAAAATTTGTTTTACTTGGCTCTAATCATAAGAACCATTTGGCTTACCCATTAATTGTTTATATTTATCAACAATTTTACTCTTGAAAAAAGTATAGAAATTATTCCATAATACGCTATCATTAGTAGAATAACTACCATCTTCAGTCGCATCAACATAATACTCAAATGATGGAATACCAGTATTATTAATACCCAATTGTGTATCAATATCATAAAAAATAGGATACCAAATATAGTGTTGAATTCCAGTGGTTTTTTCAATATTTCCTTTTTGAGGACCCCAAGAAGCAAACATTGCATTTTTACCACGAGAGTCATAACATTCAAAAATCTCAGTCATTAAAAAATAAGTAGCTAAATATTCAATATTAAAATAATTGCTTAACTCATTTTTAAATTTAGCTTGACGATATTCCTTACTATCTTTTGTATAAGTAACTGAGTTATAAGTTACTGGTTTAGGTAATATCCATCTATCATCAATTTGACTTTCATCTTCAATAAAAGAATAATAAGTAGTATAAGGATTATATTTTTCAGAATCTAGAATATAAATTTTATTATCCTAATCCTATAAAATATAATATTTATTTATCTAATAAACTTTACTATCATCATCAGTTAATTTAATTATACTATAAATTTTGGTATCTTTATTATAGATATAATATTTTTCTTCTGAATCAAATTCTTTCGTAGCAATTTTATAAGTTTCACTACCACTTTCATCAACTTTATCAAATAAGTAATATTTATTTGGTTCATATTTAGCTTCTGCCAAATCTATTTTTTCATATTTACCCATTGAAGGAATTTCATATAAAATTCCATCAAAATCAATACTACAATCTAAGCAAGTACTCCAAACCCAACTTACGGCATCTTCCCAATTTGACATTAATGCAAGAAGTAATTCACGAGAAGTATTTCTATTTTTCATGTCAAATATGACAGGATCTTGTCCTGGATTAGTAATAGTCCATTGCTTATGTTTAGTCCCTGTAGTTCCATCAACGATTATTTCTGATTTTAATCTATTAGGAACGGTATTATTTATACCATCAGCATATTCAATTATTTTATCAGCATCAGTAGCTTCAGCAGAAGTACATTTAAACAACACATCGCCGATTAAATCATCATTAGAATTATATCTAACTTCAAAAGAATCAGCAACCATTGGAGCTCCGCCAGAAGTTAAATAACCTGCTGAGTTATTATCATCCATTAATGGAGGTCTAAAAGATAATTTATATCTATTCCAAGGATCACGGAAAGAGCAGTATGTTCTTGAGTTATTCTAAAATTCCCAGCATTCAGCAACATCCCTTACTCTTGGAGTTCCTTCAATTTGATTCTATAAAACTTTTTTATTGGGTTTAAATCCAAAACATTCATCAGAGCCTTTATCTAATAACATATTATATTTTCCAATATAAATAATATCATTTTCACTATATTCATTATCGTTAGTTGAAGGCCAATGGAATGCTAGAACGGGATATCCTTTTATAGAAGTCCTATAATCATCAATATCTCCATATAAATCATATTTATCAAAAGAGTCTTGGTAATCTTCTACTGGATGTTTAGAATAAGTCTCATTAACTAAATTAGCAAATCCTCTATTATAATCTCCAGAAGATTCCATAAAATCAATCTTTAAAGTAAATTTAGTAGTACCAACAGTATTATTATCCATATAGAAAAATTCAAGATAACTCTTACTTTTCGTATTTAAGTTATTATTAACCTCTTCTTCTTTATAAATAGATTCAAAAGGTCCTCTATTCATAAACATCGTTTCTTTACATTTAGCTTTATAATTACGTCTTGGATAATTACGCGAAGAAGTTCCCTAAACCTAAAATGTCGCTTTATCAAAAAGAGTTATAAAACTAGGGCAATGATGTAAATAATAATTCTATACCGCAGTATATTTTACTTCATTAGTTTTATCATCTATTACAGGTTTCCAACCTTCTTTTTCAACTATTTTATCAAGTTCGCCCTTAGCATAAGCAGTATCTAATGGAACATTTACAAATTCCATAGTTCCTTTTTGAGCGCCATTGTCCTTGGAGTAGGGAAGTCTATTATCAGTACTTTCACTATTATTTTTAGTAGTTTTTAAAATAATATAAGGCATCAATGGTTTATCAGTGTGTTCAGTATTATAGTCAAGCATTTTACGGTAAGAAAATACATAATCATTTAAAATAGTATTATAATCATATAGATCTTTCTAATCCCATTGATTAATATCTTTTTTATCAAAGGCATAGTTCTAAACCACATCAGGAATAGTTAAACTAGTATCATAAACTCTAATACTATAAATATCAATATCACAAGTATTAGACATAAATTTAATAACATCAGAATCAATTGTCCAAGCAGAATTACTAGATTTATCAGAACGACGAGCTACACTAGTTAAAACACCATTTAAGAAAATTTCTAATAATTTAGAATCTCCGCCAGTATGACTAGGTTTAGAACTTGTGTAAACAAATGTTAAATATAACATTTCATCTTCTACAAAATCAACCGAAACAGTCTCTTCATCACCATTAGCTGTAAATACAGCATCTTGAGGACTAAAATAGATACCTAAAGGATTTTTTAAAGACCCATAAGCGCAAACAAGATTATTTAAATTAAAATCTTGATCTAAACCATTATAGGTTAATTCATCATAACTTGGAGCTTCTGGATGCTCTGGTAAATATTTCTTTGTTAAAAATTCATCATAATTAACATAGATAGTCTAATCTTTAAATGCATCCCAAGCATCTCTATCAGTCCAAGACTTTCCAGATTCATCGCTTGCTTTATAACGAGTATATTTGGTAATTACTTTAGAATAATTTTGTGGATTTCTAATTTTAAATTGAATCTCAATACTATGTGTAGGAGTAGAAGAACTATTATCAAAAGACAATTGTCCAATAGGAATAGAAACTTCAGCACCATTACTAACTCTTAAACAAGTAGTATTGTTATCATCAAAAACCCAACCATTATTATACCAGTTAAAGTTTTTAAATTCTGCATATTTACCATTAATTTCTAATGTTTCACGACTTAATTTACTCTCAGAATTAGAACGTCCAGTAGCAACGAAATTAACTTTTAAATCATTACTTCTAGCTAATTCCATATTCCTTAATGGGTCTATTTTAATTATAAAAGTAAAATTACGAGAATAATCATATGGCTCAGTTCCTACTTTAATTGTATAATAAGAGCTGTCATTAACAGAAAGATTAGTAATTTCCCAATATTGCCATTCATTCTAGTTAGTAACTTCACGAGTACTTAATAAAACACCATTTTTATATAAACTAACTTTCGCGATCGTTACATTAGGATCATATACCCTAAAAGGAATTCTAATAGTTTCATAAATATAATATTCTGTTTTAAAGTCACCTGTCCAAATTAAAGGAGTCTTACTGCTTCTATCTAAAACAACAATTTCTTTCTCAATAAAATCAGTACCATTTCCTTTTTCACCACTATTAACTAAATAAAGTTTAGCCTTAATAGTATGTTCTCCGTGAAGGAAATAATTTGTTAAAGTCATTGTAGAATCATTATTATTATTTAAAATAACAGTATTTTTTGTTATAGTAATACTATCTTCATTTCTAGTATTAGTACTGCTATATTCTTTATCTAAAACTAAATAATTATCAAAATAAACTTCAATAGCACTATTTACTTTATCGGACATTAACCAAGTAACATTAATTTGACCATTATCAAAAGGTAAATCATTATTAAATTTACTTTCTTGCCATTGAAGAGTTAATTCATGAGTTGTTACAAATTGAGTCTTTTTAGTAGTAGAAAAATGGTTATTAGTAGGATCACTATTTTTACTAACGATAAACTCAATTTCATGTGTAGAAGAATTTCTTAAATAAGCAGAAATATCAGTAGTAATTGGTTTATTATGCTAATAAGTTTTTGCTTCACTATAAATATCTTCCCAAGAACCATCACTCTTTTTCTATCTAATAGTTAAAGTACCTTCAACAGAATCAAGAACTGGTTCTCCGTTTATTGTTCTACATTTTACAAGCGCGGTCACGCTTACTGATTCACCATTAAGCACATCAGTAGGTCCATCTAAAGTTAAAGAAACAGTACCATTTACTTTGACTTCTTGGTCTTGACTTCCACTGCCTGCCAATAATTTTTCACAACTTGCGACTTCTTCTTTATCATCATTTAATTTAAATTCTTTAATACGATAAAATGCTCCATCGCTATTTAAAATTAAATCATTTACATGAGGATTAGAACTTGATAAATTAGATAAACGAATTGAATATCCGATTGGGTTTTCATCCGCATCATAATCAATTCCGACGTCTTTTTCAGTTCCATAAATTACCTAAACGCCACTTGAACCTATTGGTATTTTATTCTCAGTCGCTGTATCTAAATAAACTCGTCCGGTATCTGTTGCCACATAAAAATATCCATCAGTTTGTGGATATGCTTTTATCTTTTCTTCTGGACCCTATACAGGACGAAAACGTATCTTAGACATAATTTACTCCTTTCTATCCTAAAAAAAATATGGGGAAAGAATATTTCATCTTTCCCCATAAAAACATTCTTCTATATAAAATAGAAAAAATTATATTTATTATTAAATAGTATTGCCCTTAGAATGTTCCCCACTCTAACTCAAAACTAACTTTTGCATCGTTAGTAGTAGTCGCCGCAGAAACATTAACCTTTAAGCTGTCACTAGCGAAAACAAGTGGTTTACCTTCAAGATCAGCACCGGCAACTTTAAGATTAGGAATTAAAGTATCAGTACCATTTACTGTATAATCTGCATTAGTAATCTCTTGATGAGTATTTTTTACTGTAAAAGTCTTTTGAGTAGATTTTACTACATGTCCTTGAGCATCAATTTCAGTTGGTTCATTGATAACAATAGTCTACTCATCAGCATAATCTTGAGAGACTGGAGCATTTACAGTTAAAGTATTACTATGTTTAATAGTAACTTCTTTAGAATTTGTAGGGTTATTACTTGAATCTTTTATAACTTTCGTCTCTAAAGTGATACCATTTTCGCCTTTAAGAGCATACTCTAAAAGTTCTTTGGTAGGACCAAGTTTAATAATAAAACCAGTAGTGCTCTCATCTTTAGCTCCTTCAACCTCGGTAACAGGATCATCAGCAGAAGGAACATAAGTCCAGTTAATAGTACCAGTAATAACTCCATCAACCTCTTTACCAGAAGCGATAATTAAATCCCCAGGACGTAAATAATGGCCGTTCCAAAGAGTATCTTCAGCGCCAGTATAAATAAAGGTATTACCTTCAGCAATTTCAGTAATATCAGAACTATCATAGATAATGGCTCCATCTTTAATTTGGAATCCACCACGGAAAACCATAGCATTGATCGTTCTAAGCTAATTATCAATGTCTTGCTTACTATAAACTGGAAGAGTTAAAACACCATCTTTAAATTTATAGCTACCGTCCTTACCTTCTAAAGCAATTTCTGGATCAATATCAGCAGATAAAGTTGTGTTATTACTAGCTCCTTCAACGCCAGGGCCGCTAATAGAAGCAGTAAAACCAGTACTAGTAGCGTGATTAATTACGTTGATATCATTAACTGCTTTATCGACACTTAAAGTATAATTACCCGCAGAACTTTCAGCAATATTGACATTACTACCAGCAATAATATTAAAATTACCCGCATCTTTATCTTCATTTTTTAGATTAACATTTAAAGTTTTTTTATTTAAAGAAGAACTTAATTGATAATTAACTCCTTTTAAACTTAATTTAACAGTGTCTACACCTTTATTATCGGTCGCAGGAATTACTTCAACTTGAATATAATCACTACCAACAATATCATAAGTCTCAGTAATAACATTACCGCTACTATCAGCAATAGTATTAGTTATAGAAGCCCCGTTAGCATTATTAGGGCTGGTATTTACTGACACATTACTATTTTTCTTATCAGTATCCAAAACAGTATCAGTATTTGTTTGAACCCAGCCTTTACCATTGTTAATACATAAAATATTTTTATCTTTTACATAATAAAATTCGCCTGCTGTATTTTGGTTAAAACTTTGAGGTAAACCTGCTGTAGTATCAACTACATTAATACCTTGATTTACAGGAACACAATTATTTTCATCTACACCATAATAAAGACGACTTGGTTTTTTATAATCATCAGCGGATTTATTATCATTAATTACTAAATAAAACGCACCAGGTTTATATCTACCTGCCACCTTTTCAAATTCGGCTTGAGAGCCTTTTAAAAATTTAACGTTCAATCTTTTTCACTCCTTTAAATATCAGACCAAGAAACAGTTTGTTCAACTGCTTCAACACGAGTTACCAAATTATCAGGGCTCTTATCTACTAAATATTTATTAGCTATATTAATTGTTTCAATATCTCCCTAAGTTAATGTTCCTATTGGCATATCAATCCATGTACCAGCGTCGGTAAGAATATGTTTTCCTTTAGTTTCATGTAGAGAAACAGGAACTAAACCCGGGACTGTGCCCTTAAAAACAGGAGCTAATTTAGCTAAATTTTCTTCTGTAGATAATTTTTCAACAATAGAATTAATTAAAGTCTCATTATTTTCTAAACCCTAATTAACCCATTTTTTCTATTCTCCATTATAAATTAAAACTTGATTTGTCTTAACTTCATTAAGAACAATATCACTTAAATCGCTTAACTTACCTGCGGAACTAATTCCACCGCAAATTAGACGACTACCTAAATAAAGTTCTCCAGAAGAATCATTTTCCCCATAAATAAAATATAAAGTATCATTGTCTCTTTTCGTCCCTAAATTTTCAAAAGCGGTTTTAGAACCTCTGACAAATTTTACATATTTATTTAATGTATTAGGCAAGATAATCAACTCCTTTCTATTATTTATAAAATCTTTTTAATCAATACTAAAAGGGTTTGGCCTATTAAGACCAAACCCTTTATTTAAATTAAGTTGTTTCAGATGGAGTATCAGTATTATTTGAGCCATTTTTTAAAGCATCAACATCAGTTCTTAATCCAGCAATTAAATTATTTAATTCAATATCTTTATCCTATAATGCTTTGATAGTTGTATTTAACTGTGTATTTTTATTCTATAATTCTACAATTAAATCAAACATCTCTGTTATTGTTTTAGCTCCATTATTTCCAGAAGTCGCATTATATGTAAGACTGCGCACTGCACTTTCATTTAATTTACTACTTGCTAAAGTATTTATATCAGCTAATGTGCCAGTATAGTCACCCAAAAGACTTGTTTTTAAAGTAGTTAAACTACTCATAGTAGCAACTTTATTACTACTACTATAAGTTCCATCAAAAGTAATAGGTAAATCACTTTCTTGTAAGGCACTTCTTGAAACAGTTATTAAACCGTCTTTTTCTTCTACTGCCGTAACAAATTGTTTATCTACCTTGTTATCAGCTTTATCTAATTTATCAATAGCCTATTTAATACTATAAGCAACAGAATTAGTAGTAGATACAGCTCCATTTAAAATATCAATTTTATCATTTAAATTACTAATACTATCTCTATCAGTATTAATTCCTTGTCTTAAGCCATAAAGAGTTGGAACAGTGTCTTTACCAAAATTATTATTAGTTTGTCCTAATAAAGTATTATATTTACTATCACTGTTATCAATCAACTTACTAATGCTATCATTAAGAGTTGTATCTTTAGTGATAGTATTTAATTTATCGTTAGTAGTATATCCAGTTCCTAATGTTAAAGTACCTAAATAAGATTTCTCACTATTTAAAACTCCAGTAGTATCAATAAAATTTAAAGAAGTAAGAACATTACCCTCTTTAGTATTTTCATAAGAGCCTTTTGGGATACTAACTGAGAATGTTTCTTCTTTTACAACATGCCCAGCTCTATCAATAAATAATTTAGGTAAAGTAATGGAAGAGCCAAAAGTGTTAAAATCAACATCTTTACCATAGCTTTTTGATGCTTTATTTACATCTAAATTATTATGAGTAATTTTAATAGCTCCACCATTTTTTTCAATATCTGCATTTATTGAAATTAGATTATCTCCCTAAATAGTTGCAGATTTCATATAATTGTCATTAATATCATTGTCAGTTTCAGTAGAAAAGTAAATAAGTTTATTAGTCTCTAATTTTTCTAAATTCATTTTTTTATTAAGAGTATTTAAAGCTCCCTTAACATTAGTTTTATCAAAATTAGTAACAGAATCATTACGATTTTGGCCATAAAGTAAATCATAAGTTTCACATACTGCATTACCAAGAGCAGGAAGTTTTATTACAAGTGATTTGCGGTCATAGCCATCTTCGATCGGCTCACCAACAACATTATCCTATTCTACATTATAATAAAATCTATATCCTGACTAACTTAATTTATAATTAATACTATTGTCTGTAATACCATCATAAGAACGTTTTGTCTTACTAAATCCTTCTTTATTATAATAGATATTATTATCATCTAAATCAAGTTGGAAATTAGTGGGAACTCTTAATTTATAAAGTAAATTTGTGCTACTTTGATCCGCGGTTATAGCAGGTCCAAGTTCACTTTCTAAATAATAAACACGTCCTTCAGTTTTAGTATCATTATTATCTAATTTATAATGACTATCAGTTTCATCGTAATAATAATACTTACCTGGTTGATATACAATATTAGTATTATCAACCGCAACATATGGGTCTTGAGGAAGCAATGGATAAATTGAAAAATTCGGAACAACAGTATTTAATTCAGCAATCTAAATATAAGTTTCTTGATTATTAATATATTGTTTTATCCAAACGGTAGAATCATATCCTCGTCCATAAACGGGATAATCTATTTGATAATTTTTATTATACTATTCATCATCAACTCTGTCATTAGTAATTCTAGTAAGATATCTCCAATATGGAGACCCATCAGATTTGGTATCTCCTGTATATAAATACCAATATCTATTTCTATTAACCTTTACCATTTTACCCTTTTCACATAAAATAATGTGAGAATCACTTCTATCAGCAGGGTCATCATACATATTCCCATTATTGTCAAGATAGCCTATTATATACTAAGAAGCCGGAAGGCCATACTCAACTAAAACATAGCGACCTAAAAATACTCCATCGCTCGCGCAATTGTTATCCATTTGAAGTCTATTATTATAAATTCTATCAAAAGTGAAGGTCGTTTTTGAAGTATTACTTATATTACCATAAAAACCCATTATCAACCCTCCTCAAATAAATAATCTATAATAAGATATGCTTCTTTATTTTGGTTAATCAAATTCATAGAACTTCTATCAAATTTAATTAAATTAATAGTAGAAATACCTTCTAAATCTAATTCATAAATACCAGTATTTCCAACAATAATAGCATTAGCGCTATCATTCAAATAAAATTTCGTTCCTGGTAAAGTCTAAATACCCAACTGAGTAATCAACACATTTTGATTATTATTTTTAAATGCGGTTCCTGTAATTAGCTTACTCATATTAACATCACTTGGATAGTTCTTAGAGTTAAGACCTTCACCATAATAACGAATTTGTCTTATCTTTCTTGCCATTTAGTGGTCCTCCTTAATATACTCTTGATATTGCTTTGGTGGCACTAATAGACATTGAACCATTATAAGTTAATGGAATAGTTATTTTATTAACTAAATATTCTCCTTCAACGCCACTTCTTTTATCTTCAATATAAATTCTATTATTAGGTTCTAAATAATAAACTGGAATAGTAGAAATTGAAACGCTTTCCGTGCAGTAAGCGGTCGTGTAAAGTAAATCTTCAATTTCATCAACTGCGCTCTTACCCTTAGAACTAATTTTAAAATAATTATCATATCCAGAAGGAATATTAATCCAAATATACCCACTTTCTGTTGGATAATTATTCTAAATAATAGAATCATAATCTGTCTATGTCATAAATAATACATCAGGTGTATCTCTATAACATATAACTTTTATATTAGTATCATTAATTGCTTTTGTTCTATCTCCGATTAATTGAACTGAGTATTTAGCAATATCCGCATTTTCTTCCCCAATAAAATCAAACCAAAAATTTAAATTTTCAGGATTATTCTTTACTTCTTCTTTAAAATCTAACTTATTATAATCATAAATATCTCTCCAAAAAGAAAATAAATCTACATAATAAGTTTCATAACCAGTTATTCCAGAAGGATAGAAATCAGGGTTAGCGGTTGCCACTTTACTAGTAAAATCATCTGCATAATTATATTGATAATAATCTACAGCCATACGATATAAAACTTCACGCCAATCACAATAAATAACTCCCGGCTCATTTTCACTTTGATACCATTTGTTTTTATAAGTTTTTTGCTCTAATTGCGGATTCATAGTATCAAAAATATCATTATTGTACATTGTAGATTTATACCTACTTATATCATTATTATTCACAATAATTGTGGTATATTGAATAGGTTTTTGATCTATTGCATATCTTAAATGAATAGGAATTTCCGCCCCGCTGGCGCTTTCTCTCTATCCCCAAATAGAAAAATCATTTCTTAGATTAGCAATCTATGGAGTATTATTAAAAGAAATAACCGTCTATCCATCTCTAAAAGAATAAATTGAAGAAGAAGAATAAACCGCAGGCTCAATATAACTATCTCCATTAGAATTATTTACTATATTATTCCAAGACTGGTATTCATAAAATTTCTTTCGCTAAAAAATAAATCTACCATCTATATCATAATAATACTCAAAACAACTTAACATATTTTTAATCTTATCTAATACGCTGGTTATATTTTCACCGACACTAGTAATAAGTTCTCCTGCGTAGACTAAATCACAAATACGATAACCAACTGTTTCATTGGTTGTTCGACTTATAATAGTGTAAATAGTTCCATTATTTACCAGTCTTACTCTAGTCGGTTCAGGAACATCATCTAATAATTTATTACTATCTAAATTATCGAATTTAATACTACTCATATCAGTTATTTTATTATTATTTATATCTAATAAAGTAGGCATTGTCCCTATTGAAGCATTAACTATTCTATTCGTTTGCGCGTCTTTGAAGAAATACATAGTTTCATCGCATTTATTAGCTAATAACTCATAACCATATTGGTCTAAATCATTAATAATTATATTATTTTCTTTTTCTTTGCCATAAACTGTAAGAAGTTTTTTAATAATAGTCTAAATAGGAATTGAAATTAAATTCAAATAGCTTTCCCTTAAATAATACTCTTTATTACTAAACTCTTCTTCATCTAAAACATAATAAGTAGTTTGTTTATTCTAAGTAGAAATGTAATAAATATTATATTTTTTTGCTTCTTCTTCACTATTAACAATATAGCAATATTTACCTTTTATATAACTATCTTTAGTTATATTATTTTGTTTATTATAGCTATAAGTAATTACTTCTTCTTGTCCAAAATCTACAGAAGCAGGTAAATCTCCTCCTAAATCTCCATTTAATAGGCACATCTTATCTTTACCTTGAATAGAGATGTTATATGAACTAGCACTTTGAGAAGTATTAAAAGATGTAATTAAATAAATACCTTGATTAAACCAAATAATATCTGGATATTTATTATCAATTTTATTTTCTAATCCAATAGCCAAACTAAACTTAGAATTTAAACCCCAAGAATATTGTTTATATAATTTCTCATTCGTGGCCATAGTAAGAGAACAAGATCGGCGGACCGCAGATGTTCCATCAATATTAATTGATCCGCCGGTTATCTTACCCTCTATACTTTCTATTGGTAATTCATCAAATGTTAGTAGCTCAATACGAGCATAAACTACTTTATGTTTAAATTCATCTAACTTTTTAAGAAAGTCGGTATCATATTGTCTTTGAGTCTTCATAATCCTCTACCGCCTTTCTTAAAGTATTAATGAATAAAGTATAAGTTTCGTCTATAGTTTTTTGTAATTCTGCTACTTTTCTATTGTATTTTTTTATACAATCCTAAATATTATTTTGATTTACATTATAAAATGGATCATCATTAGAGAAGTCAGGATTGCTTTTATCTTGTTCTAATTCTTTAAAATCTTTTAAAGCTTTTTTAGCTCTTAACCAATTTTGCTTTAATTGATAAATAGTTGTCGTAGTATAAGTCTAACCATTAAAAATTCTATAAGTAGTTTGGTTATCATTTTCAAAAGAATAAACTATTTCTTGACGTTGTACTGACAATTCACATAAAACGCCAGGATCAATTTCAATAGAAGTAATATCAGTCAAATCTTTTATTTGATATTCATTTTTATGGTCTATACCAATAATCTATTTATTATCTTCATTTATTCTAATATTACAAGCCCAGTTTTTCTCATCTACTAAAATACCTGAATCATAAATTTCCTTTTTAGTATAACCATCAATATAATAATCTCTTTCTTCATTTTCTTTAACTACATACACATGATAAATTAAAGTTGGATCAAAATCTTCGCGCTTAATCTCCATAGTATAATTATTATCTTCCAATGCCCTATCAGGAGCTATATAAAAATTAACTCTATTATTAGTATATAGTTTCTATACTTCGCGCTTCGTAAAACGCAAGAAATAAATTTTTGTGATTTTATATTTGAAATTATCATTATAAAGATTTAAAATATTACCCTCAGTGCCGTAATATTGCTCTAAAGGTAAGTCAGCAACTTGAATATCACTAATAGTATCAAATTTACTTGCTTGTTTACCATAATAAGAATATACAATAGTTCCTTGCTGTAATCCTACGTCGGATAATTCAATTATTTTTACACTATGAATAGGAGCTACATGATCTATTAAATAAGCTCCTGTAATACCAATAACAATTTCTTCTCCATCAACATTAAATTTATCTCCAGGAGCAAAACCTTCAAATCGAATAGTTATTGCAGGAGAATTAGCCAAGATATCTTTAGTCTATAAGCTATAATGATCTCCATTATATAGTAATTCAAACATAGGATAAAAACTTAACGTTTGTAATAAATTATCTAAACAAGTTTGTTTATTTGCTTGTAATTTCTTAATTTCTGCCTAAGTTAAATTTTCATCTTTTAAGTTATCAATATAGGTATTTACATCATCAATATACCCATTAATTTTATACCATCCATCAAAAGAAATACTATCCCATTTAAGAATTTCGCTTTCAGGCGGGTCCGCGTTAATAAATCCATAAGTAGTAAGATTATCAAAACTAACTTTATCAATTTCATAGGCGGTTCCATTAAATGTATGAAGCATACGACCTAATTTATCTTCTGGACTTAAACTTACATTTAATAAACGCACAATAAAGTTTCCTTCAGTTGGAGACTTAAATAATTTAGGTTCTCCATCGGTTAAAAATTCTAAAGCTTTAGTTTTAAATTGACGCTCTATATTAATATTATAGTTAGTCAAATCAGTTGATGTAAAATCTTTAATTTCATCATCGCCCAATTTATCTATAAACAAATGATCTTCATCCATAAGGTGAGAAATTAAACCACTTATAGGAAATTCGTGATAATAAGTATTTCCATTTCTGAAAATATAAGGATATTGACTTCCAATAGTATCAGTTTTACTTTCAAGAGTATTGATTTTAAAACTACTTACTTTTGGATTAAATCTTATTCTTAATAGCTGTCCATTGCTGTATAAAAAACTATCTTCAAAAATACTATATATCGTATTAGAGAAAATTTTATTACTGCGGACCGCGGTTTCATCGCTATACTGCTAAACCGCATATTGATAACTAAACCCATGCTCGACAGTAAAATCTCTATATAATTCTCTTGATGGAGTTTCACCAACTAATTTAAATTTTAATACTGTATTCCAAGTATTGAAATCATCTTCGCTACTGGCTCTTAATAAAGCAAAAGCCCCAGTAGCAGGAATTTCTAACCCTGTTTTTTTATCGCGGATTCCATTTAAATTAATTTTTACATATCCATTATTTTCATCCATAGTAGCGGAAAGGGTTGCTTGTAATTCTGGATTAATAGTTTCTCTATTAATGATTTGGTATCTAACACTCTCTGCTTCATAGTTATTAATAGTAGTTATAGAATATTGAATAAAATAATTTTTATTTTTTTGTAATTCTTTATTTAATTCAAAACTATCATAACTTTCATTTAATTCCGTGTCATTAATTGAATTATGTAATTGCTCTTCACTATCAGCAAAAATATTACCATTTTCATCATACACTTTAAATCTATATGAATAAACTTTTTCAGTAATATCATCATTTTTTTCTTTTTGGCTATATACTCCAATAAAATTTGTTTTATTTATTCCTACTAAATTATCTTCAAAACCTTTTATATAAACTGCGGGCTTAGTCGTGCATTTAGCAATACCAACCGTAGAATAATATCCAACTACTCCATTAGTATTAATATATGCTAACTGAATTTTGTAAGACTATCCTGGATTTAATTTATATTGAATAGGTTTTCCATTATTAGTAATTGATTTAAGATTTATATTAAAAGTAATAGAACCTTGTTCCAAACAACCGCGGACTTTGCTTGGAGTAAAATCCGCGGTTGTTCCCTAAGCAATTACGACATTGCTTGACACTGTTTTAATTATATAACATAATCCTGAAACTTCTACCATACTAACTGCACGATTCATTTGAAATGGAATAGTAATTTCCTATCCAACAAATGCTGGTAAAGTTCCAGATATAATAGGTGGATATAATTTATTAACCATTTTATCCCTCCTAATTATTCTCGTTATTCTTCTCCTCTTGAAGATCTACTAATCTATTTGTAAAATCTCTTAATTGTTTTAAACACTCTCCCATAAGAATAGTATCTTCTCCTTTAGTTGATACTAAAGAAAGAGTATTGTATAAAACTTTTAAAAAATTAATATCTTGTTCTTTCATTTTCCTTTTTCTCCTTTTTAATTTAACCTGTTATTTCTTTTCCATTGAGAGTCAATGAACCATTTATTACAACGGGACCTTGTAAATAGATAGACCTATCAGTCACATTAAGATAATTACCAGTTCCTCCCATTAAGCCAATTGTGCCATTAAAAATAGTTAAATTGGGAGTAGAAGAATATTCAACAGAAGGACCTAAATAAATATTACTACTATTTTTATAATTCAAAATTTTTGATAAATAACTTAAATCATCTACCGCACTCTATGCATTAGACGCAGCATTGTTAGCTACTATAGAAATTGAAGCAGCTGTTTCCGCTACATCCGCGGCTGCATCTGCTGCCTATTGAGCTTTAGTAGCAGCAGCCCCCGCCGCACTAGCGGCACTTTTAGCTTCAGCAGCAGCGCTACCAATTGCATTTAATATATCACTTAATGATTTTTCTCCCGCTCCATACTAAATATACCAAGGCTATCCCGTAGAACCATTATAATTAATTTTAATATTATCACTAAAAGTACCAGACTAAGCATAAATTTTACCATTTAATAAATCTAAACTTAACCCTGTTATTACACTAGCTCCAGACTCATTATAAGTATATTCAAAATCTTTAGATTCTATAATACTTGAAGTTCCATTAATTATAATCTATCCTGTGCTAGATTTACCAAAAGTAGCAGTTCCGTCATCTTTTAAAGCATAAACTTGATACCCATTATTATATCCATAAACACCAGTATTATAAGAAATACTTGAATCTGCATTTTGTTTTGTTCCAAAATCACCAATTAATACTCCGGTAAAAGTATTAGCATTTTTATCTTTTTTACCTGCAGCGATCTAAGCTACACCTAAAAAATTATTTTCTACATCAGTATAAAATTTTCCATCCCATTTATTTACCATAGCAGATGGATATTTATTCTATAATACTAAAATAGGCTACGTCCAAACTATCTTATTTCTCTATTTTCCTTGGACTCCATAAACGCTTACACCATCAACGTAAAAACTCATAGGACTTAATCTATATTCTTTTTTATCCTTATTATAATTAACTTTACCAATAAAAGCATCATCAGAATTGCTAGAATAAATGCTCCAAGTCACAGTTTCATCTATTTTTCCGTCTATAAATAATTTATAAGGTTCTTTAGAAAATGTAGGTTCACCATTACTTAAATAAATTACCTCTGTTGGACCATTTATATAAGCATTATCTAAAGTCGTAATAGGAACTGGATAATAAGCAGTTAAATCATAGTCTCCCCAACCAGATAATTTTACCTATAAAATAATTAAATTATTCATTATAGAATTTGTGATATTAACTCTTAACACACAATTCTAATTATTAGTATTCTATAAATCAATATTATCAACAATTGACCCAGGCATAAAACTCCAAGTCCAATTACAATTTTTAAAATCAGTAATTTCCTTACCTTCATTATCATATAACTAAGCTCTAAAAATATAATTATCTCTTACGTCACCACTACTTCTTATAGCAGTAAATACTTTATTATTTAAATTCTCGTGAGCTATCATATCAATTACCAAAGTACAATCAGTACCATTAGTTCCTGCCTATCCAAAAGTGAAATCTTTAATAGCAGTATAAACGATACCATCCTTTTCTATTTTAGCAATTACAGTATTGTTAGATTTATTGCTACTATAAAAAGTATTAATGGTGTAGTTTAAAAAAAATTCTCCAGGAGAAACACTGACGTTTTCATTAGTTAAATCAATAATGATTTCTTTGTAAGTAGCATCAGTTCCATCATCTTTAATACCAAAATTAAGCATAGTATTCTTAATAGGAATCTGCCAAATTACTCTCTAAGCTTCAACTAATTTACTTTCTCCATTCTAATTTTTACCAATTATACCATTGCTAATAGCATAAGTTTTAGAATCAAAATGTAAGGTTAGTTTACGACTAATTTTTCCATCTGATCTATTCATCAAATAATTAGCCTAATTATAAATTAAATAATTACCATTAGTCTAATCTTCACAGTGAATAGACAAAGCATTTAAACTATCAATAGTCGCATCATTAGGAACTTGTTTTTCATTATTAAAAGTAATTATATTACTTCTATAAACTTTTCCATTGTATAAAATAATTACTTTAACCTATTCTTGATTTTTATTAGAGCGCGGTTTTAGCTAATAATAAAAATTATTTTTATTATCTTCAATTGCAGTCCAATAGACACCAGAATATTCATCCGCGGACGGTGCTCCAAATTCATATTTATACCAATGAACTTCAAAAGTATCATCTTTTTTATGTTCGGTTATTTGAGTTCTATTGCCGTCTTCATCAAAATGAACCCATTTCAATCTAATAGTTTTAGAATCAATCTAACCTTTATCGTCAATTACATAAGTACTTCCATCTAATGAATATAATCTTACATATTCATTTTCTATTTCATCTGCGGAAATGCCTAACCCCATGTATATATCTTTTACAAAGATATTATTGGGCGGAATTGACATATTGAAATCATTAGCATAACTAATTAAATTATTATTACTATCTTTAAAATTACCTTTTTGATATAAAAATATTTTTATATTATATATTTTAGCTACTGCGCTAGTATCAATAACAATTTCTTGAGAATAATATCCTTCAAAATTATAAGGATTGCCATACATATCATTAGTATCTAAATCAATAGATGCAATTAAAGGGATTTCTCCATTATTTTTAATACTATTTTCTATTTTTTTAATATTGTCCGCAGTATCATCTTTAATACCATATATATTTAATTTTAATCCATAATTACCACTTACTACACCGAGCATTTCAAGCCAGGCGCGGAAATCGGCACGCAACCCCAACCGCGTAAATCCCTATTGCTCATCAGTAAAGGTAATTCCGCCATTTGGAGTAATTTCAATTTCCTCTTCATTGCCATTAGCTAAGATACTCCAAACTTCTTTATTATTATCTTTGGCAATAAAAAAATTACCAGTTAAATCAATAAAAGTATTAAAAGGATTGACAAAATTATATGGTTTATCTTCATTTTTATCTGTCTTTTTACCGACAATAAATTTAGTGCTATTATAATCTCCTTTTGGAATCTATACATACACTTTATCACCTTTATTATAAGTGGTTATTTGGGAATAAGCATAAAATTCCGCATAAGATTCATTTTTAACCTTATACTTACCAATAAGTTTATCAGTCGCATCAATAATAGTACATTCAATTGTGCTATCAAATTTAACTTTATCAACACTCGAATTAGCAATGATACTCATTGCTTGACATAAACTTTCTTGAATATTTAGTGCATTATCAGCCAAAATAATCCCTCCTTTTACTCATTACTCTATAATTTTCTAAAAAATTAATTAGTTTTATTCAATATAATTACCCAAAAAGAAAAAGGGTGAAGCCTATAAGACTTCACCCTTAATTTTATTTTCTATTGGCATACTGAGAAGCTACATTAACTAATGTATTAAATGCTTCTTGAATTTCGTATCTATCAGTTGCGTTCGGGAAATTAGCTTCAATTCTAACATTCTATTCTAATGTTCCATCTTGAGAACTAACAGTAAATCCAGAAGAAGAAAGAGTAGAAATTTGTTGACTATTGAAATCTAATTGTTTCGCGATCTATCTAACTAATTGGATAGAAGCTAACATATTTTCCGTGTCATCAGCATTAAGAACTAATTCTTTCTAATGTAAGAACGCTAATTTTCCACCATCATTCCAAGTGCCAGTATAACCGCCACTTCTAAACCCAACTAATTGTTTCCAAATGCTATCAGGAATATCAGTAAAATGAGTATAAGTTTTTCCATTGCGGGTAATTGGTAATGTCAATCCTTTTTGATAAAAAGCATTAACACGAGCATTTGTAGCTGTTTTAATGTCATATCCTCCTTTAATAACATCTTCACGATTTTGATAATATTCATTATATTTATCAGAACCATATTCAACTTGACCCATTTTTTCAGACCAATCAACTCTTGTTGAAGAATTACTACTATCGCTACCAAATCCACTCTAAGCGCGCAATGTCGCTTGAATAGCGTTCAAAAGCTCTTCATAAGCTCTAATAGTATCAAGTAATTGCTGACGATGTTGTGCCCAAGCTTCAGTAGCGCTACGGACAGAACTTAACTCGCTTTCAAGAGTAGGAATAACTCTATTAGATACTTCTTGATAAAGTTTATTACTTTCATCAGTAACATCTTTAACTTTCTATTGAGTATCTTTTAAATCATCACCAACAATTTTACTAATTTCATCCATGCTATCTTGCCATTCTTTAAATGTATCATTGATAATATTAGTGTTTTCAGTAATAGTATCTTTCCAACTATTACTATTATCTTTGATAATATCAAAAGAATTTACCCAAGCGTCTTGAACAACTCTACTATCCTCTTCTTGAGCTTTTGCATAAAGATTTCCAGCAGTAGTAATTAAATCAGTATATTGTTGAATTACTAAAGCGCGTTCTTGCTGATAAGCGGTCTCGCGGTAAACGGCATCTTCCGCAGCTTTCTAATCGAGTTCCGCAAGTTTGTCAGCCAACTCTTTCTCATATTGAAGTTTTTGTTGACCATATTTATTTGTCGCATCAAGGCGAATGTTATATAAATCATTTTCCGCGTCCGCCAAAGCCTATTGCGCATCATTTACTTTCTCTTGGTCTGCGGTATACACATAACCAAAATTGCCCTCATTATCACGTTGCAGTCTAACTGTAGACTTTGCGTTTTGAGCTTCTTCTAACGCAATTTGCGCTTCAAGTACTTTATATTTAGCCTAAGCAATTTCTAATTCTAATTGACTTAATTTATCTTTATCTCTTAACTACTCAATTTCTTTAGTAAATTGCTGGTATCTATTTTTAGCTGCTTGATTATTTGTCTTATCAATAGCCTAATTAACATTATTAAGTAGTTTATTCATTTCATAAATCTAATTAGTTTTTGTTAAATATTCATCTTGATAAGAAGACATTCTATCCAAAGCATCATTTAAAGCATCCCAACCAGAAATATTAAAGTTATTACCATTAATACTTACTTTAGTAGTGCTTAATTGCTTATTCATTTCATCCGCAGCTTGCTCCATCTTTGTAGTAAGAATTTCTTTTAATGCTTCGCCATATTCTTCAGCTTTAGAAAGCATATCCTCTTCCGCTTCATCGAATGCGGCTAATATAGCATCATAATTCTTTTGAAGCACTTCACGTTCAGCCTCATCAGTTGAACTGGCTAAAGCTGCGGCCGCCGCATCGCGTTCACGTTTCAAGCTTTCATACCATTGCTTAGAAGTATCAAAATTATTTTTCTTAGTCTAAGCAGTTCCATTTAAAACTGATAAAACTTTATCATAATCTTTATCTTTGCCTAATAAAGTAATAATAGAACGATAATGGTCTAATACATTGGTTAAATGTTCCATATGGTCTGTATATTTAGACAATTCATCATTTGCCAAATCTATAGTATTACCATAATATTCAAGCATTTCTTTATCTAAATCCTACAAAGCATTTAAATTATCTAATGTATTATCATATACATCTTGTAAGCCTTCAATATAATTTTCTTGAGAGATTTCTCCATTAGAATAAGCATTATTTAACTGGCCATAGAAATTTTCGTAAGTTCCTAATTGACTAATTACTGGATCAAATTGGCCTTGTAAATATCCAAGAGCTTCAGCGGCTTTATAAATATTATCACTTAATTTATCAAAATAATATTCTAATTTTTTAGTATCATTTTCATCTAATTGAACCTTTATTTCAACTTCATAAGTAAGCATTTGATAATTTTTATCTTGCCATTCGTTTATTTTATCTTGGATATCATCAGTTAATTCTTCGACTAAATCTCTTGTATCTTCATATTGCTTAATAGCATCTTTCAACTTATTGATTTTCTCTTGAATCGGATCTAAAGTTGCTTCTTTATAAGCGTCTTGAGCATCTTTTGTAGAAAAAGAATTTGCTTTATTCTAAGCAGCTATGAGCTAATTATAAAGTTTAGTCATCTAATCAGTATAATTAGAAATGTCACCATCTTCATCAAATGTGAAAGTAATTCCAGCTTCTTTCGCAGCTTGCTATAAAGTAACTTTATCTGTCTTTAGATAAGCCTAAGCCTCTTTTTGCTTTTGTTTTAATAAATCAATTTCTTTTAAAGTTAATTTATTACTTTTAGCCATCGCATCAAGATGGGCTTTACCCCAAAGTCTATCTGCCGATTTATTAGCCTTATCTAAAGCACGAGTGGTATCATTGATGCTATCAGTAATTTCTTTATAACGATCAACAACATCGCTTTTTTTAGTTAAATCTCCCTTGGTTGGTTTATTTTTATTTCCTCCTCCGCCTTTACTTGAGCTTGTAGTACCTCTATTAGCTTTTGAACTATTATTCATAATTCCAGTAGGCTTACTAGTCATACTTTCAATAATCGGAGTTTTTGTTCCATCAGGAGAGGTCGCCATAGCAATAGCATCGACATAACCTGTTTGAATGCTATATCCATCATTCCAAGTTTCTGTTGTTGTTTCCCAATAGGGAGCTCCGTGTTCATCAAATCCTGCTCCAACTATTGTCTATCTAGAACGTACTATCGGGGTTTCCTATTCCATCTTTTGAGGTTCAACTTTAAATTTAGTTTCAAAACCCATGGCACTAAAATAAGCATTTGCCTATTCAGCAGTCATTTTTGCTGTGCCGATAATGTTTTGAGCCTATCTAACTAAATCATCTTGACCTTCAAAAGTTGTACCAATTTTTATATCTGGAATTTCCGCCGCTAATTTATCATGCATTGATAATAAAACATCTTGTAATTGTTTATTATCCTAAACAAAATCAACATTTAAAAGAATATCTTTACTTGCCGCAGCGGCCAAACGATCTATAGCATCAGCATCGCCTTCTGCAGCCTTGCCTATATCAGTTAAATTTTTAGTAATAAACTCATCAGTTAAAAATTCTTCTGAAACCCCAAGCACATCAGACATGGCATCTTTAATATCAACCATTGCATCATAATATTCTTGTGAAGCAGAATCAGATTTCGTTAATACATCAGCCCATCCGCTAAAGCCATTTTTCAATTTCTCTACACCATTATTCATTTTCATAGTGTAAAGAGCTACATCTTCAGCAGCCTCTTTATTATTTACAAGTTCATCACTTAATAATTTAGAACTTTTAGCTGTCTTCATTAAAGAATCTGCATATTTATTTACTTCAGATGAATCTAAATTTTCCCATTTTTCACTAGACATACGCTATATAGCACTTATATTATAAGCTATTTCATTGATACTACCATTTTTAAGCATTTCTTCTGCTTCTTGAGCAGTTTCGGCGGTCATTGCCAATTCATTCATAGCCTATTGACTACTTGCTGTATATTGTTCTATACTATCTTTGCTAGATAAGAAAGAATTACCAACTTCATTAACTGCTTCAGCAATAGCTTTTAAAGTGTCAATATCCTATCCTCTAGAATTAGCAAGCTTACCAATCCAATCAGAAATCTATGTTTCATCATAGTTCTAAGTCTTTAAAAACGCTAACTGATTATTAACATTTTCAGACCCAACTTCTCGAATCTAATCTAATCCACCCGCTTTTTTAAGTTCTTCAGCCCCCGCATAATACTAATCAATAATATTTTGGTATCCATTTATAGTTCTACTTAATTCATCCTACTTAGTGGATTTAACCATCTACTGGAAATCAAGAGGATCACCTACAAAAACAGCAGACCCATCAGATAAAATAGCAAAATATCTTGCCAATTCACTATTATAATTTACTAAAGTATCATAATCTTCTTTTTCTAAAATCTTACCGATTTTCATATCTTTAGTAATATTATCTATTTTATCAAGGCGTTCTTTGATATCAGTTAATACTGGAACGACATCTCCAGCTTTGCGCATCTAGCTAAAAGCTTTATCCCAATTATCTCCAAGAACAGAAACATCTCCGCCCATTTCTTTAATTAGAGTTTCAGCTTGACGTTGAGCATCAAAATCAAACCAATTAATATTAGAAATTTTATTCCAAGCTTCAGCCTAAGATTCTGGAGACAAAGCATTCCAATCAATAGATTCACCAATTTGATTGATAGCACTAATATAGGCATCTTTACCTTCAGAACCAAAATTCTAAATATTTTCTTTTAAAGTCTTATTCACTCCAACAGTGATCTAATCGCTCATAGCTTCATTAAGACCATCCATTTCATCAAATACAACTTTCTTAGCTTCTTCAATAGCTTGTTTATCAATTCCGTATTCTTTTAACTAATCATCAGTTAATCCCTAAAATTGTTCAAGCTCGCCTTTTGTCATATTATCAAAATTTTCTGTTGATAAATATTTCCCTACACTATCAAGGCCATCTTTATTAGCTTTAGCAATATTTTGATATAAGCTATCTAAAGCTTCTCCAATTCTATCATTAGCATATTGGGTTGCGGCCGCGATTTGAATAGCTTCTTTACTGATTTCCTAAGTTATCTTTTCACCATTCTCATCATAATAACTGTATTCAACTTTATCGCTTTTAATAGAACGTTTATATCCTTTTAGAGAATTCAAATTATTCATTTTTTCATAGGCAGCCCAATTAGTGTCTAATGAATAACCTTTAACAGTATTTTCTCCCTCAGCATAAAGATTATTATATAATCTTCCGCCACCTTCAAGCGCCATTTTTCCAGCTTTAGTATTTTCTTTACCAGAACCAGACCATTGCGCTCTTGCTGCGGTTTTACTAGCAAGATCAAAAGAGGTTTCAACCCCATCCATAGTATTTCTTAACTCATTTAAAGCATCAATATTGCGCCAAAGGACATTAACTAAAGCCTTATCGTCTATACCATTATCAAGATTAAGAATATCTTTTAAGTCTTCTTTATCAACAGCAACTCTATCGCTATTTAAATAAGCATCAATAGATTTATTTACATTACCTGTGTTACGCAAAGAACTCTTAACAATATCAGTAAGATTTTCTTTCTGCAAATTTGCCTATGCCTGAGCATTATTGGCATTGGCCATAGCAGAAGCAGCCTATAAATCCGCTGTCTCTTGTCTACTAGCTTCAGCTACACGAGACATAGCTGTATCTTTAATAACTAATTTATTATCATCCCAATAATAATCATCTTTATTAAATTTATCAGGATTATTTTGAATTAATTCTAAAGCCTTTTGATTAGCCTCGTCTAAAGCATCACGATATTCTTGAGTTCCTTTAGTTAAATTATCCAAAGCATCTATGGCATCTTTGTATTCATTAAACTCATCAATCATTTGCTGATACTTTTCACGACACTCATCATAAGCATTACCAAGATCTGAAGCCGCTTTGGCTGCTGCTTCAGCCGCTATTTCTTCTTTATGAATAGAATTATAAACTGCTTTAGATATAAGCACTAAAGCCGCTGCAGCTGCAACTACAGCTAATATAGTACCAGCTAAACTTAATCCAAAAGCTGCTGTTGCAGACATCTGTGTATTACGGACTAAATAGGCAGCATTCTACAATATTATATTTTTTGTAAGTTTGCTTTCAGCCAATGCCTATCTATCTGTAGCTACTGTTTGAGTTCCTGTTCTGGCGGCCGCCTAAGCTTTTACCAGATTATTAATCTCTGTAATAGCAGTATTAATCGAAGTCTTTATATTATCTAAAGTTTTAGCTTCTGCCAATTCTTTATAGGCTTTAGCCATAGTAGATAAGCCAGAAACGGTCATAGAAATACCCATGCCTAAAGACATACTAACTGATAAAAGTTTATCAAAGAATGACATATCTTCATCAGATAAAGTATCAAAAATACTCTTAATGGAAGCCAATCCCATAGCCAATGAAGAAAAACCATTAACCATAGAAATTAATTTCTACCCTAAATCTCCAGTAGCATTTTTATAATTTTCAATTGCAGCTTTTATTTTTTCATAAGACCCAGCAACTTGCTTATTAGTAGTTTTTAATTTATCTGTTGTTACAATAACTTCAGTCATATCTTCAGCAAGCTTTTGACATTCCTCGCCGTTAATTTTAACTTTTTTGCCAAAGTCATCCTCAAGAATAGTTGCCGCTTTGGATGTAGCATCAGCCATTAAATTTTCTTTAGTGACAACATTATTTACTTTTTTCAAGAACTAATCTACTGTTATAGTTCCGTTTTTTAATTCTTCAACAAAATTTCCAATAGATTTAGCTGCTTCAGATCTATCTACTTTAATTAAAGCCTGCTGAATTGTATTTATTCTGCCCTCAAAAGCTTTTCCTAATGGACTTCCTTCTTTTAATGCTTTATTAAGTCCATCTAAAGCTTTAGTTCCTCGCAAACCAGTTTTAATAATTCCACCCATTTGCTATTGAACATTTCCAAAAGTATTTAAATTTTTCTCTACTTTTCCAGTGGCAGAATTTCTTCTTATGCGCGCTCTAAGATCCATGCGAGTATTTTGAAGATTCTCACTAGCCTAATCTTTTTTTTGAGCCGCTTTTATAGCCTGTTCATTATAAGCTCGATTAATTTCAATTAACCCTTCAAGCTATTGTCTTTCCTCTTTTGTAATATTTTCAGATATATCATATATTCTTTTCTTTAAGTCTAAAGTCTATTTTAATGATTCTCCCTATCTATCTCCAACTTCAGTACCAGTATCAAAAGCCATATTAGAAGCTCGATTATAAGCTTCTTGTTTAAGAGAAACTGCACTCTTTTTTGTAAGTCCAACTAAAGACTAAAGGCCAAAAACTAAATTATTAACGCCCTCGCCCATTTGAACTTTAAACACTTTAGTAAATATCATTCCAAGAGCTGCAATTACTCCCGGAAGACCTCCTATAGAACTAATCAATTTATCGATAGCATCTAAAGCTCCTGCTATCGCATCAGACAAACTAATAAAGAATTTATCATTAATCAAATCATCATAAATGCTTTCGGCTGCTGCACGCACACGATCACGAGCAGCTTCCCAGCTTTCAGCATAAATATCAGCTTGTTCTTGTAAAGAACCATCTGCATCTTTTGCTCTTTGAATATTTTCTTGATAAAAATCAAAATTATCCATTAAAGCAATTAATTGGTTATATTGGCGAATACCAGCTACTTGTTGAGCTAAAGCTACCTATTGGTCTTTACTAATTGTTGACCATTTGTGGCCCAATTCATCAAGAATGATATCCATATCTTTTAATTGTCCATTAGAGTCTTTAATATTAACTCCAACAGCCGCAAGAGCTTGTGAATATTGATTTAAAGTAGTGCCATCTTCTAAGGTTTCACCTAATTTTAAACCTTGAATACGAGCAAAAATAGTCTTTAAAGAAGTACCTACTACATCTTCACTTTGACGAGTCGTAGCAGTAATAGTGGCCAACGCAGCTGCTGCATTATCAAAGCTTAAACCAATTGTATTAGCAACTGCCGCAAATTTTTCAAGACCGCCAGCAATTTCATCAGAGCTAGATGCGGTATCTGCACCTAAGCGCACCATCGCATCAGCATAATGTTCTAGAGAATCGGAGCCATCATAGAAATTATTCCAAATTGCAGTCAATTGATCAGAAACAATATCAGCATTTTGTTTAATTACATTAGCCATTTTAACAGTAATATCTGTTCTTTTTTCTACTTCTTCATCACTTAAACCCTATTGATAGTAAATTAAAGAAGCATTAGTGTAATCTAATGTAGTAGCGTTTAATGCTTTCGCCGCTTTATTTGCTCTTTCAGCAAATTTATCCATATATTCAATATTGTGTCCAGTAACAATACGAATATCATTTAAAGATTCATTTAAATCTTTGGCATATCCATAAGCAGATTGAATAGTACCCATAAATGCATGCAATGCACTAGAAGAAATCTACCAACGAGCTGTATTCTTTAAAGTTGTCCATAATTCAGAAACTAATAAATTTGTTCTTTTTAATGGAACATCAGCTTCAACAATAGATTGAGCTAAAGACATAAAAGCTTTTTGCCCAGAAGGTCCAAGTTCAAGTAAACTATTCTATATCTTTTTTAAATCTAAATTACTCTATTTTAAAGATTGAGAAAATCTTGTTAAATCCATTTTTCCCGTTTTTACATTAGTAGTTTGAGCTAAAATGGTTTGTAGTTTTGATGCCGCTATCTGCGCTTCATTTAATCTTTTAGTTAAATTAAAGTCTCCTTTAGAAACCCCCGCTACAGACTCTTTTATAATAGCATCAAGAGTTGTTTGCAAATCTTGCAATTGCGTTTTCGCCTATGCAGTATTTGCATTAAATTGTAAATTAACTTGATAACTATTTAATTGTTTAGCCATCAAAAAAATCTCCTTTCTCTCTTAATTTTTACTTTGCAAAATAAAAATAAAAAGGGGATAAGAGTAATAAAATACTCTTATCCCCATTACTCTAATGACTTTAAAAAATTAATTAAATTAAATAATTTAATTAGCCCAATTTAGTGAGAATATCTTTCAATAAAGTCATATTATTAGGATCGGCAAGTTCTTTTTGAATCGTGCTAGCATCAAAATTTAAGTTACTATAATCAGTAGTAATGCGCTCCATAATTCCCATCGCGGAATTGCGATAAGCCACAATATTATTAGCCATTTCATGGACAGTCTTATTTAAATAATAAAATTCTCCTTCTGGAATAAGACCAATAATAAGATTAAGCACCTTTGAAGCATTGAGCATATCATAAAGCTTCGCTGAATCCTCTTTTTGCTTTTCTGTAAAATTAATATTGCTATAAGCATAAACAATCTCAAGTGCAAGATGCATATCCATCTTTAAAAGATTATAATATCCATTATCTTCATCTACAGAATTATTTAATACACGAGTAATTAATTCACTCTTTTCTGCAACTGGAAGATATTGCTTTACTTCAATGGTTTGATCATTATATTCTACAGTCTGAACTTTATTCAATTCTTCCTTACCAATTCCTAATTTAGTATATGAAATTTTAGCCATAATTAGCCTCCTTTTACTCTTTATTACATTATACAAAAAATTTTCTATTTAGTCAATTTTAAATTTCACTAAATTTATTTTGATTAATCCTAATACGTCCATATAAAGCCTTTTGCCAATCTATATCTTTATTAAACTAATCATCATCAATATTGTCAATAAGCTCTTTTATGACACTCTAAGTAGGAATAACTCTTATATGTCCCTATAAATTTAAAACTAAAAATTTAGTATAATTTCCACCTATTAGCTTATTTAATACAGTATTAGTATAATTAGATTTTCCACCAGTTAATTCATAAATAGCTCTTAATCTATAAAAATACTTTGGTGCATCAGGATGCTTATCAGGAAAGTGCTTCTATTTACAAGCCAACATACGGTAATATCTCTAAATTTTACTTGTAGCTCCTCCAAGAGGAATCATAGTCATAAAAACACGAAAAGGATTAGTAGATCCTAATTCAATCTAAGTGTTAGACATATAATTTTTCGCAGTAAAAGTAGCATTTAATAAAGCATCATAAATTTCTTCATCTAATTCTAAATGGCTAGTTTTCTATATTGTATAATTCTACTAAATTCCTATAATATCCGCTTTGCCAGAAACTCCTTTTATTGTAGAAGATGCAGCTTCACTATCTTTTTTCATTTCTTGGGCAGTTTTCTAATAAATATCATTCATTAGATTTTTTGTATCTTCATCTAAATCCTTTGCTAAATCTATAAGGTTAACAGATGCGGTTCCAGCCTTTTTACTACTTCCACTTATAGTCATAGTTTTATTACCAGCAAAATAATTCTCCGCAGTGGCAACCGCTTCCGCAATAACCCCTTCAAAATATTTACCATGCGCATCATTAGAATCTCCATAGTTATCTGGCGTAGTAAATAAATATTTCATTGAATTAAAGAGCTAAGGATTAATCTATTCTAAAGCATCTAATAATTCACTCATTTGGATATTTTCGATAGGATTTCCAAGCTATCTATTTTGAATACTTTGAAAGAATTCTTCTAATTTTTTAGCTTGTTTTTCAGAAGTATCTCTTGCTCTTAATTTCTAACTCATACTTCTTTTTGTAAATTCATAAGATTTCTTTAAAAAATCTTCTGTATTCATTTCTCTTGGACTGGCCTTAATACTTCTCTATAACGAATTCATATTATCTCTCCTTTTTCTCTAAATAAAAAAAATGGGAGAGAATATTTCTATTCTCTCCCATAAAATTATTCTTTATCTAAATTAAAGAATTTGCTGACCTCATCAATTTCTTCTTCAGAAATCACAGGTTCTTCAGGAACCTTGATAGATTTAACAGCTTTTTTCTCTTTCTTGGTATTGTTGTTTTTTACTTCCTCAGTTTTCTTTTGGATGTTCCAACGTTTACCTTTAATAATCATCAGTCAGTGAAAGAAGCATTGTGAGCCTCATCGTGAGCAGTCATAGTACGATGAAGGTCACTAGCTCCGCCTTCCTCAATAATTTGAATTGCGGCAAGAACTTTCTTACTGTGGTCAAAACGAGTATAATCAGGGAAAGCATCCATAGTAAAGGTGAAAGTAGAAGGATCACCAGAAGAAGCCATTGTGAAAGTGAAGTTAGACTGAATCTTGCAGTTAGGAATAATAAATTCAGCAGGCATATCAACACCATTTTGATCACGGAATAAAGTAGAGGCTTCAAGATAATAGTTACCACCGAATTTATCAGCAGTAATCTCAATCTGTTGAGCGCCCCTAGCCTTTTCAGTATAATAATCAACAATAGCACTATCATATGCTGCAGCCGCTGGAAGGCCATTCTTTTCATTAAAAGTATAATTACCTGTACCAGCAATATAATCATCATGTGGAGTTTTAAGAGTTAATTCAAAATATTCATTACCGTTAGTATCTTTCTTAGCAGTTAACTCCTCATGGACAGGAATAAAAGGCTCAGTGATAATTTCGCCATCTTTGACAAACATAACATAAGCAAAATTCTCTTGTTCGTCTGTTGGAAGATAGGGCTTTTTAGAAACACGAATAGTAACTTGTCCTTCAGTAGTTGTACTATCAATTTGTGATTTATCTACAGTTTCAGTAACGTGCTGTTTAATAGTACTAGTAGCACTTGCTTCAACAAGACCAGCACCAGAAAGAATCATGAAACCTTCTGGAGAAATAAGAGCATCTTCCATTGTAAAGGTAACAGTACGCTCACCTTCCCAGGCTACTAAACGAGCATTACCGCGTCCTCCCTGTGCATATACAGTGGTAGCAGCGCCTTCCATGCTGGAAGTTTTTAAAGTGTCGAAATAAATAACTGGCTCATTTCTATAAAAGATTTTATTACCAACCTTCTGAGTTGCCTTAGCCTTTAAAACGACATCGCAAATTTCGCGAACACCAAATTTCATAGGTTATTTTCCTCCTTAATAAATTTAATGGATATTTTTCATCCAGTTCTCCGGTTTGCCATCAGGTTTTCCACCCGCTAGCCTTGACCGAATATCAATATCCCAATTAATATAAAGCTAATATCTTTCAACAAGGTCAAAAAGTTGGAACATTGTTAAATCCATTAAATCCTGTAGAGACATTGAATCTAAACCTACAGTAAGCATTGAAAGATACTAACTAAATATACTAACATTAGCTGAACCATTTAATTCAGCAACTCTCTATCTACCTCTCATTAATTTATCTGCAATTTTTTTAGCAGTACCATTAGCAGGGTTAAAACCCAGCTCTTGAGACATAGAAGATTTAAAACAAAATATTTCCTTTAAATATTCCTAAAGAATTTCAAAATTTGAATCATCAATCATTATCTAAGTATCACTTTGTAAAATGATAGATCTTGGAGTAAATAAAGTTTTATATTTTGGAAATATAAGAGAAAAAACATTTATGACTGAATCTTTTTTTTCAGCCATCTCTTTTTCTTTTATCATTGTCATAAATATCTAAAAATTATTCGTATTAACTAAAAGACTTTCGCCCTAATTGGCTATTATATTTTTATCAATACAAAGACATTGAACCCCAAGGAAGAAATCTTTTTCACCGACAAAAGCAATCTCTTTTATCTTTGGCTAATGAATTGTAGCCTAAAGTTCTGGTATTGGTAAATCAATTCCGCACATTAAGCCTAAACGTAAATCCATTATTTAGTTCTATCCTAAAAGTCTTTTAAAAATCTTTCTTCATCATTGGGATTTGGCATAAATTTCTTATCTTCTTCACCATGAATAGCAGTATACATAAGACATAAACCAGCATATTCATCAGTTAAAATAATTTGGTTACCACCAAGAAATTCCAATTTTCCAATACCTGTTAAATGTGTTTTATCTATCATACTATCTATTTCCGCAGCAATGCGATAAGGACGCAACTAATAATCTTTTAAATGCCACTAATCATAATGACAAACTATATCGAATTCAATAATGTTATCCCTAAATTCTGGATTTGTATCATTAGGAATAAAATTATCAAAACTAATTACGACATAATTTAAAACACTACCATCAACATATAATTTAGGAATTAATTTAATATTTTTCTTAAATAACTAAATCATTTGTTCATCACTCAGATTTGGCTTGTCTATAGCATCTGGGGTAGTATAATACAATAAACGTTTTAATCTTTCATTTTTACATAAATGATTTACAACAATTTCTAAATCTTTTTCCATAGATAAGAAACTAGATTTAGGAATCTTTACTCCATCAATCTTCATAACACCTTTTTCTCCTTAAAACAATGATTGAACAATTATCGTTTTTTTATAATCTCCATATAATAAATCGAACTATCCGCTATATCCAGAAGTCCAACTTATTTCAACTGTTGGTTTTTTTGCTTCTTTAATAATTTTTAAAGAAACCGGCAACTTCTTATTATTCTTTATGCTCCATTCTAAAACAACTTCACCATCAAAATAATAAGTATAACTTTTCTTTGGAAAGATAAATGTTTCTCCTATAATATCAGTTGTCGTAGGATTCGGATCAATCGGTTCCGCAATTAAAGAACCAACAGTCTTATCATTTAAATTATCTTCCTACTCATTAATATAATATTCAGTCGCATTGACTTCTAAAATACCAGGCATACTTATAGAATCTACAGCTTCAACACGCCAACAAATTAAATTATCTCCATCATCCTAACTATCTAAATAAAATTTTGTATACCGCTTAAAATAACTCAAAGTATCTTTATTCTTAGGCATCAAAATATTTAATGAATAATTAGGAATATCTACACTAATTTCATGTTTTTGAATATAATTAATTTTCGTTTCTACAGGACCGCGAATTGCTGCATAAGTAGACTTTTTCTCTCCCTCATCTACCCAATTTATTTTATAAGAGCATTTTCTAATATCTCCTCTAAAATAAGCTAATTCAGTCAAATCCTAAAGATAACAAATCCAATAGGTATTAGTTCCACACCATTCAAAAATATCTCCTGGTTTAAACTAATATTCATTTCCAACAGACAAAATCTTATCATCATAATCCTATTTCAATTTGTTAGGATTAATCAAACACCTAATAGGTTTTTTATATTCCGCATCCTATTTAATAATTTCTGCGGCTTGGTATGAATTCCATACTGCTCTATCTAAACTTCTACGCTTAGATAAAATCATACGCTCTTGTTGGCGATTTCCGCCCATCTGACCGAGCCGAACCGCCATATAATTAACGCCTTCAACAGGGCTACCTTTAAAGGGTGGCTTATCATAAATTCCTAAGCGACCTTGCTATAATCTAAAAGGTTGCTTACTACTATAATCAAACCCTGACGCCATAATTTATCTCCTATAAAAGACTAATCGTTTCAAACACAGTCTTACGATAAAAATTAAAATCAGTATCTTGATTCTACAATCCCTCAAGTTTATTTAATAACTATAAATAAAGGGGTTCAGCGTTAAAAATCACACTAAACCCCACAATTTCATTTATAACAGTTTCTAGCTATTTATGCCAATCTTCATTATTTTCGCGCATTGGAATTAATTTCCATAATTGATTGGTTAAGCGCAAACAATTTACTTTTATACTCTCTATTGGAATATCAAAATTATATTTAGTAATCATATCGACTTTTAAATACATCCCAATTAGATTCATACTCACCTTTATTATTTAAACGTCTGCGTTTATATAAACGCTACATATGGTGAGATTGTCTTTGGCATTCACCTAATAAATTCAATAGCTTTGATAGATGATTTGCCTAAGAAGTAAATTTAAAATCAGAGCCACTATATTTCATTCGAGTATTCTCAATTGAAGTGACTTGTCTTTGCGTCCAACCGCACATCATTAAAATAGCTAAAATATTAATTTCTTCTTCAGTTAGATCACAATTAAAACTGGATCTATCAACTAAAACTTGAGGTTCTTCACCCGGTTCTGGAAGTTCCCCCCATACTGTTCCTACAATAAAATCATCCGGCATAGCGTCAGATTCATTAATAGTAGCGACATCTAAATTATAATCTAAAAGATTTTTTCGCGGAAATTCAAATCCAGGAATAGCATCTATTATAAGATTCTATAAATCTCTTAGAGTATCTTCAGGAGTCAATTCCAGATACATATCATCAGTAACCTTGTTTAGAAAGCGATTATAAACAGTTGAGAATAATGTTCCCACTTAATCGCCCTCCTATAAATTATTTCTTGGAGGAAGTTTCCTCGGTTTTATTAATTACTTTATATCCAGAACCGCTTGTACGACGACCTTGAGTAGTAGGTTCTTCTCTTACTACACGACGCTTAGCTGCCGGTTCTTTCTCTACGATAGTATCTTCTTCTTTACTAGCGATATCATTAGCAATAGCTTTATCAACATCAAACCCAGTTTTTTCCTTCAAAGCTCTACGCTTATTAATATCAGTAATAGGAAGGTTAACAGATAAATTCTTGATTAAGTCAATAATTCCAATAGGAGCAAAATCAAGAGCATCTAAGAAAGCATCTAATGAGCCATTAAGAATTAAATCAGCAACTTGTTGCTCTGACATATTATATTCAGGTTCAGTATGAACATTAAGAGTATGAGTTACTTCTGGCTCTAAAATTTGTAAAAAATTAGCAATTAATTCGCGGCCGCCTGCCTGATAAGTTAATTTCTCTAGCTCACCAAATGGAATACGCTTAGTTTCACCAGGCGCAAATTCACGACGCAAATTAGTATCAGGAATAGTATAAACAACTACACTAGTGCTTCTATTTTTTACATTATAAATATCTTCATTATTAATCATTATTCAATTTCTCCTTTTACTCATAAAACAAAAATATGGGGAGAGGGAGTTTAATCCCTTCTCCCCATGGAATAATTTATATTAAATTAGACAGTACCATCAAGGCGACCATCATAAGTGATAACCTTACCGGTAACTCCATCATAATTCCAAGTATACATCTGACCGAGAAGTGAAGTATCAACATAAGCACAGATGTTATTAGCAAGCATACAAACTACGCCAACCTTCTTGTAAACCTGAATCTCACGAGAACGATCATAATTATTGAACTCGTCAACAATAGTGCCACCTTCGAAAGCAATCTTTACAGGCTTACCATCAGCGCCCGTAGGAATAACCCAAGCATAACCAGGATCAATAACCTTACGAGTATTGGTTTCATCTTCAAAGCCCTGCTCAAGAATAATAACCTTAGTGCCCTTGTAAGTAGCAAGACGACCATTATTCCAAAGCTCGTTCTTCATAGCTTCAGTATATCTCCAAGCCTCATGAGGAATCATCTTAACAGCGAACTCATAAGTACAATAAATGGTAGGAGTACCATAAGCAGAAGCAATAGTGATCAAACGATCCATAGCAGCTTCATCAAATCCGGCAGCCGCAACGCGGTTAGCAGGAGGAAGCTGATTGATAGAAGATCTAAGAGCGGCAGCAACTTCTTTATAAATAAGTTCATCCATACCATCCATGATGATCTTGGTTACTTCACCGAAATCAACACGACCATCAAGGAACTCTTCGAAGCCAATCTGAGCAGCTCCGCCGATAGCGCTAGTACGTACCTCAAAGGCTTCATTCTCTTTAGGTCCGAGCTTGAAGACTTCATAAATACCAGCAAGACCAACGCGAGTTACAAACTGCTTAGCACGAGCACGATTATTAAGAGGACGACGGAAAATAGGCTTATCACCCTGAGCGAAAGTTTTAACCTCAGCAAACTGATCATATTGCTGAATAACTTTCTTAGGAAGAACCTCATCAAGAGTCTGCTCAATCATAGAGAAAATAAGATTCTTATTTTCACGATAAAGAGCGTAAGTACCAGCCAACTCATTCATTTCATTACGAAGAGTTTCATTTAAGGCTTCATAACTAAGATTTTTTCCCTCATAACTATAAGCAACAGGAGCAGAAGGATCAGCCTTAGCAACTTGCTTCATAAGAGCAATTAAATTATTTTTATCTAACATTATCCTTTTCTCCTTTCTTACTTAATACGCATTACCTTGACGCCCTTTTGACCATCAGGCATAGTATAAACCTTAACAACCTGCCAGGTCATTGAATCGTCGCCAGTTTTGCTAAGAATACCCTTTGTAGCAGCAGAAGGAGAAAGCTTATCTCCAACAGCAAGAGTCTCTTCATTAATCATATTAGTAGTATAAAGATCACCAATCATGGTCTTAAATACACGAGGAACCATAGAAGTGCCAGATTCCATGAACTTCTCATGATAGATACCTAACTTATGATATGGATCATTAGTCCAATTCATTTCATACATATCAGGAACATCAGTAAGAAGCTTATCATAGTAATACTTTACAGGAACATTAGCAACCTGATGATTATTATCAAGAGTATAGTCATTACCATCATAAGTAAACTTGCCGGCTTCATCGACATCATAAACACGACCAGCAATAGTTACAGTCTTTAAGCCCTGATCTGCGGAAACAGTCTAATTGATTAACTTATAGGTTTGACCCTTTTCATCAACGCCGTTCCAGAAACGACCACCATATTCAACCTCGGTATGCTCCCAATCATAAGGGCTATAAACACGAGCCTGATAGTCATCTTTAATCATAGCAAATTCGCAATCCCACTGCTTACTGCCATCATAATGATCACGATAAAGCTTAATCTCGTTATAAACGAGCATCCATTCGCCTTCGCCAGTGAAGTTGACTTCGCCGATACCATTACCATTAGCAGCATAGTCATACTTTACAAACTGACCGTTTTCAAGAATCTCAATGTCTTTATTGGCAGGAAGTTGAGCATAGATTTGAGCATTTCTTTGTGCGGAAAGGTGATTAGGCTCGACCTGACCGTAACCAAACTCAACATACTTTGCCTGAGACTTAATAGGAAGATTCTTATTCAAAAAGTCTTTAAACATTTAGTATGTCCTCCTTATTAATTTTTGTTGGCGGTAGCAAAAGCCGCCTTCACCCAAGCGGGCATATCATCATCTTCTGAACCATTATCGTTCAAATTAAAAGTAGTAGCACCATTGGGCTTATTATTTTCGTCAAGGTCGAAACTCACCTTGTTGCGAACACAAATAACAGATAATTTAGCTTCAATATCATCAAGAGAATATTTATCAATATTTTCAACAACATCAGCCTTATCTTCATCAGAAAGCATATAGAATTTAGCAATCATATCTTCTTTATCTTTCTTCTCAGCAGCATTTTTAAATTCAGCAAGTGGAGCAATTTGCTCTTTCAAGCTATTATTTTCAGTTTCAAGAGCTGCGAATTTAGTCTGTAATTCATCATACTGAGCTTTAAGTTCAGTATATTCAACAACGTCCTCAAGAGAATAATTTTTCTTTTTCTTTTTATCATCATCATTCTCACCGTTGTCGCCTTTATCAGACTTATTAGAGGGTTCTCCATTATCAGGGTTCTTTTTATTATCATTGCCCTCTGATTTATTTTCACCGTCAGGATTATTTGATTTATTATTTTTGTCCTCTTCTGCTTTCTTTTTTGAAGCATACTCATTTTCAAATTCTTCTACAGCATTAAGAGCAAACTGAGGCTCTGCCGCAGGAGCATAATCAGTTACTTCAATCAAAGTATCAGAAGGAACGAAATTCTCTGCTTCAAGAGAAAAATCCATACGATAGTATTTTTCATCCTGTTTATTCTTCAAAACAGCAAACTTTTGTTCACCATCTTCGCAAACACCTTCAATGCGATAAACAGAACAATAATTCTTTGGTTCGACAGGATACTTATTCTCAATATAAGAATAAAGAGAATTCCACAAATTGTCGCCAATATTAACAGCGTATTGTGTAAACACTTTGGCTCCTCCTTCTTTCATAAATTCTTTAAGTTCATTCATCATGGAGAACAAAGTGTTCTTAAAACCATCATCGAATGAAAAATTCACATTGATTTGGGAGCCTTCGAAACAAGGTTCATTTTCTTCTCCCAAAATACAAAGTTTAGAAATAATTGCCTTATTTATAATAAAAAACTAAGGCTTTCCATTACTATCTTTTGCCCACGTAGCATTTAATGTTTTTTCATCAAGCTCCATAGAATGATTATTCCCTTTCTCAACTACACGTTTACATTCAGGATACTAACCAGTCCACAAATAACCTTCAGTCATTAAATACTCACGTTCAGCAACACCATCATCCAAAAATTTCTAAAACCAAACTTTAGCTCCAAGATCAACAAAACCATAAGGGCGAGTATTATCTCTCATTCTAAATTCGCCGTTAGATAATTCAATTATCCTATTATGTTCTTCAAAATCTTCGGTATTTTCGTTAAAAAAGCCAACAATAGGACTGCCTGGAAGACTATTAGCCATCTCAGTCGCTACATCTTTAGTAATTACGCTTTTATTACGATTAGGCTTATCATCTACATAACAAACCTTAATTTGGCATTTAGAAATTAAAGGATTTACAGGAGTTATATTTATAAACTCACAAGGTGTATTTAATTTAATACTTGTATGTTTCATAAATCCTCCTTATTTCATTGCTTCTTTATTTTGAATAGTTTTTTCACTTTTCTAATCATCAGGTTTTTCCGGACGTCCTGCCTCGCCATTAGAAGTTTTAGCAGTTCCAGAACCTGAACTTCCTGAATTATTTTGAGTTTTATTATTAGATGATGAATCTTTTAAACCCAAAATATCTTCACTACCCATAGTAGAACTCATAAGAGGAGGAATCATAATTTCACTTAAATGTAAAATCTCATTTTCAAAATGAGCTGCATTAAGAATAAAACTCTATGAATGTCCAAGAGCAATCTAAGACAATAGCTTTGATTGTCCCATTTGCGCTTGTTCTTTATACATTTTAGAAAGTGTTTGATAATTATTCTAAGTAGTTTCTAATAAATAAAATCTAAAATTATATTTCTTATTACTACTCTTTTTTTCAATAATTCTATTAAAGAATATATTAAACTATAAAATTAAACTTCTTATTGTAGATTCATCATTTAACACTGATTTTTCTAAAGCCATATTACCATCAGTATTAAATAAATTCTATGAAATACCTAATGAATTATAAACACTACGTTCAACTTTAGCTAAATCATCTGTCGTTGTAGTAGTATTTTTATCAGACATATCAATAGAATCTACATCAGTAAATGTAGTTAAAACATCTACTCCAATAGCCCTCTATAACATCTAAACGGCATTATTATGGATATCTCTGGCTTCATCAACATCAAATATCAAATCACCATTTTTATCCATTGGGAGTTTTTGGACTAAAATTTTAAGCAACTTCTACATTTGTTTCTTGCGGTCAAGATCTTGCGCTGCATCTAAATCCATAATAGTAGGAATGGAATTTACAAAAATAGGAACATCACTATTATTAATATTAAATTTAATACAATTTTCTGGCTCAAGAACATACCAACTACCAGTATGCTAGCATCCAACCGCATCATCTAAAGCAAGTTTTCCTTGCTTATATAAAACATAACCTTTAGCAAATTCTTCTGGGAATAATTTTAATACTTTTAAACGGTAATTCATATCTCTAAAAGTATCAAAAAATCGCATATCAAATTCGACAACTGGGGTATTATTTACACTATAACGTGTTCTACAATATCTAACTGGCAATTCTTGTAAAATTAGATTTTTCTCTGAAGGAACTATATATCCATAATAGCATCCATTTTTAACGACTTGTAAAGCAATATCTCCGCAAATCTTTTTAATATAACTATTATCAAAATAATTCAACATTCTATAAAAATCTTTTAAAACTTTTTCTTCTTTTACATTATCATCATAAGTTTCAGCTGCAATATACCAATCATAGCGGTATAAAAAAGCAACATAATTACAAACTCGTTGATATACACCACTTATATCATAATAAAGATTAGAAATATATCGCAAAGCATTTAAATCTCTTTCTGCTAGTGCGCGAAGCACATCAGGTTTCGTGATAATACGAGTTTGACCTGGGTATCTAATCTTACTATAATCACCAAGTTTTAAAATAGCATCATCTAAAGTTTTTGTGCCAACTTTTATTTTTCTATTGGCATAATCCATAGTGTCATTATAATTATATTCATAACGACTATTATAAATATCAAAACCTTTAGCGTGAATCTAATCATTACGATCTTGCGTATCCAAAGTTCCACCTCCTTTAATAACCTGCTAATTTCATTATATAATCATAAGAAATAAGGTTTTCGTCGGTATATGGAATCTCTATTAATCTAAAATCATGTAAAGCGCAAAAACGTCTTTTTTGATTATCATTATATTGCTATTGGTATAAACCGCGTTTTCCACCAAATTTAGAACTGGCTTCATAATGCTATTTTCCCTAATACTCAATAATGAAATCAATTTTTCCATCATCATCAAATATAACAAAATCAAAACGAAGCGGACGCCCGCTTGGGCTTTTTAAATCTGGAAAGATATATTCCATTTTAAAAGGTAGTCCTGCTTCTTCTAAGATTTCTTCAATTTTAATTTCTCCTCTTGAAGCACGCATTTTCCACCCTCCTTAATTTAAAAAGCACCAATCAGCCGCATTAAACTTTTTACGTTTTTTCTTTTTATCTTCTTCAAGTTTTAAATAATATAATCCATATTCAAAAGCCGAAAATTTATCTTTACGAATTCCGCGATTTGCCTGTTTTAGGATAATATTAATACCTTCATTTTCTTCGCGTAAATTCATCATTTCTTCTTTTAATATGGAGGTTAAAGTAAATGGTTTTAAATAATCTGCCCTTTGTTCAGAAGTCATTTTTGAACCTTTTTGAGTAGCTAATAATTTTTCTTTAGCTGTTCTCTCATCTATTAAGAATTTTACTTTACCCGCTTGCAATTGAGTCTGAGCATTAGCATGACATTCAGTATTTATTGGAGCATTTGCTTTAATAACATACATAGCATCAAATTGAGTATTTGGTGTGCGATATTTTTTATAATATCCATCATCATCATTCTCAACACCAAAATCAGGTAAAAATTCACCATCTTCATCATTTTGAGATTTTACCATATAATCTAAAAGTCCAATACCTAAACCATTACCATCTATAACTAAAGTTTTAGCTTTATATTTATAAAATAATTTCTTTAATTTAATAGCCTAATCTTCAAAATGGTCATCTGACATAGTATACATATTTACTAATGATTTAATAGCTGGACCTTGAGCTTGTGGTGTTACTTTAAATACACAAACTACTGAATCGCATCCTTTACGACCTACATCTACAGAAAGCACATAATAAGCTTGTGCGCCCGCGCGCCCAGAAGCTTCATATTCAGGCTATAATAGTTTTCTATTTCTATCAAAATGCTCTCCATTAAAGAAAGCATCCTCAACAGTTCCTGACCACTTAGATTCATATTCACGTTCGAATGAAGCTTCATTATAAGTTCCTTCATTCTTTTGGTCAGTAATAAATGTTTTACTTTGTAATCCTACTGCAACAGGAGTTCGCCATGTTCCGCCTAATACCATACAACGATCGGGCTAAGTCACCATACGAACTAAGAAACCAATAAGTCTATCATAAGGGAATGTGCCCTTATAACCAGCAGTAGTAATATAAATTTGTGATTTATTTAATGGCTCTTGTTCATTGGTAGTGCCATCTTTAGCTCTACGAGAAATTGCCATAACAGGAATAATAACTTCACGAAGAATAGTATCATCAATACCGACACATTCTTCCATTAATCCACCATGACGACGCTGACCACGAGTGCTTTCACGAGCTGCGAGGTTATCCAAAACTGAACCATTTTTAAACACATATCTAACTTTATCTTTTCCTTCAAGAGTTTTTCCTCGACTCCAATCAATTTCTCGATTAAAGCTTGGAACAAGTTCACATATTTCTTGAACTTTATCATGAAGAATACTAGCACCTTGCTCTTTACCTCCAGAAGTAACGAACAAGTGCGCACCAGGATATAAAATACATCTAATCATTAATGCCATAACAGACAAGAATGATTTAGAATAAGCACGAGGGAAAACCGCGTAAACATACTAATAACGCATAACAGAACGGAGAAATACTCTCTAATAAAAATAAAAATTAAATTCTCCATCTTTTATTTCAGTGCGTCTTCCTCGCACCATAAAATCTACAAATAAATCAGGATATTCTCTCCAAAAGGCAACGTATTTGCGGATAGTAGGCATTACCGCTTCTACTCGCTCAGGTGATAGACCTATTTTTCTACGGCTATCACTTAACTATAACAAATCTTGTAATGCCATTATTTATCCAAACTCTATAAGAACTCATTATCTTGCGCGGACTCCTATTCTTTAAATTCCTCAAAATCCGCGTAATCACTATCTTTAATAGTTTTTTCAAGTTCTTCAATACTTAAATCAGCATCATCAACGATATCGCTTTCCGCGTTCTTTGCTTTCTCTTCATCTTCTTTAGCATTTTCGCGTAAAGCTTTTTCTACCATTGTGCTAATATTAGTTTCATCTTCAATAAGAGTACGAGTATAACGTTGCATATCTTGAATAGTTAAATCCACTTTATCATGTGGCTATTCAACATAATATCTTTCAATATATCCTTCTTTTTCACACAATTCAATTAATTCACCAATTGAATCAACAAATTCACCTGATTCTGCTTTGTTTTGAGCAGCAGTAAATTTACCAGACTTCATTAAGCTATCGTATACTTTGCTCATCTTTTGGAAACCTTCAATATCACCAATATCGATCAATTGATTTGCCTTTAAAGATGTCTTACATATTAATTTTAGCGTATCTTTATGTCCGGCGCCTTGAATATCATAAGAAGCCATCATTTCTTCATATAACTATTCAAGCTTAACCCATTCTTCAGGTTTATAAGTTTTACCCCATTTAAGTCTTAAGTAAGTGCGGTCTTCATCAGTTAAGTCTAATTCTTGTTCCACTTTACCACTCTATTGTGCGAAATAATCTTCCGTAGGGGCATTAGGTGGTGGAGCATAAACCGGTTCTTTTAATTCTCCTCCTGGAATAGCAATAGAACTTTTTTCAATAGCGGTTGCAATCTATTGAGCATCATATCCTTGACGCTTCATAGTTTGCTCTAATTTATTATTCGCCATCTACTATAAAAATTCTGTATCTTTCCAACGATAATCTTTAAACTATTTGAGTTTCATTTTTGACAAATAACGTCCAAGAATTGTCATACCAGTCATAGACTGCGGATCGCGCCCATATTTTTCCATTAATTTATTCCATTCATCTGGAACATAAGGAACATCCGCTTCTTGTAAAATCCATAAATAAGTATCTGGATTCCAATTATCGACGTGCATTGTCATACATTTTTTGCACACAGGAAATTTACCATCATTAGGATATTTTTCTAAATTATTAGACGAATAAAATTCCGTGCTATTCATTGTACGATTACATTTTTCGCAATAATATGTTTCAGCCATAAATAAAATATTCTCCTTTCAACTATTTATTATAAACAAAAAGACAATATTAAGATTTTTTGACCTTAGAATTTCGACAACTTTTACAAATACTATAAAAGCCATCTTTACTTGTTTTATTTTTACTAAAATATTTATTATGAGCTAATTTTATTTTACCACAACGACTACATTTTTTATATTTACCTTTTTCAACATTTAAATAATAATTATCTAAATATTCATCTTCCGCAGTCGAAGCAATTAATTTTGGAATTTTATTACGCCATAAACTTGAAATATATTCAAGGCTGTGCTTAATACCAAATTCCATTTGTATTTTCTCTTGAATGTCAATATTTTGTAAACCATCAATTTTATATTCAACGATTCTATCATAAAGAGGATAATTAGCTAACGCTTTATCACAAAGCTTATCAAAATCCTCCATTAAATACCATAAATCTTTATCATATTCGCCCCAACTATCTTGTTTTAATCGGGAATAATTACATAAAACCGCAGAACATATTTCAGGTCTTAATAAACTAATTCCATCAGGAATGGGAAAACCATCATCATCAAAAATAAATGTTTTATCATCTAATGGAATATAAGACTTTGATCTGGTTAATTTTGTAGGCACTATTGGACGACGATAAGCATTTTTCATAACATACTAATCTTTACGCATTTCAATAAGAGCCTTTTTAATAACAAAAGCATCTTTACCTTCTGTTACTTTTAATTTAGCCTCCCAAACATTAATGGCTTCTCTTAACTAATTTAAACTTGGTATCTCTTCTAAATCTTTTTTTGTAATTGTAATATGTGGTTGAAATATTGTATTTCTATTATCTGTAATTAAATTATAAATTCCATCTTCGCCATTTTCGAGTTGGGAAACAAGACCTTCAAAAGAAGTCTCACGCTTATTAACTGTAGCCATACGATTATCAGTTAATAATTTTTTCTCCTTTTTTTCTTGTTTCTCCATACAAAGAACCAAATAGTCTGCTAAAATTTCTAAATACTTTTCAGGCGGATCTGGATTATCAGCCAAAATTTGTTCGACTAATTGATTTCTTTCTTCTGGAGTTTGTAAAGAATAATCAAGTTTTATCATTTTTTACCTCCAGTCTATATTTATATTATACTCGAAAAAATTTTTTTTGTCAAGTTTTATTTAAAATTTTTTCTTTTTATATTTAAAAATTTTTTTAACAAAACAAATAACTTTTGCCCAATCACGCTACGATTTGACATTTCTTTATTTTTATTTTATTATTATTATAAGAAAAAAAAAAGAAAAAAGAAAAGGAGTATTTATGGAAACTATTTTTATTGTATTATTGAGTTGTGCGTTAGTAGCATCACTTCTTTTTTTATGGTTATATAGAAAAGCCTTTTTGGTATTATATCAAAAAATGGTAAATTAGCAAAAAGAATTAAATAAATGGCCAATCGCACAATATGAGTGTATGCTATTATTAAACATATTTTATAATTATGATTTTGAGGGAAGGGCAGTAGATTTTTCACGATATGAAACGCAAGGATTAATTGTTTATAATTGTTTTCATGATGTGAAAAATAGTCCAAAAGGAATCGCAAATGATGGAATTGTTTCATCATTTTATAAACAAGCATTTGTATATGAATTAGATGATGGAACATTTGAATGGGAGGATATTGAAGATGGGATGGAACCAGCCTTTTGAAGTAAGAGGGATAGACGCGGTAATATTTAGATTAGAACAAGAATATTTTAACACTACAAGAGATAAAGACCCTTTTGTAAGAGATTGGAAATTATTTAAAACAATACGTATTGAGCAAAAGGATAATGGGTCAAGAACGATTACTTACAGACCTTTATCAGACGCGGAAAAGGCTCAATTAAGCACCAAAGAAGAACAAGAAGAATATCAGTTGAATAAATACAAATATGTATTAGAACACTTAATGGAAAAATTATTAATAGATATATTGATAGTTGTAAATATAAAGATAAATTAATCGAATATATGGAGGAAAAATTAAATGCGGAAACCACTCAGTCCCTTGAAGGCAGTCGCTAAAAAGTATCAGCAGAAGGCTACTTACTCTGCTACTTCTGGATTATACACTCTTATGTGGGGTGAGAAGCCTAAAAGAGGTAGAAAAAAGAAGTCGTAATTTGAAATCGAAAATTGATTTATTGTTTTAAACCGTATTTTGAAATTGAAAATTGATTATGATAAATTTAAATTATTCTTCGTAATCTGAAATTGAAAATTGATTTAGATTGCGTTTTGACCAGGCAAAAGAAAAAACGATAAATAAAAATTTATTTTTCCCGAAATACACCCCCCCTCTATGCAGGTTTTATTCATTCTTGAATGAATAAAAATGCAAAGGTATGATGTAAGGGTGCCGCCCGGCGGTAGATTGCACAAAAGCCCGCCCCGTATAAAACAAATCTTTGTGCAATCCGTCAATTGTATTCCGTGGCTGAATCTGCTACCATGTAACCATGCTGAACGGCGAAACACCGAACGGTAAATTACATGAAACGAGGATTCAAAAATGACGAACAACAAAATTAAAAAGATGTGTGAGCTTTCCGCGCAGATAGATGCGCTCAAGGAACAGTTAGAATTGCTCAAGGCGGAAGCCCGCGAGGAAGCCGACGGCGAAAGCGTTACTTTTACTTACAATAAGTTTACTGTTATCGTCGGCAAGGGTGGCAAGGCTACTGAAACACTCGATACAGTAATGTTCCGCAACAAAGCTCCGAAACTCTATGCGGAGTGTTTTGAAAAGTACAAGAAGACTGGCGCGCCGCGTGCGGCTTCCGTTACTGCAAAGATTGCAAAGTGAGGGCGTAAGCCCTCACTCCCCACAAGGGGAACATACCTACATATAACACGATAGCGCAAAAAGCGCGGGAAGGGCTACACAATGAAAATTCAGGGCTTGCATAAATATGATGCTGTCACCATCAACGCAATGGCAGAAAACGCTTGGGAAATGGTGCGCGAGGGACGCAAACTGGTTATCAAAGACTTAGAGGAATACCATTGTCTTATCGGGTGCGGCATAAGAGACTTTACGGTAGCCGCATGGCGCAAGTATAAGGCGTCTCTCGAAGCTGTTCGCCACGAGGAAGAGCTGGCCATGGATCTTTCCATCATAGCGAACCTCTGGAACAAGACGCGCTTTAAGGTAGTGGATTATTCCATCAATGATGGAGAAGACACTTACGATTATACCGCATTTTTTCTTTCATCTGGCGAACGGGATAAGTTTGAGCGTGAGAACCTTGAAAATGGCTCATCGCTTACCGTGGTAAGCACCTATGAGTGTACCATCGACCAACTGCCTGATGACGTCCACGATGACTTCATCAGTGAGCTATTCAGCGAGTGGGTTTAACCCACTCGCTCAAAGAGGGGAGCATATGCCATGTCTATCATTGCCGCTATTATTGTGCTTACCGCTATAAGCGCATATAATTTTGTCTATGCCATAGATAGCAAGAATGTAGGCAAAGCTGTCTCAAGCACGCTCATGCTTATTGCTGTTGTCACTATCGCTACTAACCTATAAAGTAAGAAAGAGGTAAAACAAAATGAAAAACGTTTCCAAAATCATCACCATGGCCATTGCCATCATTCTCTCCGTGTCTTTCTTCGGATTTCACGACCACACAACCGCGGAAGCCTGTGAGGAAGCGCCCCAGTCCTACGACCTCACCGCATTAGATGAATGGTGTGGCGCTGGCACAGAGAGAGGAAGCATACGCTTTATCGGTGCAGAGGTCGTTTCCCGAAATGGTAACACCATCACGCTACTGGACGAACGTGGCAACCAATGGGAAGTTGAGAATATGACCATTGATGATAATGATTTTCTGCTTTTGTGGATAAACGACAATGACACAGATGATATAGCAGATGATGAAATAATCAAGGTGTGGAGAGAGGCTTATTAAGTCTCTCTCTATTTTTGCATATTATGTATGAATAAATATACAATGAATATACAATGAATATACAATGAATATACAATGAATATACATGAATAATCATACATATGCATTTGGCCGGCGCGCTGTGGGTCGCAGCGCGCCGAGTTTTGCAATAGTTATATTGCACAAAAATTTTGAAACCATTTTGTGCATTATGCCAGTCGCCTTTATACACCCGAAAATGAATATTTATACATGAATATTTATACAGCCCTGATGAATAAATATTTTTTTCAAAAACCTATTGACATTCAGTCCAGAAGTGGTATGATAAAGGCATCAAATGAAAAGGAGATACACCGCAATGACTAACAAGGATTTTCTCAAGACCCTCTCGCTCGAAAAGACGCGCCTCGAACATGAGCTTACCACTGCCACGGAAAAAGCCGATGACCTTGACGATAAGGAAACGCTCGCTTGGACGGCAGTCGTCACCATGGAACACGCTCCAGAAGAAGACTACACCCGCGAACAGTGTGAAGCTATCTATGACGCATATGAACAGGCAATGCGCGCAAGTGAGGAACAGGCCGACTATGTAGAAGAAATTGAAAATACAATCGAAAAAATCAAATCGTTAATGGAAATGTACGAGGATTAAACCTCGTACATTTTTTTATAAATGGTATTGACAAATACCCTGTTATCTGCTATACTATTGGTACAGTAAAGAAAAGGAGATAATAAAAAATGTATGAATTCGAGTTTATCAACAAAATCACTAATGAGCATGACATTCGACAGTCGCGATACTGCAAAGCTCCGGATCTTGGCCCTGACTGGGAGCTTGTTTTTACAGAGTATGTGGAGGAATATTAAAATGAGTCTACATGATGGTTTAGTTTTACTTTTCATTTATACCGGTACAATCGCCGTGGGTGCGCTCATTGAATGGGCAGAAAAGAAACTGAAAAAGAGAAGTTGAAAAACTTCTCTTTTTTCTATTTTAAGTATTGACAAGTTCCACACTATCATGTATAATAAAAGCATCAAATGAAAAGGAGATTTTTCCATGACAACTTACAACATTATTACTGTTGGGACTTCTAATCCTATTCCGAAATTCGCGGGTAAGTTCAACGTCGCGGACACTGAAAACTTCCTCGACCGGTTAGAAGAAACGCTTTACATTCTCTTTGAATTAGAGCCGAAGTCCCGCACATGGAGACGCGAATTTCTCAAACACCTCTCCGTGAGTTTTACCTATCACTTTTGTGAAGATTCTCGCGTGAAACTGCTACAAAATAATATTATTATTTATGAAGAATAAGGGCGGAAACGCCCTTATTTTTTTTCAAACTTTTTTCAAAAACCTATTGACAAATCCTGAATCTATGGTATAATAAGAGTATAAAAAGAAAGGGGATAAGCCAAATGTCATTTATTGTTTCTGTCAACTACTACAATTACAAGGCTGGCGATAACAACCGCTATCGCTATGAAGTGTCTGTCGCGGGACAGGAAAACGCATATGCCCTCGGGCAGAAGGTCATGGACGCAGACAACGTCCTCTCGGTTGACATCATCGATGCAATGACCGGCGAAGTCATCGAAAGTTGGGAAGAATAAAAAAAATTCGGCAGGATACACAAAATCCTGCCGAATTTTTATACATTTTATCTATTGGTAATCCCAAAATTTAAGTTGACTTTTGCTACACCTTGTGCTATACTATAATTGTTCCAAGGGAACGACATTAAAAACGAAAGAGGTTGATAAAATGACTTTGGGCATGGTTAAAAATGTGATTGGTCTGGTAAAAGGCGCACTGATGTTCTATGAGGGGAACGGCATTGAAGTGATAAATGAAAACACTTGCGGGCGCTATCTCAAAGACCGCAAAGGTCGCATGACTCTGAATGGTGATGTTTTGGGCGTAAGCGAAGAATGGGTGCTGGGATTTGCCTGTCAGCGGTTTGAAAGCCAAAGATGATGTTCTTATCATTTATGTTGATGGTTAAAATTAAATTTTTTGAATTAAAAATCTCTCCAAAAATGGGGAGATTTTTTTGTATATTTTGCCTATTGACAATTTCAAAACTTGGTGATATAATCGGCCGGCCGTGCACGCCAGGCGCGGCCGGAATTTTGTGTCAATAGGCAAGTTCAACAATTTTTATGACGAAAGTTTGTGCATAATGTCAATAGACAGAATCCCGAATCGGTGCTATACTATAATCACAGTAAGGGAAGGAAAACCTACCAAACCGGAAAGGGATAACAACATGATTAACATTCGTTCTATTCGCAAGCTCGCTGAAAACGACGGCATGACCCTCAAATATGGCAAGAAAGTCAACTACAAGTCCGGTTGGCAGGTCGCTACCAACGGCGTTGAGTGCAAGACCGCCCGCGAAGCTATCAATGCGGTTAAGGGCTTCGGCGGAAACTGCGGTGTATGGCTTGCGAACGGCATCTATTATGTTGACAAGTCCAAGAGGGTGCAGACCAAAAAGCAGGCGCTTGAAATTGGCAAGGCGTGCAATCAAATCAGCGTATATGGCTGGGCACGCGGGAATCTCGCCTATTGCTAAAAAAATTGCATATAGGGCTTGACAAAACAAGCCCTATATGCTACAATAAAGATACAATAAAGGAAAGGGAGAAACACCATGGAAATTAAATATGCTTATGAAATGACGCGCAAAGCCGAGGAAGTTCGCAAAGAAATCCAAGCTAAAAATAATGCCCTTGCGCGTGCGTTCATTGAAGACCACATCATGCCAGAAATTGAGCGTGTGGCCGGAACGGGAGAAACACTTTACGAATGTTCTCTTGCTTCAATAAATGACAAGAGGGTCAAGCAGGCTTGCAAAGATATTATGCAGAATTATGGCTATAAAGCCAGCTACATTGACAAGATTCTTTCAATCTATTGGGGATAAATAAAGAGGGAAAATTTTTCCCTCTTTTTCCAAAAAGCCCTTCCGCATGGTATAATATAATCAATCCAAGAGGAAAAGAAAGAGGTAAAACAAATGCTTATCAAAATGTCAAAACACGCCACGCAAGACCGCATTGACCGCCTGCTCTTCATCTACGATAATGTAGGAATCGGCGAACCGTATATCGACAGCGTTGAGGACGATGTTCTCTACACTATCACTACAACCGGTATTCTTCTTATTCGTAGCGCCAAGGACGGCACACTCATTACAGCCTATATCGCGGATATTGATAAAATCACCGCGATTTGGAGAAACAAGCACGGCGAGCGCCCCATGCCTGACAACCTTTACAAGCGTGTTCTCGCAAATGCGTTCTTTGATAGAATGTGGAATAAACAGGAAAAGGAGAAAAAGAAAAATGTTCGGTAAGAAAAAGAAGCCTTTCAACCCTTATGAAAAACGTGCAGATGATGAGCTCTATGAAGTATGGGAAACGCGCGACCGCCTTTATGAAAAGACAAGGCAAGTCATTACGCGCGTAGGGGTGATTAACCTCTATCCTGACTGCCCCGACCGCAAGAAAGCCGTCTCTGATGCCGAAGAAGCGAAGCACGCCTTAATTGTGGCTATTGGAGCATACGACACCGCACGCATGGAGTATAATAACTACATCAAAAAGTATGCGGAAAAGTTCGATAGCCCCAAAGAGGAATGGACTACCACAAGTCATGAAATCATCGAATGGGCTTACAAATACTATTATAAAGGGTGAATGAAATGAAAATTACTGTTAAGCATAGCAACAAAATGGTTGCATTTGAAGACCTCCTCGAGGGTATGATTTTTCAAGACCCCGCTTCCGGAAACGTCTATTACATCAAAACTGCGTCTGTGGTTGATGAAGATACCGGCGCAGAAAAATGGAACGCTCTCAATTTGGACACTTACAATCTTGACTGCTTCAGCGCGCCCTGCATGGTTCGACCTGTCTACGATGCGGAACTGATTATCCCTTGACAAAACCGAACTTTTGTTCGTGTTTTTTCTCCCCCTTTCCTATGGCTTTGGCGGTTGTGCCTGAAACAACCGCCACCCTTTCCAAAAAATAAATTGAATGGAGATAAGAAAAATGAAGAATGAGAAACTGAGCGAGGTTGTTGAAACGGTGTGCAGAATGGCTCGATACGGCATTCAGAAGAGATACCCGTCGGGCGGAACAGCAGCAAATGAAATGATTGAGCGTGTCGCGCTTCTTGAAGACAAGCTCGTTCCCATTCTCGTCGACCTCGAAGCCGTAGGAAACTAAATGAAAAATCACCCAATTTGGGTGATTTTTTTTGTTTACTTTCACTATTGACAAAGTTCCTTGAATGTGATAAAATTGGCGGCGCGCGGACGATTGTGGCGCGCCGAGTTTTTTGTCAAGAGGTAAGTTCAACAAATTTTCGCACGAATTTTTGTGTAAAATGCCAATAGACAAAAATCCTATAATGTGGTAAGATGTATACAACAAATAAAGGGGGAACAAAATGATGGTTGCATGGTATTGGTTAATTCTCGCGTTTTGCGTAGGTATTGCGTTCGCTACAATTACCGATGAGTAGTGTGAATGGGAAAACACTTTAACTGATGTTCTCGCATGGATTGCTATGATTATCGGCTTCGTTCCTTTGGCTTTCTATTGCATATTTCTCAAACTGACGGTTTTCCACCCTACAACACCAGAGAAATTTGAGGAAGTCAAAAAGGTTAGCGGAGAGACTTGTAAAATCTATCGAGTATGCGGAAACGTGTATTTCTGGATTGACCTTAAAGCAACAAAAATCTATAACAAGGTCTTTTTTGTCCGAGTAAAGGAGAATGATAACAATGTATGAGGAAGTTAATACTTTGCGCTTGATTGACTGGTTGCGCGCTTGGGTAGAGACCTTTAACGACTGCGCGTGTTGTCCTTTGTCCAACGAGTGCGACCGCAGAAGTACCAGCTATGAATGTGCTGATGCTCTATTAGAAAAATTAAAAGAGTAAATTAAAAATTCTCTATTGACATTTCTATTATAATATGATATTATTATAATAGAAAAAGGAAAGGGTGATAATAATGAATACAATTCTTCTGTTCGCGCTTTGCACGGCGGTAAATGTGGTTCTGTCAACTATCAAAAGCATTTTGACTGTCAACGGCGGAAAAATTAGCGCATCTCTTATCAATGCTATCACTTATGGTTTTTATTCCTATGTGATTGTGCTGACTTCCGCGGACGGTATGCCTATCTGGTTGAAAATGGCTATTACTGCTGTTTGTAATTTCGTAGGCGTCTACTTTGTCAAGTGGATTGAAGAGAAAGCCCGCAAAGACAAGCTATGGAAAGTCGAGCTGACTGTCCCGACAAGATACACTAATACCATTGACTTTGGCTTGCATGACGTTCCACACTCTTACATTAAATTAAGCGATAAACATACGCTTTTCAATTTTTACTGCGCGACCCAAAAGGAAAGTGCAAAAGTCAAGGCTATTGCCAATCAATATGAAGCAAAATATTTTGTCGCAGAAAGCAAAAATCTTGAATAAAGGGCTTGACAAAAGCCTTTTGTTCTGCTATACTTAACGTATCAAGTGAAAGGGGAAAATTAAAATGAAAGCTACTGGTATTGTTCGCAGAATTGATGACCTTGGACGTGTGGTCATTCCGAAAGAGATTCGCCGGACTTTGAAGATTCGCGAGGGCGACCCGCTTGAAATCTTCATTGAAGACAACGACTGCGTTTGCTTCAAGAGATATTCGGTGCTTGGTTCGCTGACCGAAGAAGCTCTGCGAACCGCTATTACAATGGCATCGAATTCCGGTCTGCGTCCCATCGCAATCTATGATACTACCGTGAAACTGCGGGGTATGGAAAACTTTCCGCCTTATGTTTCGACCCAGTGGGATTTTAAAAGAAAGCCATTTGTTTTCAATAACACTTATGGTGTTTACCCGATTTGTGCGGACGGCGACCTTGTGGGTTATGCGGTTTGCGACCAGCAAGACATGGGTTGCGAAATGGACATGATTGTCCGCTACCTTAGCATTGTGTCTGAACGTTAAAAAATAGCACAAGGGGCTTGACAAAACAAGTCCCTTGTGCTACAATAAAAGCATCAAAGAAAAGGGGCAAATAAAATGGAAATTGAAAAGACATTCCGGGTTGATTACAGCGGTAAAAATCCTTGGGACCAGTATTATGATAATCGAGTTAGTTTTGATTCCGAAGAAGAAGCTGATGCTTTTATCCAAAAGTTGATGGAAGATGAAAATATCTATCAGATTTTCAAAACCATTACTACCAGTTATCACAGATAAAATTTGAGGTGAATTTTCACCTCATTTTTTTAGCTATTTTGCCTATTGACAAAAATCCAATAGTGTGATAAAATGGCCGGCCGTTCGCGCATGCCACGGCCGGAAATTCCATTATACCACCATCTCAGCAATTTGTCAATAGGAAATTTAGCCAAAAGTCCAACTAATTATTTTCCCGAATTTGGGCATTTTACCAATAGACAAGAATGTAATAATCTGCTATACTATAATTACCATAAAGAAAGGGGATACAAACAATGTATTACACTCACGATTTTTCTACTGAAAAGTTCTCTACTCGCGGAGAATGTGTGGAAGAACTTCTTTCTTCTATGGATTCTCTTGATATTTCGGAATTCCTTGCTCACCGCGTTTCTCTCAAAGATATCATTGATGAACGCATGGCCCGCGACCCCGAGGATTTTTATGACTGGCTGGATAGAGAAATTCAGATTGCGACTAATACCTATCTTGAATGGCATATCAACGAACACTATGGTCATATAGAGGATTTAGAATGATTATTTTAATCGGCATTTTCGGCCTCGTTTTTGGCTTTATTTTTGCTTATTCCTGTGAAAGTCTCGGGTGGGACTATTTCAATATCGTATACGCTATTCCTGTGCTGATTTTGCTTAATTTCTTATCTTTCGTGTATTGAGAAAGACCGCGAAAATTTTGAAAAAAACACTTGACAAGCAAATCCAATAGTGGTATAATACAAGTATAGTAAAGGAAAGGGGTAAACCAAAATGATTATCAACTCTTGCTCGAAAGCCATCATCACATTCACTGATGAAGAACTCGATACTATCGACCGCATGAGTGAAATTCTTGAAAGTATTCGTGCTGAACTCAACCATCAGGACACCGCAACATTTGAAGCTAACGGCACTTGCTTCAACCGCGAAGCTATTGACACTATGGTTATGCTCTGCTATGACCTGTCAAACGACTGCGTTGCTATTAAAAAAGACGATAATGGGGAGAGATAAACGTCTATGAAAATCACTTACATCAAGTCCCACGTTGTGGCTCGTCGGCGCTCCATCAACTTTGACATGGACGGCACTATCGCTGACCTCTACGGCGTCAAGGATTGGCTTGCGCTTCTCCGTTCGGAAAATCCTAAGCCCTATCGAACTGCCGTTCCCATGTGCGACATGGCTGAATTGAATGAGGTTTGCGAACTTCTCCGCGCCGAGGGCTGGGAAATCAATATCATTACTTGGCTCTCTAAGGATTCGAGCGAGGAATACAAAAGCCTCGTGCGTGAAGCAAAGCGCGCATGGCTTGAAGAACAGGGCTTCCACTATGACCACTTCCATGGCGTCCAGTATGGCGCAACTAAGGCCGACAGCGTGCGCGACCGCTATGACGTGTCCATCTTGGTTGACGATAATGAAAAAGTTCGGAATGGTTGGCACTTGGGCGCTACCATTGACCCGACCGCAGTAAACATTATCGAAAAACTTTCGGAACTTTTGGAGAAAAGGGCTTGACAAAGCCCTACTCCAATGGTATAATAAATACATCAAATGAAAAGGAGAAAATAAAATGTTTGTTCTTTTGATTCTGCTGTCTCTCGCAATTTCGTTCCTGCTCACCTCTGGTCTGGTTTGGCTTCTCTGTTGGCTTCTTCCCGCCCTCGGTATCACCGCAATCGGCACTTTCGTCATTGTGTTCTCGTGGAAGCTGGCACTCGCAATTTGGATTGTTCTGTTGCTTCTGCGTTCGCTCTTTACGGTCGGTCCAAAGGGGTGATAAAAATGATGCCTTATTTTTGGCTTACTCTTGGCGTTCTCGCCAAAGTGACCGGACGAACTGATGGCGGTAATTACCGCTATGAAACGGTTGTCTCTAAGGAAATCGGACTTGTGACCGCAGAATGGGTTAATATCCATCTGCTGTGAGGTAAAAATGCTGTATTTGATGATGGATAATTTAACCAATAGCCATTTGGTTAAAGTTGGCTATTCTGACGGCACTAAAAACCTTGCAAAGCGTCGTAAAAGCTATTATAGCCATAATCCAAAAGCAATAATGCGTAGCACTTGCGCTGGAAGTCGAGACATGGAAAATTCTTGTCATCTGACTTTAAGTGAGTTAGGCAATCGCATTAGCGGCACGGAATGGTTTGAAGTGTCCGCAGATTTGTTTAATTCTCTTTATACCGAGGGAATGGCATTTTTTAGACCAAACCATAAGCCGATTCACTTTTTAGAAGAATTTTGAAAGAGGGAATAAAAATGAAAGTAAATTTTGGCACTAAGGGTCAGCTCCAAATTATCAACATTCCCAGCGGTGGCACGTTCACCACTCTGCGCTCCAATGGGGTCGGTATGGGAATGTATCTCAAAATTGACAGCAACAACAACACGCCGTTTGTCCGGTCGAGAGGTTTGCAGTATTGCTACGCGGTGAATCTTGAAACGGGTCAGGTTCGCGAGTTCTCGCGCGACAAGATGGTAACGCCTGTCAAAACCGAAGTCAATGTGATTGGCTAAAAGAAAATCTCCCCAAAAATGGGGAGATTTTTTTGTTTACTTTGACTATTGACAAAGTTCCTTGAATGTGATATAATGGGCCGGCCGTTTCCGCGCGCTACGGCCGGAATTTACCATTATACACCCTGCCAGCATTTTTGTCAAGAGAAATTTCGCACAAATTTCAATTTTATTTTTTCCCGTTATTTGGTCATTTTACCAATAGACAAATCATTACCAATCTGCTATACTACATAATGTCAGGAGGAAAGAGTAAGACCTGCGGAAAGGCAGTTCCCTTGACCATTATACCAAAATCCGACGGAATGTTCCAAGCGTGGCGTGCCGAACAAACTTTCAAAAAAGTTTGAAAAACCCCTTGACAAATCGTTCTACGTAGGGTATAATGAATACATCAAATGAGAGAGGTAAAAACAAGATGACTTCTAATGCTCGTCCACCGCCTTAAAAACTAATGGCTTAGTAAATTGAATTGGATTAAGAGTATAGATAAAGGTAGGTATAAACAAGATGTATAGTAATAAACCTCGCGACCGCCCTTAAAAAAAATTGCAAAAACCTATTGACAACCTACTCCCGCCTATGATATAATGACTACCATAGACAAGGACAGTCTCAAAAACCAGAAAGGAATTGATACTATGGCTACTTCTACTACTACGACTAAGAAGCTCACCAAGCGTGACCGTTTCGAGGCCCTGCTCAAAATGAGCGAGGTTCAGGCAAATCCTGATATGGTGGCGTTCATCGAGCATGAGATTGAACTGCTCGTCAAAAAGAACGCGGGCGACAAGAAGCCCACGGCCAAGCAGATGGAGAATGACGCTGTGAAGCAGGTCATTCTGGACGAGATGACCGCAAACCCCGACAAGCTGTATACTGTGACCGACCTCATCAAGGGCGTTCCCAAGCTTGCGGAGTATACCAACCAGCACGTTTCCGCTCTTCTGCGTCAGATGATTGACGCAGACACGGTTGTCAAGACGGTTGGCAACCGCAAGTCCTACTTCTCCCGCGCATAAGGGAAAAGGGCAGGGGATAAAAAAATCCCCTGCCCCACAAAAAAACTATTGACAAACCAATAGTAAAGTGCTATACTATATTTAGAGGTTGAGAGAACGATGGTAAACCTCAATCTACTTTTCCAATAGGAGACGATAAAATGGGTATTGATAGGCGCAGAAACTACGGTATTATGCTGGACACGGAAACCGCAAACACCATTCAGGACGGCGATAAGCTGGATATGTCAAATGTATTGCCCTACGACTTTGGGTGGGCGGTCATTGATTCCAAGGGAAATGTTTATGAAACTCATTCTTTTGTGAATCGCGACATTTTCTGCTACGAGCGCGACCTCATGCAGTCCGCATACTATGCCGACAAGATTCCCCGCTATGTCGAGGACATTCAAAACGGCACTCGCATTATGGCTGACCTTTACGAAATTCGTCTTGCGTTCTGCGAATGTGTCGAGCGCTACAACTGCTCTTTTGTCTGCGCTCATAATATGCGGTTCGACCTTAACGCCTGTAACAACGCGCAAAGATGGGACACGAAAAGCAAGTATCGCTATTTCTTCCCCTACGACCTCGAAATTTGGGACACGTTGAAAATGGCACGTCAGGTTATCGGCAAAATGCCCACTTACCGCGACTATTGCGAAAAGAACGGCTACAAGACCAAGAACGGACAGCTCCGTTTCACCGCAGAAATTCTCTATCGCTTTATCAGCGGCGAGGACAGTTTTGATGAATCCCACACGGGATTAGAAGATGTCCTCATTGAAGTTGAGATTCTGCGCTATTGCGTCCGACAGCACAAGGAAATGGAAAAGTCCCTTTTCAAAACTCCCACGGTGGAACGCCCCAAGCCTACCGAGTTTCAGCGCGCGCTCATGCGAAACATTAAGGAAAATCCCATGATAAACATGAGCTAAAAAAAATAGGGAATAGGGCTTGACAAGTCCTATTCCCTATGGTATAATCAATGTATCAAATGAAAGAGGTGTTTTACATGAACGCTAAACAAGTCCTTTTTGTAGTCCCTGATGACAATGACCCTCACATGGGCATTTTAATCGACCATGACTATATTATCTGCGCAGAGTGTGGAATGATTGAACTCTTTACCGAGGACTATAATTCCACGCTGGACGCGGATTCTTTTAGGATTCCTGGCGAGATTAACCTGCTGGACTAAAATAAAAAACTGCCCAAAAATGGGCAGTTTTTTTTGTCTATTTTGCCTATTGACAAACGCGGATTTTTGTGATAAAATTGGCGGACCGCTGGCGCACGTGGCGGTCCGAATTTTCCATTATACCACGCCCCGCCAATTTTGTCAAGAGAAAAGTTGACCAAAAGTGAAGAAAATTTTTTCCCGTAATTTGGTTATTTTGTCAATTGTAATCTGTGGGCAATCTGCTATAATAGATAATGTCAGGAGGGAACAGTGAATTGCCGAACGGCTTCGCTGATGGGTGTGATAACTCGGTAACTGACCCGTTTTCAAAGAAATTTGAAATTCCCTCTTGACAAGTAGCGCGAAAAGTGCTACAATAAATAATGTCAAGAGGGAAACCCCTGAGCCACAGGTCGGTGTGGGGCTACGGTTGGAAGTAGCAATAGACCGTTCACCTATTACGTTAAGGTCTCTTCGGAGCGGAACGCACGGGATAAAAGAAAAAATTCATGAGTTTTTTCTTGAAAACTTCTTGACAAATCCCAGCGAGTGTGCTACAATAGAAAATGTCAAGAGGGAGTAGCCCAAGAAATCCGAGGGCGCGCGACCTTGAGAAAGTATAGGAAGAAAACATAATACACCACGTTGTAAAGCCAAACGTTGAACGTGAAAGTGAGTTTGATTGAACCAATTATCCTCGAAGCATTTTTGCTGACAAATAGATTGAATCAACAAACAATAAATTATCCGTCAGGTCGGGGTAGTAATTCGTGTGAAAAGTTTGCGAAACCTCTTGACAAGCCCTCTAAAATGTGGTATACTTAATAATATCAAAAGGGTAGCGACCTACCGCCAAAGAAAGGAATTGATACTATGTCTACTTCTACTGTTAAGAAGCTCACCAAGCGCGACCGTTTCGAGGCTTTGCTCAAAATGAGCGAGGTTCAGGCTGACCCCGCTATGGTTGAGTTTATCAATCACGAAATCGACCTGCTGTCTCGCAAGAACGCCGGTGATAAGAAGCCGACCGCGAATCAGATTGCCAACGACGGCTACAAGGACATTATCTTTGCTGAGCTGTCCGCGAATCCTGACAAGCTGTATACCGTGACCGACCTCATTAAGAATGTGGACGGTCTGGGCGACCTCACCAACCAGCGCGTTTCCGCTCTTCTGCGCCAGATGATTGACGCAGACACGGTGGAAAAGATTGTGGACAAGCGCAAGTCCTACTTCCGCATGGCGCATTGATTCAAGGGGAGCGCCTGAAAAAAAATCAGGCGCTCCCAAAAATTTCTCTTGACATTTGCTGACGGCGGTGTTATAATCATACTTGAAAGGGGGCAAAAGAAATGCCTAAAATGAGTGAAAAGGACTTTCAGGCAAAGATTGATAATCTGATGAAAAAGTTGGATTGTACTGCCGAGGAAGCAAAAGAAATTCTCATGGACGATGATGACATTGACCATGGAATCGCCAAAGACTTTGACTTGTCCGCGGAAAAGCTCAAAGAAGCTAACAAGTATTCTAAGACCGGAACACGCAAAGCGCCGACCGCTTATAAGTTTGAGAAGCGACAGCGCAAGGAAAACCCCACAAAACGCTCGATTATCGCTGAACTTGCGACTTTTTTGCGTGAAAACAGCGAAAATGCGTGCGAAAATGTGGAAATCACGAACATTGAGCGCATGATTGCGTTCCATGTGGGCGAAAATGACTATGAATTGACCCTGATTCAGAAGCGAAAGCCCAAAAATTGACAAAAAAGGGTGAAAAACCGCTGAAAAATGCGGTTTTTCACCCGAAAACAAGCAAAAAAGTGCAAAAAATAATGGTTGAGAGAACGATGGTAAACCTCAATCAATAGAGAGGATTTTGTGTTAATGGAAGAAATTACTATTAAGTTACGTCGATTCAAGGACGGTAGACCGCCCGTTTCTATGGAGTTTATGCCTAATTGTGGCGAGAATCTGAAAAATGAACAAGCAGTTTACTTTTTCAAGTTTTACCACAACGACGAACTTGAATTTAACAAGGTAGGCACTTCCGCAAAAGATGTTGTAGGGCGTTTGCGTGATGAAATCGGTGAATACTCGAAAAAGTATTCTATCACGCGCGTTGAAGTTCATCGAATCCGTTCTTGCGGGGACTATCCCGCCGAGGGTGCGGAAAGCGCGTTGCGTGCGGAACTGATTAGACGATACCCCAAAGCGTTCCGCAAGAACGACCGCTTTTTTAATGTGGACATTAACCCCACAGTGTTCGATGAAATTGTAAGCGCATTTCTTGCATAAATATTCAATCAGCAGGTTGACTAAAACCTGCTGATTTTTTTGTGCATTTTGCCTATTGACACCGATCGGAAAATGTGGTATAATGGACCGCCCGATCACTGACGCTCCGGGCGGAATTTCGGAATAATTATAGGTTTAGTAAATTTTGCGCGAAAAAAACGTTTAAAATAGACTCAGACTAAAATCCCGGAATGCTCAGTCTATTTGGCCGGCCCGCGATGGAACGTGCCGGGCCGAGTTTCCGATCGGTATACCCATATGCAAAATTTTTCATACTTCTAGCACCTCTCCATATGGCCCAAAAAAATCCCGAAAATTGACTTTTTATAAAAAATATGTTATAATGGTAAAAAAAGACTTTTTTAAGCCCGCGTAGGATCATATGCCTTATGATTAATTAAAAATTGCTTCGCCCTTACATTGTTTCACGCGTATGTTTTCGTCCAAAAAAATCTTGACATTTTTAAAAAAAAAGTATATAATATATATAGAAAATAAGAAAAGAGGTATTCATATGGATATGAATGATATTATTGCTCGTCTGAAAAATGGTGAGGACGCTCAGGCTATTGCGGACGAAATGGCTAAGTCTCTGAACGATGCGGTTAAGCAGGTGGAGAAGGAAACCAAGCAGGCCGATCGGAAGACCGCGCTCGCGCAGGAAATCGCTGATCGGATTAACGAGTATGTCGCTCTTAATGGTTACAAGGATTCCGCGTTGACCGCGTCCGATGTGGAGAATATCTTTACTGAGGTTTACGGTCTTATGACTGGGATTAACGATCTTCTTGACGTACTTTTTCCCAAAAGTGAGCCGGTAAAGGTTAAGAAGGTCAAGAGAACTGATGATGATGTAATTGCCGATTTTTTGAATACGTTCATCAATAAGTGAACACAATGTGTCGGGTGAGATACTTTTCATCCTAAGAATCGACAATTTCACCAAGAATTGCTTAATATGAAAAAAGAGAGACTAAAAAAAAGTCTCTCTTTTTTTTTAGATTCGGAGAACGGAGATGGAAAAATGTGGTTGTTGGTTGGTTAAATCGATCGGCACCACACTCTCACACTTTTCACACTCTCGCAACTCTCACAACTCTCACACTTTTAATAGCAATTTTAGCAATTTTCACACTCTCGCAATTTTCACACTCTCACAATTTTCACACTCTCGCAATTTTAATAGCAATATTAATAATTTTAGCAATATT